CAACCTTTGTCATGCACCCGCTGGCAATGCGGTCCATATGACGCTTGGCTGCGCTGTAGGAATTGAAGCAACCGTGATTGGTTTGCGGCCACAGTTTGTCACCCGGCGCCTTAACGCCGAATGTGGTCAAAAAGAATTTATCCGGTTCCCAATTACCCCAAATCGTATTGCGGGTCATGGTAGGAACTACCACGCCGATATCGGTGTGCATGTAGGGTTTGCCGGTCACGAAATGTTTGGTGATCCAGCCTGCCCATTGTTCGCCTGCAACCGATTTGCACGACGGGTCAAAGGCGTGCACCGTGTAAACCGTGGCACCTTGGCGCAGATCGGAAAACTTCGTTTTACTCATTTCAAAATCCTTTGATTGGGCAGGTGAATTATCGCGCTGCTGTTTTCTTGCAGTAGCTCTTCAATGATTAGCCATTCGTCCCGGCGTTCGCGGTCGCCTTCGCATTCACTGTGCAGCGTAAACATGTAGGTGCCGCTCGGGTAATCGGGCCGGTACACTTGGATTTTCGTGATCCAGTAATCCCATACCACCAGCCCAACCTGAAACCCGGCGAACGGCAACAGAAATTCGGTTTTCCATGTCTCGTTGGCAAAGCGTACCGAACCATTTTTGGCTACGATGCGCTGGCCGTAATAAACGATACCGTCAGGCGATTTCGCGTCGGGGTCGCGCTTGGTGTTACGCACGTCGCGGATGTGGCCCCACTCTTTCAGCTGTTTGCACTTTTCCACTTCTTTGTCGTAATCAAGCGAAAAACCCGACGTGAAATTCATGACTAGCCCTGCGGATAATATTGCGGATTATTTGCCATGCACTCGGCAAACCATTCGAGGATCGCGCTGTACCGCTGCGCCGTGGTTTCCACACACTGCATCAGGCGTTCACGATCTTCAGCCACTGGCGCGTAAATGCCCGGCCAGTCGAAGCCTATTTCAGAGTACCGAATGGATCGGGAAAACCCGTTCAGGTGCACAACCGCAATCCGGTCTTTTTCCACGCGGAAAGATTCGACTTCCCACAGGCAATAGACGCGGAACTGGTCGCGCTCTGATCCAAGGTGGCCATGCGAGAAACGGTCTTCATGGGAAAGCACCTGTGCGGCCCGTGCAAGCGTTACAGACTCTTTGAGTTCTGGCGGGTAGCGGTCGGGCCATACGTGCCTGTAACAGCGCACAATCGGCTCACAGCGCGTCACAGCAGCCATGATGCTTTGCACTTCACGCAGCGTCGATTCTTCGTCGTACTCTTCGACAAACGCGCCAAAGAACTTTTGCAGTTCGCTAGGCGTACCCTCGATAAACGATGCGCCGTAGAAGTTGAACGGGCTACCGGTGAAACCCGGTGCTTGGGCCAGCAGGTCTTTACGGTATTCGTACATGTGACCAACGTTCGAACTGAAAAAGCTGTGAGGCACACCGTCTTTGATCCAACCGCCCGCCGACAAATCGACAATGATTTTAGAGGTCATTCCACAGCCTCCCACACCATCATATAACCCGGCAGGATATTCGCATAGCTGATGGCCGTCACGAATTCCAACAGCTTGACCACCGCTTGATGCACAGCCAATTTGCTGTCATAGCGGCTGTGCTGCGTGGCCTCGAAAACTAGCTGGTCGTAAAGCTGCTTGAACAGGTCTTGAAACATGCTCATAGGCATTTCGATTTTCTGGCCGGGCTGGATTTTGAAAGCCGCGTGGCCGGTGAATTTCGAAATCAGTTCGACTTCGGACGACGACAGCAGATTGCTGAATTTTTCTTGCGGGCATTGCAGTTGAAACATCATGGCGATTTCCTCAGTTTTTCCGTCGGTTGCTCAGTATGTCGCGTGGCGGGGCAACTCTTCAACTTTCCACACCAGCGGTTTCCATGGAACGAAATTCGCCCGCTCCATTTTATCCAGCAAGATCATTACCAGCAGCCCGGCCTGATAAATCTGTATCTTGTCAGCGGTTGTAACTGTTTTGCTGTCCAGCATGACGGCAAAGCCGTCGTGGGCATCGCGCAGCCAATGCATAAAGCTGGCGGCGGTGCAGGTCATTTGCTCGCCGGAATCAAGCGTAAACGGAGTTTTCACAGGCTGGTTTTTCGGAGGCCGTGCGAACTTGCAAACCTGCGCGTATTGCTCGGCGGTCCAGATGGAAAGTACCTTGCCGTCTGCGTCTACCAATTGCATTATTCAACCCCGTCAAATTGTCGTGCTGCACTCGACAGCAGTTCTTTGATTTCCGCAGCTGGGCGCGTGTAGTCCAGCGGCACGAATTCTTCGCCTTTCAACACGGTGCATTCAACTGTGACTTTTACGCCTACTTCCATGCGCTCCAGTTCGCGCTTGTAATGCCCTTGGCCCCGGATGAATTCGGCGGCATGCCAAACGTTGCCATTGGTGGTCATACCCGAAGGCATCACCACACCGTAGCCGGGCCAGTACAGAATGTTTACAGTTCTGTCTTTGACCTGCCCAACCTTGACGGTGACGGTGCCGATCAGGTGTTCCCGCGTTTTGTCGATTGGTTTATTTGCCATCGGGAACCGCCCTGATTTCGTCAGGCGTGTAAACCACACCGAATTTTTCTTGAACGTGCAACATTGCGCAGGCCATGATTGCCGCCTGAATCGCAGTGGCGGCCCCGGTGTGGTGTTCTGACTTCTGCACCTGCACCCGCACACTATGTTCGTCATTCGACGCAGCCACATAACGTTGGCCACCAATCGTTTCGAATTTCGTGCTGATATTCAGCAGCGATTGCACAGCCATGGTATCCACGCCAGTGCGGAATGGATCGAACGTGGTTGGGCAGCGGTTATCGAACTTCACGTGTGGCAGCGGTTTAATCGGGCGATACATACAGCCGATTTCCGTGTCGTTCTCATAACGCCATTCACCATCGGGGAAAGGCTCGTAACCCAGCATCTTTGCCAGTTGAACCGAAACCGGATTGGTCGTTTGGGTTTTGATGAACGTAAAGGAGGTGAATTTTTTCACGGCATGGTTCCATATGCGGCTTTGTATTTATCGGCGGTTTCTTCGTAGGTGTATTGCATCACCAGCACAGCATAGGCCGCCGACACGCGTTGTACGTCGATGCCTTCGGGCGTCAGCGCAATATATTGCTTCGTGTGGCCCATCATTTTTTCCTGCACTAGTCCGCAATTCATCATGCGGCGCAGGCAGCGGTTTGCGTTCACCCGCGACATGCCCACATTGCCAACCAAAATGCGGCGGCACGTCACACCGTTTTTGACAAGGTGCTGATGCAGCGTTTGGTGGCGGGTGTCGGAAACCGTGGCGTTCTTGTCCAGCGCTTCCAGCAGCTTTTCGATCAAGCGTTGGTTGCTTTGGCCGAACTCCAACGCATTTGCCAATTGCGCCACTGGCGGCACGTTTGGGGCCTCTTCGCGGGCGTCTTGTCGGGCGATCCGGTCGTCAACGGTTTCGGCTGCACGCTGCACCTTGTGTTGGTGCATGGGGTCCATTTCCGCGTCAATCTCGCGCTGCAAACGATTGTTGAGCACACGCCCATAGGCGGTCAGTTTTTTGAACTGTTCACGGGTAGCGCCGCCCCCGGTGTTCCCCGCCATCAGGTGGATGAAAACGCGCAGGATTTCGAGCGCTTCTTTGAAATCCTGCTCCTGAATTTTATTCCACTCGTTTTTGATCGTGCGGTCGCCCAGTTCCTTGCGGCCCGCTTGGCGACGTTCGGCCTGTGCCGCTTTGTGGTGGTCGGCTTCGTATTCGTAGGTTTTTACGTGTGCCACGGTTTTGTGATCGGGCTTGCCGATAACTTTCTTGCTGGTGTACAGCCACACGATGGCCCCCGAATGGGCAGCATAAACAACACTAGCGATCCGCTGGCCGGTCGCAAGGTCCAGCAGGTCTACGCCAGTGTCATCGATGCACACCATTTGATTGGGGAACATTTGGCGAATGTCACGGCGATTCATGTTTGCCATTTTCATGCTGTGATTTCCTTTCGAGTGCGAGGTTTAGGCCAGACCATTTCAGGCAGGTCTTCCTCTAGCGGGCCGTCATAGATTGGGTTGGTTGCCTTGAGACTTTGGAGCTTGGCGAGCAATACGCGATTGGTGGTAAAGCGCATGCCTAGCGAGCGATACAAGGCGATTGCTGGCGCGTTGTCCGGGTAGACCAGCAAACGCATTTGTTGCTGTTCCCACATGCGCACGTGGCGCAGCAGGCGGCGCATAATCCCCTTGCGCCGATAGTTGTCGAAAGTCGAGACGCCGTGAATTGCGACGTAGCCGTCAAACTGCACGACTTCCAAATACGCGGCATAGGCGCCGTTGTACATCAGCCGGTACTCTTGAATCTGCGCAGATTCCTTACTCGGTATGCGCTCGATTTTGATTACGCAATTTTCCATTTTATTGCTCGCTGGTTTCACTCGGATACGCACCATTCTAGATGCGTATCGAAGTTAATCAGCTTTCAGTTTTTACCATGACGATTGGCGTTGCGGGTTTCGGCACGATACGGAAATCATGCGCGAATTGCTCACTGTGCATTTGGCCCAAGTAGAAGGCAGCGTGCAGCATGTTGCGCCCGTGGGTTTGGATATCGCCAGTGCGTGCCTCGGGCGTATCCGGGTCGAATGTGATTTCGAAACGGTAATCGGCGCCCGGATCATTCGGGTCATGGTCGTGGTTGATTTCGACCATTTCACGTACCGCATTTTCCTGCTGTTCTGCCCAGCTATGAATGTCGTTCCAGCCCAGTTGCAGCAGCAGATAAACAGGCTCCACGAATTCAGCAGGCACCACGCTTTCTACGGCTTGACGCATGGTCAGCCGGTAGAACTGTTTGTGGTCAACCACGTTGAGGTAATAGTAGGGCTTGCCTTCCTCTTTTTCGCGCTCCCAATCGGCATCGCATTTGGCTTGCGCTTTCTCGCTGGCTGCACGGTCGAAAGAGTCTTCGTGTGCTTTGGCAGCGGCACGGATGAATGCAGCGAATTGCAGTGCTTGAAGTTCCATCGTTTTTCCTCGGTTTTTCAAAATGGGTTAGGGCGCACTAGGCGCCCCACAGGTTTCAACGGTTAATGAAATGGCCGTTGGCATCGCACCGGCTGAAGATGCTGGTTTTCTTGCCGTCGATTTCCACTTTCTGTTCCCGCATGACTTTGTGCGGGTCCAGTCCGTAAATGAAATTGTCTACGCGGAATTCGATACGCGACCATGGCCGGGTGTTGTGTTCCTCCCACGCCACGATTGCATCCCGCAGGCTGGCGAAGTCATCGCTGTATTTGCAATTTTCTTCGTCGCCGTCCCAGTTGCCAGCTACAACGCCGTAGGGGAATGCACCTTTCGCGAATTCCTCCAGCGATTCTTTTGGAACCGCGTTCGCACGGTTCGCAAGATCGATCACACCTTTCAGGAATTCCGTCTCGGTCAAAACGCCCGATGCGTACTGCACCGACAATTCAGAAACTGCGTTGTTGGTTTCGCGGTTGAAAGTCAGGATGGTGATCAGCGCTTGTTTGTGGTCCATGGTTCGATCCTCGTTGGGTCCAGAAAAGGGAAGCGTCAAACTTCCCTAAAAGTGTGAGCGTCTAACTTGCAGGCACAGTTGCCCGAAGAGGTTTCATTGTACCTATGGGCCGACGAACGGTCAACCGTCCTACAGCGGCCTCTTACAGCACGGGCAGCGCTCCACGCCCTTTACGGTGGTCCCTATAGGCTTACGGCCTTTGTGCAGGAACAGGCCCACGCGGTGCGCCCCTGAATAGTCCACAGGCATGCCCGACACATAGGGAGCGCGCAGGGCAGCCAATGACGCACGGGTGTTCGGTGTGGCGCCAAGGCCGGGGCCTAGTACCCGTGCTGAATCTTTATCAAGGCACAACGGGCCACGCGGTTTTTCTTCGTCTGGTTTCTTGCGGTGCCAGATTCCGCCTGCACGTTGTTTTGCGTCGTCGCGCAATTCTCGCAGAATGGTAGCGGCGCCGGGATAACCATCGCGCTCAAGTTCCTTAATGCACACGGCCAAACGGCCTACAGTGATTTCTGAAACCAGTTCGTAGCCACCTTCGACCACGCGTTGAAAGAAATAACGGTCCATATATTTCCTATGCAGTTTTGAAAGCCAGATGATCTTTATCAACCCACACCCCGTGACGGGCAGCCAGATATTCAATCGTGTTGTGTTTGCCGTCGATCATCGACCGGGGATCTACCACGACCACCGAATCAATCTCCGGTGCGTAGAATTCCACGGTTTTCAGCAGACGCGCCAGATCAAAACCGATCACCATTTCAGCGGCAGGCGTGCGCGGGTGCAGGAACAGAACCTGCTGGCGTGCCTGCCCAACCAGATACAGGCCGCGCAAATTACCGACCGTGATTTCCATGTCCTCGTTTATTTTCAGGTCGGGTTCATTTTTCACCATGGGCACCACACCCACGGTACGTCCATTGCGCAGGAACGCCGCCACGTAATCTAGCCAGCGCACATTATTGGTAATGTGGTTTTTGATTCCGTGCCGGTAATTGAAACTGATATCAGGGTCGCGCAGCATCACGCCGTAATCCAGACGGTTTTTGAACGCGCCCCAAATCAGGGCTGGTGCATACAGCCAAATTCGCCAGCGTGGCAGGTGGTAAATCTTGGCGGCCTTGAGGTGGTAGTAAAAGCCGACCATGGCACCGAGGAACCACGGGATCTTTTTTGCCACCAGCAACAAACAGAAAAGGGCACACAACACCAACGGCGTGAGCACCCAAAAATTAATTGCCATGGTTTTCTCCTTTAGGCCAAAACGTACACGCCGCTTTTGAGGATTTCGATAATGTGGCGGCGCTCCATTAGCGCAACGCCATTTTCGGTTTTTCGCAGGTGGTGGATGTACTGCTGATAAATCAGGTCAGGCACAGCCTTGACCACGAAATCGTCTGCACCGTCTTCCTCCAGTTCCTTGCACAGGCGCCGCACTTCCTCTTCGTACTCAAACTGGCGGCTGCTCAGAGTTTGCAGGTGCACTAGACTGGAACCGCTCTGGTAGTCGTGCACGAACACACATTCCACGCCGCCGACCAGCACGTGCTGCTGATCTACTAAATCATTTACAGTTTCGGGATGGTCCAGAAGTTCGATCATTTCTTAGGCCTCAGTTCACGCGCACGCTGCAAAAACGTATCGCGATCAATTTTGTATTCGTTGGCCGCCATGATGAACCCGTGACGGCGTGTGCGCAGGTAATGCCGGTGTGAATAAACGGCCCAGTGAATGCAGCCGTAATAATTGTGTTCCCTTACCCACTCAGGATCAGTTTTGTACATCGGTCGCCTTCCTTTTGAAGGGCCGTTCGTTATCCTGATTTTTGAACCAATCCATTAATTGCGATTTCGGGTAGCGATTGGCTCGCATGTTGGAGCCGAACCGCGATGTGATATTCGAGGCGCCCGGATCACGAATAGTCACCGGGCTTTTCGCCATGCGTTCGCGCAACGCCTTCACCGAGACGCCTGCATGTTCCGCCAGTTCCGCCAGACTCCAAATTGGTTCACGTGCTTTCATCTGCTTAGCCCTTCGTTGCTTGCTTGCGCGTCGAGTTTGCGCGGGTGAATTCTTTTTTGAAGCTCCAGCCGAAAACGCCCCACCAGTAGGCGCCACCAATCGACTCATTATCAAGGGTGCTGTTAATCAGGTGCCAGAACCACAGGTCAAACCAGAACGCACGCAGCAGCCTTTTGAAAGTTTTCCAGATCGGCACGCCAGCTTTCCAGTAGACGACGGTTTCCCACAGGCCATGCGACAACCCACGCGCCAGCGGCCTAGCTGCCAGCGCCAGCATGATAGGGAACACCACAAAGCCCGTGATGAAACAGGCAGCGATATACCAGTAGGGGAACAGGCCGAAAAAGTATTCTACAGTGAGATATTTTTCCATGCGGGTAGTCCTCAGTAGGAAAGTTCGGTTTCGCCGTCGTCGGGGAAATACAGGTTGCGGGTGTGGTTGTAGCAGCAGGCACGCGCCCAAACATTTTCTTCGGGGAAGTCGCGGGCCTCCGGGTCGTCTTGGAAATTGATATCGTAGGACAGCGTATAATCGCCGTCCACCATTTCGAGGCTGGCATAGGTGCTGCCAGTAATTTCGATTACCTTGAAGTCGAACATATTCACTCCGTCAGTGCTTGACACACAATGCAGCGTTGCGCCGTGGGGTGCGCCTTCAGCCGGGCGGCCCCTATAGGTTCGTCGCAGTCGATACAATCGGTGCGTGGTGGTCCTGCGAGCGATTTACGCGCCCGGTAAATTTCCAGCGCTATGGAATTTTCCATTTCCTTTTCCATGTCGCCGTCACGTGCCCAACCTACAGCCATAATTTGTACTCCGGTGTTTCATCCTGTTGCGCACTCAAGAGAATGCGCAGCAGTGATTATTCCACAGCGGGCAAAGGATCAGGTTCGCGGTCGATGATGTACCAGCTAACTTCGTTGGCGGTCCATACAGTGCCGTCTTCAGAAGCCTGCAATTTATTGTGCATTACCTCAGTCACCCAGCACGGGCGTGGCTCAGCCCCATTGGTGCGGCTGAATTCATCGCCTTGTTGGCTGTTGATTTCGGCGGCACGTTTGTAAAACGACGCTTCGTCTTTCGCCACCAGATAGCCGTCCGGGCGGTCGCCCCAGCCGCGTTCGAATTCGGTCACGCCGCGAAAGAACGCCGGGAATTTAACTTGCTCGGTCATAATGTCTCCTTAATTTGGCCGGGCTTTGTTTTTTAGGTACTGCGCCATTTGCTGCGGATCGTTGTCGAGCAAAGCAGCGGTTTCATCAAATTCCGCGTCCGACACGATAATGCCGCCTTCGGCTTCGAATTCAGCGCGGTTGCAAACGCCGTATTCATTACCACGGAATTTCAACAGGAACAGGCCGTGCGGCTTCAGCATGTCACGCAGCTTGGCGGCCACGTCTTCGACGGTTTCACCGCTAAGCATCGCGTCGTCAAAAGCGATGATGTATTTCCCCTGCTGGTCGTGCAGGTCTACCAGTTGATGCAGCAAATCTTCGCGGTCGATCATGTCGTTACTCCACTTTTACCCATGGGCGCAAAACGTAGCGCTCTTTCAAATATTTCAGCCAGTCTTTAGCCGTGTCGCCACTGGCCAGAACCTCGCCGTTTTTCTCCAGCTTGAAACCAATGGTCGTGGTTCCAAGTTTGTGCGTGAATGAGGCGTGCCCAAACACTTCGGAATTTTGATACAGCAGGAAAACGACGGTCGTTGCATCCTGCTCGGTGTCGTAGTGGCTTTCGAGTGCCGCACCGTGCAATTTCGATACGTCGATAAAGTGGTTGCGCACCACCTGCGTCAGGTTGGCTATGCGTGATGCACGGGGGTGTTGCCGGTCGTGAATTTCCATCACTTCGCCTTTTTCTTTTTCCGTTTGCGGTTGCCGTGGCAATCCACAAGGCCCGCCAGTTGATCGTCGGCGTCCCGTGTATCGATGTTGAACGCTTCGAGCATTGCGCGGTTCATCACCTCGGGATAACCATCGACGTTTATTTCCATCGTCGGCTCTTCCGAGAACAGCGCAGATGCCACGATGGCTGAAACCTGATCCATCAGGAAATCAATCATGCCGTCGTTTTCGTCGTAGAGGACAGTGGCGCGTTGCTCTTCGTTCAATTCCGCGAACGTCGCCGGGAACTCAGGATAAAAGAATGGCGTATAGTTTTTCGCCACGTGATCTTGAGCCTGTTCAGGCGTCCATTTACTTTCGTAGAACGGCTGCCATGTGTTGTTGTGCAGCACCTGCACCGTGACGCCCACCGATGCCACGATATCCACCGAAATGCGGACGTGTGGCTGGCCACCTTTCAGCAGGATAACGGCTAGGTCGCCATCACGTTTTACTTTGGTGCCGCACTCGCTGCGCAGGCCGCCGATGCAGGCCTCTGGAAATTTGTAAGGTTTCATTTGTTGTTCCTCGGGTGTCAGTTTCATTGTGCCTGCGCACCAGCTAGATGCGCAGAACCAATTAGCTGTCAGTCTTCGACCGTTTCATCCGGGTGCAACAAGCCCTGCGATTTCAGAGCCTTTTTGAATTCGAGGAAGCCGATGCCATTCACGCACTTGTCGCCGTGCACCATGGTGACGACGAAATAATCGCCTTCGTCCACGGTGAAAGTGCAGACCAGCTGATTTTTACCAGCGCGGCGCTCTTCTACGCTGTATAGTTGCACGTTCCCGAAGCTGTTGATCAGTGCCACGTGATTTACGTCAGCGAAAAGCGATTTAACGGTGTTTGTCATTTTCCACATTTTTGAATCCTCGTTGGGTCGTCAGTTTTACCGTGCCTGCACACTCCTTAGAATGTGCAGAACCGATTAGCTGTTATTCGGAAATTACGCGCATGCCGTAATGGTCGCTGTTGCCTTTGCGGTAGAACTCAACGACGCGGCCATGCATGCGGATTTTCTGGCCGGGTTTCAGCAGCACCATTTCCCAGCGTGCGCGATTGTGGCCGACGATGGAAGATGCGCAATTGTTCACCCAGTACAGTTCGTGCTTGCGCTCGGTGCATTGCGCTTCAGCCGCTACCGGGTCTTCGTTGTACTCCATCGCGTAATAGGCGCTGCAATTCGGCGCGACTTCAGGATACAGCGTGCCGTGGCGCATGGATTCTTTAGCCACGCAGAAACGCAGGCCGGGCTGGCCGATACCGTCACCCATCGAACCGAAAGGCAGGTCGAGGATTTCTTGGTTCAGGTCTACAACGTCGAAAGCTGGAACGGATTTTACGAGGGTTTTGGTAGCGGTCATTTTGTGGCTCCTGATAAGGATCGTTTTGGTTTGGTACAGCTTCGTTTCATATGCGCACCGTTCTAGATGCGCAGAAAAAACTCACTGGTCAATCTTTGTGGCACCGCGTGGCTTCGGGGCGTTTTTCTTGCGGCGCCATTCAACGTAAACGAAGGCGCCCATGATTGCGAGAACCGAGGCCAGCACGGCGATTTCTTTAACGTGGCCGATGGTAGTAGTTGCGTATTCCATTGTAGCGGTTCCTTATTTGGCGTTGGCGGTGATGTTGGACAGGGTAGCGGTGATGTTGTGCTGGTGCTGCTGGGGAATGAAGGTTGCGATGATGCGGCCAATCTGGAAATCAGACTGCGCGCTGGCAATTGCTGCTGCCTCGCTTACTTCGATCACCGGGAAGGTCACGCGCTTGTTTGCAGTGGCCTTGGTTTCGGTGTTGGTGAAAGTGGCGGTGGCCGAGATTTCGAAAACGCGTTTCATTGTTGTTGCTCCTGAATTTTGTTGAGTAGGGTTTTGCCTTCGCTGATCCACTGATCCAGCGTCAGGTCGGTTAAGCGGCACACGGCGTCAACGCTGTGCGTCTCATAAACGTTGTTGGCCGGGTCGTCATACGTGAAATAGAAGTAACCCGAACCTTTGTACAGCGTCAGTTTATCCGAACCCAGCGCTTTAATGATTGTGGTGGTTCTCATTTGCTGATCCCTTTGCGGAAGCGGCGGGCTGCGTCAGAAACCAGTTGTTCGCGTTCGGCTTCGGCTTTGCGGATATCGGAATCCCAATTCCAAGTGGCGGCTTTGGGGGCGTAAGCGGATTTGCGTTTGGCAGTCGATGCGTAGGCCATTTTTAAACTTCCCTAATTGCGTGAGTGGGAGATTAGCGGGCAGCCAATCTCTAGGTGGCCCAAAGGTATCAAAGGCCTGTTAGGGAGTCAACACCTTTCGTTTGGGCCAGTGGCTATGCCTCTGTACGCGCATACGCGCACGCATGCGTATAAAGAAGCAGTGGCCAGCCCACCGGGCGCCAGAAACGCAAAAGGCCCCGCCAGCGCGAACTGGGGAGCCTTTAGGGTCAATCGGGATATGTGATGGTCCAGCGCCCAGCCTTGGAATCGAATTCAACCACACCCAGTCTCGGGGCAACGGTCGGTTTCGGCTCCTTACGTGGTTTCGGTATGTCCCACTCGTTGCGAATCTTCCCGTACTGGATTCGCGTGGCATCGGGCTTAGCGCGGCTGCTTTCCAAAACGCGCACGTAATCTTTCAGGCGCATGTTTTCTGCCTTGAGGGAATACGCGTTCTGCTTGAATCCGCGCAGTGTCTCTTGTTGCTTGTGGTTGGCAATCTCCAGCTGTGAAACCCGGACGCTGTATTTGTGGCCCTCCTTTTCCGCTTCCAGAAATTTGCGGCGCCACACAAACGACGACCACACCATAATGCCCAGCGCCACCAGCAGAATAATTACCGGCCATTGCCCATTCATGTTATGTGCCACCTGCCAGACTTGATATCAAATGTGACCATTCCCAAATGCGGCCCATCGCAAGGTTGATCAGGCACGCCATAAATACCTGCCTTGTGATCTAGCCGGTCATCGGTCTTTACGCGGCTGCCCTCTAGCGTGCGTACATATTGACGTAGCAAAATGTTTTGCGCTTTGAATTCCCTGTTACTCTGTTTGAATTCGTCCACTTCATTTTTGAGCCTGTGCCAATTGCCCCGAACGTGAGCAAGATCAGTGCGCAATCCATCAGCCTCATTAGATACGCGCATAAACTTGCGGCGCCAAACAAAAGAAGACCACATCATAACGCCGAGCATCACCAGCGTAAGAATTAACGGCCAATCAGCATTCATGTTACGCGCCAGCCTCCAGTCTTTTTGCACAGTTCGAAAGTAGCGCCCACCTGTTCCTGTTCCTTGGGCGTATCGTACTTGGAGCGGAATTTGTGCAGGTGACGCAATTGCAGGTTTTCTACTTCCAGCAGCATTGCTTTCGCTTCGGCTGCCTGCACACGGCGGCGCATGGCGGTTATGCGTTCGTATTGTTTCACCGACAGCATAACCATGAACATGCAGGCGCCAATTAAAAACACGGTGCCGATTTGTGACCCGGTAATGGTCATGGTGCCTCCTACGAATGGCAGTCGATTTTTACGCGGGCGTTGGTGGCTGCTGCGGCCTGTTCCATCGCCGGGCGCATATGGTCGGCATTCTTGGCACACGCAGGCTCGGCGTATTCTTTGCCGTAGAACTGCGCCAGTGCGAAACCGTCGCACTGTTCGTTCTCCGTGCCCTGCGCCGCGCACACTTTGAAATTCAGTGTGGCCAGCACGGGCAACTTACTTTCGGGCATGCCGCTTTTGCAGCTAAAGGTTCCTGTGCGCTTTTCTTTAAGCGCAGATTCCTGCATGCCGTCACGATTGTAATTGCACATGAAAGCAGCTTGCGCCGTGAAGAAATCTGCGACACGCACTTCCTTGCACGGTTGACCAGCCAGACAAATATTCAGCATCAGCGAAAGCATTTTATGTTCCTTAGACCATTAGGCCAGTGTGATTACTTTTTTGTTGTCGCTGCCACGTGTGTCGTTCAGCCATTTGACTGCGCGCTTCACGTAGCGTTTGAAGTCACCGACGTTTTCACAGTCGATATAGTCGTGGTCGTTTTCCGGGGTGGCGATGCGCTGAAGTTTGAAACGGCTTTTCGGATAACGCACTTTCCATTGGAACGACAACGGCAGGTCGTAGGCATCAGGTTCCATACCGCGACCATAACTGAAGTCGATTTCGTGGCCTGCGTTGGTTTTAAACGTGAAGCACCAGCCATATTGCACCGGCCCGAAAACGCCTTCATGTTCCACACTGGAAACGATGGCGCCCAGTTGTTCGGCTGCGGCTTTTAGTCGCGCAATGATTTTTTCTTGGCGTTTGAATTCTGCGTCGATACGGACAATCAGTTCGGCCAAGGAAATTTCCCGATGCTGCGCCGCCTGCAACATGCGCAAATGGTTATGTGCCGCTTGGAAAACTTCTTCGGCGTTGGCCAGCATTTGATCGTGTTGCGCGTCCCATGCGAAGCCGGTGGCAGGGATTTCAATTTTCTTTGCGCGTGCCATGTTTATTCCTCTTCCGCTGGTTCGTAGCGGTAAATGGTAATCAGGTGGTGAGTGACGCCGTTGCGCACTTCGGTTTTCTTACCGTAGCCACCGCTGTACATCCAGCCGTCAGCAACACGATTTGGCGGCAGCTTCGGTTCCTCGTCCCAAGCTTTTTTCGGCTGCGCCCTGATCCAAATTTCTTTGGTCACTTTACCCAAGCCGAAATATTCCGCGCTCTGTTCGAATTCCCACTGGGCGCGAATTTCTGCGCGGTTGCCCATTGCAGCCATCAGGCCACCGGCAGGAATGGTGATGGTGCCGAACGAACGCGACGACCGATCACAGATAACACGAATTTCGAGATTGAAATCTATGTCGCTGTTGTGGTCAGGGCGGTGCAGCGCGTAATCAATTTCACGCCGGTTAATATTGATGCGCACCGGGTAAAGCTTTTTGATTTCGGCAGGCACCGTGATTTCATTTTCAGGTTTACGCATACAATCCTCACAGGTAAGCGTAAGCGTCGAGTTCCGGCAATTTTTCATCGCGCTTGAATCGGCGCATGGTCCACAAAGCGGTTTGAATTCGCCCCTCGTCGTGCAGCAAATTCACCGGGTAGATTTCCAGCGGTGGCCGGTAGGTGCGGCGCAGCGCGTCCATTGGATCGCGCACAGCAGGCCCCGAATAAACCACCATCACTTCTTTGCTCGCCATGATGAACCGGATAACGAAACCGTGAGTCATCATCGCCAGCGAGAAATCATCAAACGTTTTACCTTCGCACGGGAAACCATCCACGTTCGGATAATCGAACCGGGGTTTCTCTGTATTTACAGTTTCGACCTCAACCACGGTTTCAATTTCACCCGCCGTTTCAGTTTCACGCATACGGGCCAACGCCCGCTCTTCAGCAGTGAACGGGATATCCCGCACAGGCGTTTGATTTGCAGCGTTCCAGAAACCGCCCGGCTCTTCGTCGGTGGTGATTTCCGAAATATCCAGATCGGGCAAGGCGCGTTCAACGCTATCAGCCTTTTCCAGTTTGGTAATGCGCCACAAAGCATAAACGCACAGCACCACCAAAATGCCCAGCACCGCAAAGAACAATTTGATATGCAGCGTATCCATTTGCTACTCCCATCGACTTTTTCAAGGTCGAAAAATAACCCCCTTTGAACTGGTCGCCGGGGGTTTATTGGTTTGGGTACTGCCGAGTTACAGCGCGTTGAACTCGGCAATGGTCATGGTGTTGGCGTAGGTCGGTTGGCCGTCGTTCATGTAGATCAGATCGAGAGGCAAACCGGCGTGACCTTCGGCGGCAGATACTGCGGTCGAAACACCGTCACGTTTCACGATACGCAGCACCGAAACGATTTTCGATTTTGCGCCCTTCGTTACGCGTACCCCCAGTTCCTTGATTTCGTCGCGGGTAGGCTTAACGGTGGTGCCTTTCTTTGCAGTGCCCTTGCCTTCAGCGGCTGCGAAATTCAGGCGTGGAGCCTTGCCGTTTACTTCCTGTGCCGCTTGCTTGGCTGGGGCCTTGCGGGTGTTCTCGGCAGACTTTGCACCGGCTTTAGCGTTGGTCGAAGCTACACCGGCCTTTTCCATGGCGCCGGAAATCAGGGCCAAATCAGAAACGCGGAACTTGCCTTTCACTTCGATGATTGCGGCCAGTGGTACACGCTTGCCGCTGGTGGTGATTACCACGCGTTCGTCGGTTTCTTTGACGCGCATGATTTTCTCAACCTGTTCCAGCTTGCGGCCATCCATGAAACCTTTGGCGCGCAATTCGGTGGTGCTGATTGCCTTGTGGGCAGGTGCTGCATTTACTACGGCCTTGGTGGTCGGGGCCTTTGGCGCAGGCTGCGAAGTTTCTTTGTGCTGTGCAGCCGATTTTTCGAGGCCGTGGTTTTTGACCATGCGACCTTTGCGAGTGGTGGAAATCTTGGTGGTGAGGTGCTTCCAAGGCTGTGCGGATTCCTCGAATGCGCGCACGTCTTTCAGCGACATATCATCGTAGGCCCACACTGCTTTGTCCTTCATGGTGACAAACAGCGTTTTGGTGTTGCGGTCGTACTGGGCGCCAGTCAACTGGGTGCTGGTTTTGACTTTCAGGTCGCGGATTGGGAACACGCGGCCTTCGGTGGCGCTGGCAGCGGCCTTACCGGCGTTTTTGGTGCTGGCCGGGGTTTCGGTCGGGAAATCTTCCTGCTCGACTGCTGGGGCCTTCGCTGGGGCTTTGGAACCACCTTTTACTGGGGCAGCAGGGGCAGCGGTGTATTTGTCCACCAGATCCAGCTTAACGCGCAGGTTGCCGCGATTGTTGAATTCCAGATCGGCAGCGGCGATTTTGCTGCCCTTGTCGGTAACGACAGTGCGCACGCCAGCGATGTTCGAAATACGCAGCACCTTTTCTTTGCTGCGACCGATCATCAGTTCACCAGCTTCGCGGATGGCGCCGGATTTCAGTTCTACCGCGTCAGCTTTCGGCGCTGGGGCAGCTTTGCCAGCCGGGGCCTTGGTTTCGGTCGCTTTCGGCGCTGGGGTGCCAGCAGCGGCTTGCTTGGCTTTGAAATCCTTCAGCCAGCTGTTCAGTTCGCGATAGGTAACGCCGTTACCGATATCGTCACCGAGTTTGTACAGCGGGGCGCCGGTTTCTTTTTTGTGTTGCTTGTTACGCTCGATCAGCGATTCAGCAGCAGCAACCAGCAGGGCAGTTTGAGTGTGGATTACGTTGGTCATGATCTAACTTCCTATAAAGTGTGAGTGTCAAACTTAGTCGGCGTGGTTGCCGATTGGATTTCAGAATGCCATTAGAGGCGCGTGCGTGTCAACGGCTTTTGCGTCGGGTTTCGTTTAGGACCGGGCGAATCTGCAATGCCGGGTCGTTGTTGTACAGGATTCCGTCCGCACCAATGTAGGTTCCGGGCGCAACGTGCCAAACCTGCATGTGCGGTTCCAGCTTCCTGCGCGGGCCGCCCTCAACTTTCGAAAGCGCTTCCTTGATGGTTTCGCCCCGGCCCCACTCCCCGAAATCCACGACGATGAATTGTGTTAGCGCCGGGTCGAGGTTGGCGGGGGTTTCGATTTCCGTTTTCGAGACGGCAGCTTTGCGTGCCATGGTTCGTACTCCATTTGGGTTTGTGGTTTCAGTGCAGCCAGCTTGCGCACCATTCTAGATGCGCAAACGGGTTTACCTGTCAGGCGATGTTTCTGGTGGTGCGTGGTTCAATGTGCGGCACCACTTCACGTTCCAGCACCGTGGATAGAAGTTCAGCGGCTGCGTTTGCTGCGTGAACGTAAACCGCGTCACCTTTTGTACGCGTGGCAAAATACGTGCAGCCTTCCAAACATTCCGCCAGCGCTTCGGCCTGTTCCGGCGTCTGAATGCAAACGGCAATCAAGTGGCCGTTGCTGCTGGTAAACAGCGTGTCGAAAAACTCGATAGCCTTTTCCAGCGCCTCAACGTCTAGAGGATGTTCGCGCCCTTCGTTGAAAAGGGCGTCCAGTTCATCAAGCGCCATTTCCGCCAGAATAGAAAGGCGATGAATGAAAATTACGCGCTGGTGTAGCGTCAGGATCAGTTTCTGCGGGTAAGCCATTATTAGTGCTCCGATTGTGGAATGTGGCTAAAGATGCCGGGGCCTTGTGCGCTGGGTTCCATGCGCAGGTTATTCAGACGGGCATAATCCACTTCGCGGGCGCAATAGGTACGCTCTTCAGAATCCTGCCCGAACGCAATGCTTTTGCGAACGGTGACAGTGCCGTCTTCGTTTACGGTGAAAGCCTGTTTGCCGAAAACCGGAAAGCCAATCACTGCGCGTTGGGTTTTGGCGTCGAGGCGAATTTCCTTACCTTCCAAATCTGACAGGCAGATGGTTTCAAAGAACGACAGCACGCCTGCGCTTTTTGGTACTGCCCAACTTTCGATTGCGGTGAATGCGATCCGGCTCATGTTCCTAAACTTCCCTAATTCCGTGAGTGTCATTTTTGCAGGCACAGTTTGCCCGAGGCCCAAACTTCTCAAATTCGGTTCCGGCTGTCAAGCGGCCAATGCAAAAACGGCGGCACCTCTTATACGCGTGTACGCGTGCGAGCGCGTTCCCGTTCCTGAAGTTCTGCCGTGTGCGCTTCGATTTGGCGGGCCGTGCGTTCGTAGATGCTGCCATGTACGCGGTCGCGCCAGATTTCAAAACAGATGCCGAGCGCACACACAAACCAAAGTGCGATTGGTAGGCATTCGGGTGTGCTCAGTATGGTTTCGAGGATCATGGTTTTGGTTCCCCATCAGGTTTTTGGTGCAGGTGCGCTTTCAACTGCGCTTCGTGTTCGGCAATCTGCCGTTCCTCTTCTGCCTGCCTTCTTTTCATCGCTGCGTACTCGTTGCGCATGTAAATGCCGAACAGGATAAGCAGTGTCACCGCCAGAAAAATAATGCCAGCGAATACTATGTTGCGGATCGTCTCCAGTTCCATATGCCCTCCTATGAAAAAGCCGGGACGTGCCCGGCTCATTTATTACCGCTGGAATTATTCTGTACCCAGCGGATATTTTGCGGTGTCGCGATTGGCCAGCCAGAATTTCAGCAGGGCCTCGGTATTTTCTACAACCGAGTTGCACAGCGAATCGGGCTGAATGCGCGAACCCATCTGGTGATGAATAATGTGCGGGTCGAAAAGGTCGCATTGCGAGTTGTACACGTCTTCGAAAATCGAAGAGGCTGTGCAGTCGCTGCTGGTCCCCGGTTTGATGTTCATCAGGAACGGCAATTGCGTTTTGTAGGCCGTAATCTGCTGGCGCAATTCGTGGAGCGCCTGCACCGTGATTTCTTCGCCGCCGTCCTTGATGAATGTGGCGGTGTCCAGAAATTCTGCAACGGCCATCAGGGCAGGCAGCTTTTCGCGGAACTTGGCGCTTTGCATGAATGCACGCACGCGGCCTTGCGCGCTGTCATAAATGCGCTGGGTGTCACCGATTGGTTTAGTCATGGGGCTGGTCCTTTAGATAATCGTTAGCTTCGTGGAATTTTGCGAGCGGACGCCCGCACATTGCGCAGTAGTTGGAGCGGTAGCAAAAGCCGGGGTGCGGAACGGCAATCCGTTTGGTCTTTTCGTTCCAGTCCGCAATCACCTTCTGAAACGCGGTAGCCTTTTTCATCCAGTCGCGTTCGCAGATGGCGACGTTTTGAATTTCACCAACAATGCAGGTTCCGGGCTTACACTGTTTTGTCATCGTCAGATTTTCCTGCGTGCTTGAGCACAGTCAAAATTAATTGGTGCTCGAAATCCATCTGCTGTTTGCGTGCCTTGTAGTGCATGTGCATTTTCCAGCAGCGCAGCGCTTCAGGGCCTACGACCAGCAGCACGACCAGCACAGGCACCGCGAACAGCAACCACTTGATTAATTCAGGCGTCATAAGCTACAGGTTCCTCGTAATCCAGCCCTTGGTTTCTGCAAAACTCTTTGTGTGTGATGGTCAGACGCAAAAGCTCGACAGGCTTATTTGTACCGGCGCCAAAACTATTTGCCGTTTTAAGCATGTGGTCGCGATCAATCCGGCGCCTCAATTTCTGCGCCAGACGATCCCCAAATTCCGTTGCGTCTGGCAAACGTTCCAACCACATATCAACGTACTCGGCGCCGCTTACATTATGCACCTGTTCGTAAATCGGTTCGTCATTGGCGCTGAAACCACTGGGCCACAAACGATTGGTCAGCAGTGCCCAGCGCAGGCGGTAGCCTTTCGGCACGTCGTGGGTGCGGTTGTCAGGGTCCATATAAATATGCGCCTCGATAAATTTCGGCGGCACGCTTTGCATGTGGTCAGGTATCGCCAACACTTTCAGCGATTCGCGGCTTTTGCTTGCGTGGTCGAGTTCAGCCCACAACTTTTCCAGCAGCGTATCGACGTTGCAATTTTTGTCGCTCTGAATGTCGATGATGGCCTGCGCCAGTTTAATCACGACATTGTTTTTGTAGCCCATGATTTGGTCCTTCAAACGGTGGTGAAGTGCTGGCGTGAGCCAAGGGCAAACGCGTTGTTAAATTCGGTCACGTCAATGTCATGGAACCGGTAAATGGCATTGCCGCCAGTGGTCAGTCCGAGTTGAACCGTGCTCCACTGCGAATCGCCCATGAGGCGATTTACAGCCTCTTCAATTTCAGGCTGGCGGAACTGGAATTTGGCGCCGGTTTCTTCCACCGGGCGTTGCACGTCATGCTCAGGATTCATAATCGCAATGACGTTCATTTTGTCGTAGGTGAATTCCTGCCCTTCGTGGGTCAGGCGTACACATGCGACGTAAGGGCGGAAGCGCAGGTCTGCGAATTTGTCAGAAGAGCGCAGGTCGATTTTGGTATGGCACGTTTCGCCGCCGAACTCGAAAATGCGTTTCTGCAATTCGTCGTCATGCGCGATTAGCCACAAAATCATTTCGGTCGTTGGTTGGGTTTCAGACAGCACGGCGACGAAAAACATTGGTTGATCCTCAAATTAGTTTCCTACTGACAAAGCCCGCACAGGGCGGGCTAAGTTTGGGTCAGTGGGCGCGCTTACGGATGGTTTCCAGCAGCGGCATTTCATGCTCAACGAAAGTGTTTTGTTTGCGGTCCAGTGCGGCCACCACGTGGCCCCGTTCCGATTCGTCCACTGCCCACTCTAAGGTCGCGGTGGCGTAGGACATTAATTCCTGCGTGGTTTTGATTCCGCACCGCTCCATCAGTTTCAGCAGGCGTGCGGCGGTGGCTTCGTCGGTGATGATTTCGTGTCGCATTTTATTTCTCCGGTCAGTGCTGTTTGATTTTCTTGATTCGCCACGTGTCGCACTTGGGGCAATGCGTGGTGTATTTGCGGTGATGAATATCGCCGCGCTTGCCCCGGTCGATTGCGGTAAAAGAACCATCGACCGCGCTAGACCACAGCACGTCTTCGACCTTCACCAATTTGAAATTGTGACGGCACAGCAATTGGCGCAGCCAAATCATTTTGCGTTCTCCAGAACGGCCACGCGCTTAGGAATGCGGCGCGCTTTAGTTCCATCGGGCATGCGTACCCACACGTATTCAGAAAGGGCCGTAACGATCCCACAAAAGAGCGTAGAGCCGTTATTCAGGCCCACGGCCACAGTATCACCGAGCCTTATCAATTTACCGCGCACGTCGAGTGGAATAGGCGGTGTGTAATCCGGGTTCGCGTAACGCGTAACCAACGCCACCAATTGCTTTGTGTCGAGGTCGTTAACCAGCAGGCTAGAAATGAAACGGCCACGCTCGCCATTTACGAAAACGAACCAGCACCATTTTTTGCCGTCCTGATCCTTTTTCAACTTCAGGCCTTTCCGGTCCAGCAGCTTGTTCGCGTCAACAATTTTTGTGTGGCGTTCTTGGACGATCATGCGAGCCTCAATTCTTTTTCAGGATTTCTTCGATTTCGCCGCCCCACAAACCAATGTCGGGGATGCGTTGGCTATCGTGCGGCCAGCCTTCGCGCTGCGGCCCGTATTCTGTATCAGGGTCCATTTCTGCGCAGATCGTCGGCGGGCAATTTGCCCAGTACAGGATGCAAGTCACGGTGCCTTGGCCGGTCGATCCGTCGCGGCTTTTAATTCGGATGCGCGTGCCGGGCACAATATCTTGATCGCACCAGTTGAACGAAGGCAATTTGTTAGGGCGGTTATTGCTCATGCTGCAATTCCTTTGTCTGGTTTACTACTGACAAAGCCCGCACAGGGCGGGCTAAGTTTTCGGGTTTAGACTTCTGATCCGTCTTCGGCTTCGCGTGGGGTCACGGATTTAATCGGCCCCATATGAGAAAACGAACGTTGGATAAATTCGCGCACGTCCTGTTGATCGGTGCCGTACTCTTCCATTACTTCACCGCTTTCGAAAACCACGTCCCACAAAATCGACTGGCTCATTAGTTGGCCTCCTTATCAGCCGGGAATTCGTCTGCGCTGTCCGTGTCGTCTAGCAATTCGTCCTCGGCGCTTTCTGCGCTGGCCTCTGTGACGTTTTCAGGGCCTACCGCGATGTATGTAAGGGCCTCGGTGATCGAACGCGTAACGGCCTTGTCGCCGCCTACGTGATACGGCGTCAGGCTCGCCACGTTATCCAGATACGCCACCTCTTCGTAACCTGCCCAACCAGAATGGCGCCCGTCACTGCAAACCACGCGGTGACGGAAACCGGAGTCGTTCCAGTTTTGTGAGCCTTCTTTGGTTTCCACGTCGTAACGAATATCGTCAGACTCTTCGTCAGGGGCCAGACTGCGCTCGACCGCAATGGCTTCAGCAGCAGGGGCCAGAGCCACAATTTCATCCACCGACAATTCCCAAAAAGATTTGGCAGTCAGTTCACGGAGGAAAACACGCTCGCCAACGTGGCGGAAGCAATAGCCGCGCCCGATAGGGGTGAATTGCATTCCTTTGTAGTGCTCGGTTTTTTGCAGCGCTTCGCTAACTGCGTTGAGTTTGGTGTGGCGGTCTGCTTGAGTGCTCATGTGTTCCTCGGTTTTCCGTTGGTTGGTTTACTACCGACAAACCCCGCACTAGGCGGGGTTATTTGTCATTCTGGAATGCGTTTCCATTCACGATAAAATTCGGCTTCGGGAATCACTATGCGCTGACCGCTACGCACGTAATAAATGGCATCACCACACGCACCAACGCGCTGGCCTTTGTGGATGTTCACCTGCTGGCTAGTGGCGCTGCATTCGTAGCGCCCCAGCTTGCGTATACGGGTCAGTTTCATTTTGCCCCTCACTCAAAATTGATTGCTGATACGCCGTTTACGCCAACCTGATACCGGTACGCCGGGCGACCGCCACGCGTATCGTACACGGTGTAAACCTCGCCTTCCTTTTCGACCACCTTGTGTTGGAGGTTGCTAAACGGGGCGCTGCTACCGTCCGCGAAGTCGATGATCATGAATTGCGCTTTGATGATTTCTGCTTGGGCCATTTGTGATGCTCCTTATTTCGAACGGCGGTCAAAAAGTTTTTTGGCGGCTTCCAGCGTCAGGTCTTTTTCGACGTAGCGCCAAGTCGAGACGTATTTGCCACGTACATAGTTAGTGCACAGCTTCCAAACGCCAAACGGTGCGTCGGGGTTTGCCAGCGAACCGTTGTCGCATTGCAGCGAGTAGGTAACGCCCTTGCTGTTTGTTTTGCGGTACACGATTTGCGCGCTGTGCAGTGCCATGGCTCAAACTTCCCTAATTGCGTGAGTGTCTGTTTTGCGGGCAGCAGCTGCCCAACTGGCCCCAAAGGTATCAAAGCCCCCGCCAAAGGTCAACCATTGGCCGCGATGCCTTATCTACGCGGGCGTGTACACGCGTATAAGCAACGCAGGCGCCAGAAACGACAAAGCCCGCACAGGGCGGGCTAAGGGATTCAAAGGGCAACGACTTCTGTTATCACCGGGTGGCGGTTGTAGTGCTGGCTCACATGCTCAGCCAATTTGAAGTGGCGTCCATAAATGTCGAGGTGGCGTCCACGTTCAAATTTGACCTTGAACAGAGATTCATTGGCTAACGGCCCTTTTACAAACTTGAGGCCGTCCACAATTCTGACCCGTGCTTTTGCCTGCTCGACTTTCGCCCGGTAGAAATCAATGGTCGTATCGGCGTCCGTCACCGTTTGCAGCCCGGCAATAAATCCGGTGGTGTTGTGCATGAGGCGGCGCGCATTAATCGCCAGATCATAAATCGGCGTGTGCTCGAATTCGCGCAGGGCCTTCAAAGCGGCATCCTGCAAAAACTCGGAATCGGCAACAGGCTTGCGATTTTCGATTGCCTGTAGAACCTGCGTCGGGATGCACAGCAGGTGTGCCAAATCCGATTGCTTGATGCGCAGGCGCTGGCGCCATTGCTGAATTTTTCGTCCGTCGTGCATTTTTCTTGTTCCGTGTGGCCTAGACGTGAAAAAGCCCCAGCTAGGCCGGGGCTTCTGTCAGTGGGTTACTCGGCTTTTGGCATACGGTGCAGATTCGCAACGCGTACCGCTTCTTTCGCTTCGTCTGCGGTCATACCCTCGGGCAATTGCAGCTTAACGATTTGTGGGCGGCGTTCGTTGGTTACAGGTGCACCCTCAATCAGGAAATTGTGATAAACGTCGTCATCTTCCCAAAAGTTGCCCTTCTGCCCCAATTTGACCAACACATAAATGTTGTCGCCGTACTCGCCAATCATCCAGTTGCCGAACTTGCGGTAGTACGGCTGGCCATTCGGAATGTCGCAAACCTGCTCAGGGAACGCAGAACGACGCATGCGCGACAGCTTCAGCGATTTGAACAATTGGTTAATGTTGAAAACCGCACGTTCTTTGCCAGCAGCAATGGTTGCCTGCGTGATGGCGAAAACGGCTTCTTCGATTTTGTTCAGGTCTGCTTGATCGTGAGTGGACATTTTGATTCTCCACTAGCCTTTAGGATTCACCGGGCGTTAGCGGGCTAGTATCACCGACGCCTAGTGTCTTGCTCTGTAGTGTTTACAGTTTTTCCGTCACTGCTTGACGTAGACCGTAATGTCGTCGTCTTGCATAACGTATTCGTCACGAACTTGGCGAATGTAATCCGCATCATTGTCCGTTTCGATAATGATTTCCTCGGCACCGCCATTGGGCAGCTTGCGTAGCACAGCGGCGCTGATGCCATTCAAAACGGCAGGTGCCAATTGCACCAAACCGCGCAGGATTTCATTGCTCATAAACTTCCTAAATTTCGTGAGTGTCGGGGCTGCGGCCACACTGCGCCACAAGCCCCGGAGTATACCGCTTTAAGCCGCTTCGGTCAAACCACCGGGCGCTCCCGCAACATGCGCCGTAGAGCGGCCCCGTAGCGGCGGGATACCGGGAACGTCTGGCCCCCGGTCAGGTGGGCGGTGAACAGGCCAGATGCAGGCAGACGGCGCACCTCGATCAGGTCGCTAAGACGGACGATGGTCGAACGGTGAATCTGCACGAATTCATCCGCGTATTCAGGTTTGGCGTGCAGAGCCATCAACGATTCATCCAGAATTGGCTGGCGGTCGGGTTCCCCGCGCAAATGCGCAATCACGTATTTTTGCGAAGCCTGAAACGCGATGATATCCGCATCATCGTATTCGATAACGGTCATGCCTATTTTGAAAACGTGTTGCTTTTTCACAGGCACCACATCAAACGGTACGTCGTCTTGCAGCTGCATGGTCAGTCCTTTAGGTTTTCAACAGCGCCAGCAAATCTTTGAGTTCGTTGGCAGCACGATCCGCCACGCCCTTTTGAACTGCCTTGCTGCTGGATTTGAAGTAAACGCCGACCGAACTGGCGCGATAATTCTGCACCTTTTCGATGAATTCACGGTCGGTGCCTTTGAAGTTTGGCCCCAGCGCCTTGATGATGAAACTGGTGTTAGGGCCGTATTGAACGGACACGCTGAATACGCATTCGCGCACCGCGACATGGCGATCATCCACAAAGATATAGTTGGCTGCGAGTTTTGCTGCCTGCGGGTCGTAGTGGGTTTGGCCAATGTACATGAATTGCGCTGTTTCGAATTCTTCCGGCGATTCGTCTGCAATCTGTTTGTAAATTGCAGAAAATTCTTTGGTGCCCGGAACGGTTTGACCAAAGCGTGCCGCGTAGGGTTTGCCGAAACTGGATTTCAGGAAGGCGGCCATGGTGCCGGTGTTCGATGCCAGTTGGTGCTTGCCATAGCTCACACCGCCCTTGTCACCTTTGCCGGTGCTCACGGTTTTTACACCGAGGCCACCAGATTCGTATTTACCGGAAATCGAACCGGTAATTTCACGACGTACAGACATAGCATATTCCTCTTTTTGAATGCTATGTCTAAATTACTGCTTTCCTGTTATTTCAGCCCGGCTTTTGCGCAAGCTTCGCGCCACGCTGCCCGACGTTTTTCATCACGCCGCAATTGGTTCATGATTCGCACCTGCCTCAGCAGTTTTGTGCGTCGTTTGGATCGTGGCTGCGCGGCGTCTGATTTGCGTTTTAACCACCAACGCCCACGACCTTCAATCAAGGTTCGCACATAGCCGGGTTGGTTGGCTGCCCAGTGGATGTTTAGGGCGATTGCGGCCCCTAGTTTTTGCCATGGATCATAGGCCAAACTTTCCTGTTGCTCAGGATGCGATTCCGCCGGGGTAAATTCCATCAACTTTTTGATTTCGTCAATCAGTTTGGTTCGGTTGCTGTGGGTATTAAGGGCATCCATATCAGTTCCTTCGGCAGCCACTGCAAAGAATCCATCACCAGCTTACCATCGGCAGAAGAATGCATTTCTACCTGATGCTCGATGAAATTGAAGGTTTGATAGCCTGCGCACTCACGTTCTGGATACTTGACCGAGTGGTACACGTTCACCCAACCATCTTCAGAAACTTCGCCATGACGCAAACTGTAGGTCACAGTGCGTGGCATTAAGCGGCTCAAAATATCCAGCAGACGCCCAACACGCTCCGTCGTCTGTTTTTGGATATTGAAAATGTGCTGCTTTTCGAATTCCTCATACCACGGTTCAGAATTCAGCAGTTCGTAAGTCGCTTTGCTCAGATAGCTTTCACAGAGCAAACCAAAAATATCGACCTGATCATTCCATTCCCAGTTGGTCGGTTTGCGCTCGGCGTCGATCAGGCCCGGATACTTTTGCGCGTCTGCATCGGTGGCACGGCCAATGCCACCCAGCGGCTCCAAACAATCCATCAATTCTTTATGGTAAATGCCGGTACGCATGCCACGAAAACGATTACGCAACACCGATTGCACATAGCGCAGGGTCAGCGCCTCGGCCCTGTCTTTGTTGAGTGGTAGGGCATTCAGCGCCAGCACAATTCCGGGGCTGGAAAGTCGCGACGAATACAGCTGGCCATTAACGAGAAATTGCATCAATCGATTCCTTCGTCATCAGCGGGAGTGGAACCGGCAAACCTTCCACGATTTGCCAAACTGCACCGTGGTTACAGGCGGCACATACGTGATCGAAACGGCGCTGATCTTGGTACAGGTTCATTTTCAATTGCTGTTCCGGGTAATCCGACAGGAATTTTCCACATTTCGGATTCGGACATTGCAGGTCGAGTGCACTGCGTGAAAAACCATCACGGCCCGTGTCACCTTTGGCACCGCGTGGACCCTGCGGGCCGGGCATGCCTGCGTAACCTTGCGGCCCTACTGGTCCCTGAAATACTTTGAACAAACGGGAACCCAACGGCAACCAATTTACGCAACCGATAAAATCACGTTTGTTGCCGACAGCACGGCGGGCACAGGCTTCTGCAACTTCGGACGGAGTGAGTTCGGTGTCGTAGCAGTCGAGATTTTCCGATTCCTGATCGAATTGTTCGTCAGAAATGTTGTACCAGAACGGGCTCAACATGTGCCGCACTTGTGGGATGTAGCAGCCGTCTTTATAGAGCACACGACTTTTCATATCGACCCCTCGAAAAACAATGTGAAATTGCGCCCGCGTGGAAAGATTTTTGCGCTGATTTTCTTGCTGGCTTTCCAGTAGGCTTTACGCTTGTCATCTGCCACTTTGCCCGTGGCCAGAATGTTGCCCATGCAGCGCATCATTCGGCTAATTTCTGCATCACGTTGCTGGCGGTAAGCTTCCGCCAAATCATAAGATCGAGTCACAGGCGGCCCCACGTTTGATAATCGGCTTCGGTCATACGCTGGTCGGCGCGTGCGTCTTCCACTTCTTTTTTGTGCAGGTCTTCACGATGTTTTTCACAGGCCCACGAACCACCGTGTGCACGTTCGCGCCAGATGGCTTGCACTTTTTCGCCCGCTTTCTTACACCACGTGCAGCCGTGTTTTTGGTTTTCTTTCAAGCGTTTCATTGGCGGTGTTGCTCCGCCAGATAATTGGTCACATCGTAAATGTGCCAGATCAGTTGGCCGCTTTCGGTGCTCACGGTGCCGATGAAACGGCCAGTATGTGGTTCGTCCATCGTATGGCCCGTGCCATAGATACGCAGCTGGCGTTTGAGGGCTGGCGCGTCTTTTTCCATTTCCGCATACAGCACGACGTTTTCATTGCCGAAAATATCGGGCTGCATGATCACTGACAGGATGTTGGCAGGTGCCGGGATTTCCAGTTCTTGCCAGTCACTGACCATAACGTGAAATTTACCGATGATCATTTTCAGAATCCTTTGAGATTTATGATGGAATTGTGTGGGCGAATCGGGATGCCAAAGTCTCTCATATCGACAAATCCGCGCTGCGTGTCTGCCGAGGGCATCCACCAGTTATAGCCGGGATCAGCACGCATGCCCATAGAAACATTAGGCAATTGTGGTTCTTTTAGCGCAGATTCCAGCGAACCCAACTGGCGGCGAATTTCATTGGCCATTGCGGGGTGCATGATCAGCTTATCACCCATGCGGATCACGGTGCGCGAAGGTTTCGTGGTGGTCGTGATGTTGAAACGCTTTTCAGGCTTATGGCGTTTTCGGTGTGCCCACTTGCGTTCGCGCAGATGGTGCACCAATTCTACTTGCGTCGAGTCTTCGACAACCTGCAACCCATTAAAACCAATCAGACCAGCTAAATTTCGGGACGTATCTTCGGAGTGGCCCAGCGACATTGTTCACCTCGGTAAATAATCCAACTAGGCGCCGACGTGCTTTTTTCTCACCCTCTTCAGGAAGAATCCGGGCATAAGCATGATTACGCAGGCGGTGCCAGTTGTTCAGATAGTGGCGGCGCACGAAGGTTTGGCGCAGCAGCGAAAGCGTGCAGCTAACGTTCTGCATCTGATGCCCGGCCAACAAAAGTTCGTCCAGATAACGCAGGTCTTCATGGCGACAACGCATCATGGTGAAATCGAAAGTAATGTCGCAAAGTTCACGGCAATATTCGCGATGGCTTTCGGTGTTTGCAATTTCCAGCAACTGGCTGGCTGTAAGCAGAAAGGTCGGTTCCTGCAAACGTCCGGGGTGCCGGTGCATAAAAATCAACATGAGTTAACCTTCCGAATAATGTTGGACAGCTGGCCTAGCGACAGAAAACCTAGCTGTTCCTTGGTTTCAATTCCAAACGGTTCACGGTCGCGCAGCTTGTAGCGGTCCTGTTCGGTTCGCCACATGTTGCACAGCCTTTTCGATTCCTTGATCGGATCGGCTACGTCTGAAACTTCGCGAGGTACGAGGCCAGCAAAGCGCCAGCCATGGCGGGGGCCGATATAAACCCAGTGCTCGATAAAGGCGACAACAGAGACGCCTTGCTGTTTGAAAGTTTTCATGATTCCCTCACAAAAACGAAAGGGCCTTCCTTGGCCCCAATCGTCTTATTCCGCAGCGTCTTTTTCGATATCTTCCATGTACACGGTTTGCGGCTCATTGGTATTGCAACCAGATACCTCGCCACGGCTTCCAGTCTGGAATTCTTCCGGGTACATCACGCATGTTTCAATCACGTTTTCGAACATTTTCCACGCGATGTAATCATCGAGGCAGACCATGCGCGCCTGCTTGTGCTTGTCGTCTTCTGCGCAGAGCAAACTAACGCCATAGGGCGACAGGTCATCGATAATTTCGCGCAGGTACGACAGGCGCACATGGCGGAAATCGCGACCGATACGCACCGGGTGCAGGTTGTTGGTATCGAAACATTTGGTACGGTCGAGGAAAGCCACATAGGTTTTCACCGGGTCCAATTCGTGCGGTCCCATGAATTCCAACGGGTCATGCTCGGAGGCATCATCGGGCAGTTTCTTCGGAGCTACGTCACGCGCCATAGTGCGCTGGCGGATCAGGAAATCGTCGGCCTTGGGCCAGTATTTGATGAAACGGTGCTCAGCATTTTCGATCAGGATATTGCGATGTGAACCGAACTGTTTGAATTTCCAGTTATCGAACATTGCCCACAGCAGATCGTTTTCGACACTGGTGTTTGGAATCAGGGTGTGGAAATCGCGGTTGTAGCGACCTTTGCGATAGTCCATATCATAGCCAACGATATTCAACATGCAGGCCAGATGGTAATACACATGGTCACGGGCGTGCTCGACTTCCGGGCAGATAATCACGTGACCATTGAAACGGTTTTTGTCGAGGGCGGCGCGCAGGTCGTCCAGTTCGGTATCGGAACCAACGCAACGAATGTTCACGTAGTTGGTGCCCTTGAACGTGTCGCTGGCGCGGATCTTGGCGGATGCCTCGGTAACTCCGTACAAAATCACGTTGGTATCAAACTGCGAACCGTTTAATGCGTCTTCAGACAGCCGGGTTACGTTCTTAGCATAACCGATCAGCATGGTGTGAATCACCGTGTCGTAGACGCGTGGATTGTTGAAAACAGAACGTTCGAATTTGTATTGCATAAAGTCCTCTGCGCTTACCGCGCAACAGTCTCAGTTTAGTGGGTTGGCGATGCTTACCACACCGCCGGTATTTCGGTGAATCTACAGCGGTCCTACAATGAGATATTTACAGTTTCTCTTCTGTTGCTTCATCGACCAGCTGATCCACAATCGAGTTGGGAATTCCGATGGTCGCGTGAATGATTACCTTGCGAATTTCTGCAATGCGCGCCAGCAGGAAACGTTCGAAAGCTTCCTCGGTCAAATACTGGCTATCGCCCGCAGTGTTCCAGATGCCGAAGCCGCAATACTCTACGCCGTATTCGTCGGCGCAGTAGTGGAACTGCACAAGGGGCACGAAATGTTCCAGTCGGGCGGGCAAGCCTTCGTAGACAAAGTGGCTATTGATACGATCAACAATTTTGATCGCAATGTCGGGAGTAATCGGGTCCGGGTCCATTTCCATGATATTACCTCAAAGGTTTTTTGTTTGCCGCTCAAGACGTTTGATCGCCAAGAGCAATTTTCCCATAGGTAGCCGGGAAAAATCTGTAATGTCCGGTGGCCGATTTGGCTTGGCACTGGCGGCCAATGCGAGATTGTAGCGGGCCTGTGCATCTTCTGCCCGCTGCCGCACGTCGGTGTAAATACCGGAAATGTATGGCTGCACAATCCGCAGGAAAACCCAGCTGATACCATCAGGCTTTTGCAGGTATTCCGAAATGCCGCTGCAACGACCACAGCGGAAAATGTGCGTGCCTTTTGCGAAGCTTGGGATCAGCTGGCAACGGCGCTGTTGTTTGCGGCTAAAGTCTTCGCGGATCGCGCGATTGCAGCGCGGGCACACTTGGATATTGTGCTTGAGAATTTCCGGGTACAACCACGACCGTATCCACTTGATCATGTTGGAATTCTCACAAGGGCAGGTATTCGTCGGTTTCCAGACTGAAGTTGCCGCGCTGTTCATGCAGGTGCATCTTGCGCTCTTTTTGCTGCATGTAGTCTTCGAAGTTTTTGGAGACGTTTTCGCCTTCACCCTCGGTGCGCATCATGCGCCACGCAATGACTGTCAGGGCCTCGATAACCTTGCTCACTTCCACGCGGAAATTCATTGGTTCCATGTGGTCGGTGGCTTCCGCGATTTTGCAGAATTGCCCGGCCTGAATGATCAGGTCAACACTGGTCAGCATATGGTCGATGCCGTCCGGGTATGCCAGCACGTTTTCTTCCATGGTTGCGAAGCCGTCAATTTCCTTATTCATGAAATTGGCGAACATGGTGTTGTAGTAGAACAGATCGAAGCCGTGGTTGGCGAACATGCCCGGCCCTTCGATGCGATAGTCGGTGCTAATGCGCGACGTAACCAGCGCGAAATGCTTGATCTTTTCCGCCTGCGTCAGCACGCCGATATCGTTGAAGTAGCGGGCGGCATGCTGCGAGAGTTTCCACTGAATGTCGTTGACGTAAATCATCCGTATAATCCTTCGGCCATCAGGCGCTGTTTGTAGGGAACAATATCGTGTCCGAAATCTTCGAGTCTTTGCAGCAGCTTTTTCATGTGCGGCTTCAGACGAAGGTTCCAGATTTCAACGTCGAATTCCCATGCAATCATGATCGCAATTCCGGTGCCCCCGGTGCGACCACGCATGTACTCTGATGGCTTGGTGCAGCCGTCAGGCGTCCAGCACATCAGGAATTCTGAAGGGTCGGAATCTTCCACGCAGGTTGATAGGCCGACTACCTGAAAAGCATTGCGGCGAAACATTTTCATGTGCTGGCGGTTTTGAATCACAATCGGATAAACTTTCTGCGCCAGATATTCGCCCCACGCTGTTTGTTCGGGGGTGTACTGCCAGATGCCAGTTTGGTGCCCACGGAACCCACGATCAGGCAGGTAAATCTCCGCGTGTTTAGCACCTAACTCAAATGCTTCATCGGAACCTTTTGCGGCCCCTGATCGCAGGATGGAATTGGGCTTTGTCTTGGCGAACAAAGTTTGCAATTCGCAAACCACTTTCGGGGTCTTCTGCGAGCCGACGCCAGTCCACTTTTTCAGCGATATTCGCCGTTAGCTTGGGCTTCGACGGTCAGCTTAATAAGCAGGTCTTCCCGCTGAAAAAAGTCGCGCAATTCTGCATGGCGCTCTTTGTCCATGTATGCCAGAATTTTGCGGTTGAGTTCTGCGCGAATATCGCGTTCTTGTAAGATCAGATCGAACCATTTGGCCTCGCTGTAATAGCGAGTAATGCCACTCCCCGGTACACCTTTCAAACCATCACGACCGAGAAGTCGATCCAGCGACATGCCTTCAGGCACATCGTATTCAAGGGTTTCCAATTGACGGCGCAGGCGCGTGTTCTGGTCTTTGAGAGTATTGTAAATTTCTTCAAGCTTTGCCTTGTCCATCAGTCCTCCAAATCGTTTGGTGGAATTGCGTGTGCCTCGAAATCGGTCGAACCTGTATCGACGTGCTCCAGATTGCCCCGGTCGTTGGTCTTCCACTTCCCTTTCTCAAGGAAAATTCGTGGGAATTCACCGTGCCACTTGCCGTACTCGGTTGGCTTGCCACTACGGTAGTTGGTAGGGCCGCAGGCGCTGCACAGTTCAAGGCCTTCACGCTCAGGCGCATAAGCCCAGCTGAAAATGTTCATGAACAGCATTTTCTTGAAACCTTGCGCGGCCAGCGCAGTATTCTCACAGCAGCCGCAAACTTCACACTGAAACAAACTCATGAAATTTCCTCAATGGTTGGGCCGTCCTTGGCCCGCAGGAATTAGGCAGCTGGGTCCATGTCTGGTTCCAGTTCCTCTTCTTCCTCTTCTTCCTCTTCCAAGTCGTCGTCAATGCGATTGTTGAAGGCTTCGTGGAAGGCGCCGCCCTCGAAAATCAGGCTGTCACCGAAACCGATAAACGCGTCCAGATTTCCGTAGGCGTGTTGCAGCAGGGAACCAACGAAGTATTGGCAGGCAACACTGACAATTTCGCCGGTTTCTTCGCTACGGATAACGTCGCTCACAGTCATGGCCACTGGGCTGTTGTTGTAGGCAGTCAGGGCACCAACGTATGGGGTAGAGGACATGCAAAAACTCCTGTTAACGTTTCGATTTTTTCTTGCGGTTTTGCTTCTGCTTCTTACGCCGTTCGGCAGCGTCGAGGGCAGACAGCATGGCGGCGCTGTAGACCGGTGCACGGCCCGCAGCTACCAGTTGCTCATTGAGGTATTGGGCTTCGGATTCTTTGTCGAACAAATCCAGTGCACCAGATTCCTCAAGTTCATCCAACGCCTTGTCTGCGTCGAATTCGGTTTCGCCACTTTCCACATATTCCACACGCTTTTCTGCTTCGCGCATGGCGCCAGCCAGTTCCTGCAAACCGGCGATTTTCTCGGCGGGGAAAGTTGCGTAATACGCCTTGGTTTTTTCGTCCAGTGGTTCGCCACCCCACTTGGAATCAGCCATGTAGCCAATATCTTCTAAGGTTGCGAAATGTTGGGTGCGACCGCGCATGACACGCGATTTGATTTGGTCGGGATGCGCACTGAAAAACTTTGCGGCGTTTTCTTCGTGATTGGAAGTAACGACGTGACCATCAGGCACCACAGGATCGGTCGAATAGTGCGCTTTGATTTCTGCGATTTGTTCGCCGTAACCTTTGACGGCCTTCGGGTCTTCATCGCTCCAGTTGATGATACCCGGTGTTTGTACTTCGCCGTGTTCGTTCATTTGAATTCCTTGGCGGCCTGTGTGGAAAGGCCCTGTAATTTTGCGATGTACCAATACCCGTGCTCAGTGTCGCGCAGCTTTTCGTAGCGAATAACGTCCATCAGCAGGAAAACGTCTTCGTCGTATTGCGGCACAACTTGCAGCACGGTCGGCAGTTCAAGGTTTCGGGCCGTAGAAAAAATTTCCACAACCAACATCAAATCCGCGTCACCGTCTTGCGATTTGCGATCACGGTGCGTCACGTATTCCGCCTGCATAAATCCACGCTTGTGACTCAGGCGGAACAGGCCGTGTTCGTTCTGGCGGTAATGTTCCAGTGCGGACCACAGGCGGGTTTGAGAATTAGCCATTGCACAGGCCTTGCAGCGCAGCGCGCCAGCCCAGCTTCTGCCGAACGTAATTGAACGAACGTCGGCGGTCGAATTCCTCGAAAATTTCTTCCAAGGGAATCGGGCGCATGTTGGTATGCTCCAATCCGCAATTGAAATAACGTGGATCTTTCACCAAATCGCCGTGCAGGTGGCCATGCAGGTTGCGTTTGCCGCGCAGGTGCGCCGGGTGCATTGGCGCATGGGTCAACCACATGCCTTTGTAACTCAGCATGCTATGCACATTGTTTACAGTTTTTAACGACGCAATTTTCTCGATATGCGTGCGTTCGGTGCAGTGGTTGCCGAGGATCACGACCTTGCGACCGGGTAGCGAATCCAGCAGATCCCACGCTTCCGGGGTGAATGCCAAATCGCCCATCAAATAGATGGTATCGCGCTTGGTTTTAAAACCCATTTCCAACCAACGATCAACCACGCACTGATCGTGCTCGGCGCTGTCCGCGAAGTTGGTGAACATTGCGGTTTGATCCAGCGCCCAGCCATCGGGTTTGTTGCGGTATTTGTGGATGTTGCGATGGCCCAAATGCAGATCAGCGCAAGCGTATGCTGCCATTATGCGATCCCTACCCAAAACGTGAGATACGAGTCGTATTTTTCGACTTCCCAATGCTCCAGCCCGGATTCGTTATCGTCCGGGTAAAACTCTGCACCCTGCTGCATTTCGATGCCTTGCCAGATGCAGGTCAGCACACCCTGATCCGCTTGGTGGCGGATGTGTGCCGAAGGTTCCGGGTTATTCAATCCCAGCACGATTTCGAAACGCTTGTTTTTGAAATCTTCGGTGGCACAAACCATGTGGCAGATTACACCGTCCATCCCGATTTGAATTTGTGCGGGCAGCGCCATCATGCGGCCTGCTTCGTTGGCCAGCTGTGCGGATTGTTGACGGGTGATCATAAAAGTCCTTTACGCGACAAGCACGTCGGTGAAATAAGTTGGATCGTTCGCAGCTTTCTTCTGATCAGCACGGTCGATACCGGTGGTGATTGCATAGGCGCGAACGGCGCAGAACATTGACCATTTCTGCCAAGCTGGAACGTTGAGCACGCCCATAGCTTCGAGGAAAATCAGGTCGCCTTGCTTACGGGTGACATACACGTTTGTTCCATTCATGTTTACAGTTCTGTATGAACAGATGTAATCGTGAATGACGGCGGCTTTGCCGTACTTGCCGTTAGGTGGCAGCAGCCAACGAATCCACCACGGAACCGAGGCCAGATCGGTTCTGTAGCCAACCGGCACATTGACCATCACACCGGAACCCAGCGCACCGATCATGTAGGTAAACATTTGCCAAATGACGTAATGAATCCCGTCATCTTCAAACTCGGCAACCAGTTTGGTGGTAAAGCTACTCACTTAGAAAAACTCCAGTTCAAATACCCATTCCACCCGGTCATCCGAGGAATAGGCAGTGCTAATCGACCGCCCAAAATTGAATTGGTCAAATCCTAATTTTGGTTCGCTAAAAGTTCGGTGGTGTGCAATGTCGTCGTACATGCCTTGCATCGCGTAATGCATCACGTGCACTGTCTTAACCCAAGGCAACGTCGCTTGCATGCGCAGGCGTACATGGTCACGACCTGTTGAGGTCAGGTCTTCCACGTGCGTTACACGCAGGGTTTTTGCATCAAACGTAGTGCCACCAAACGACAGTTTGATCGTTTTACTTTTGAGTTTTTCAAACTCTTCGCGCAGATCAGACAGGCTCATACGCTGCGTGCGGTCGAAGGCTTCCAGCTGCTGCTCGGTCGGTGCATTCACAAGAAAATCCTCGCGTTAATCTGCCACGTGAAATCGCCCTGCTCGGTTTGTAGCAATTCGATTGTGTCTTGCAGATACCAGCTGCTTTTGGTTTGCGCCAGAACCACGACGCAGCAATACTTTTCGATCAGCAGGCTATCGATTGCCTCTTCCTGCATGCGGATCAATTCGTCTTGCGTGCTACGCAGGCGCAAACCTGCTTGGAGAATGCCGGGGTTTGGGTTCTTACCGTCGTTAAACGGTTCACGGATCATTGTCGTTTCGAGAACGTCGGCGTTTACCGTGTAGTTGCCGATGGTGACGCGCACAGTGCCTTTGTGGTTGCGCACTGTTTCCAGTTGGGTTTGTAGTTCCATGTTTATTCTCTTTCGGACAATGCGAGCCAAATATTCATTTCGTTGGCCCAGTGCTCTTGGAAGACTTTGCGGATTTTACGTTGCTGCTGGCGCTGGTCTTGGTGCACACCTTCGAGGTGGCTAGGCATCATTTCGAAAACCACCTGTGATTCCATGCCGTGGAAATCGGGTTGGTTGCCTGTGTATGTCAGACTGCTGATCACGAAAGGCATGCCGCAAATGTTGACGTAAACGACAGGCGTCTCATAATATTTCTTCATCAGATTTTGGAATTTATCGTGGACGTGACCCGGCGACAAATCGTAGAGGCCGCACGTTATCTTGAACGTCGAGGGGCCAGAACTGATCTTAACTTGCTGCCCGTACATTTCCATCATTTGCGGGGGCGACATTTCATATCCGGCTTGGGTTGGCAGGAACCGGAAGAATTCGCCGCCAACGTACACGCACAAAAGCTTGCGCTTGTGCGCCTTCGGATCACCAAAGGGACGTAGCAGCATGCGGCTGAAATCGGCTGTAAACTTTTGCAGTTTCTTGTGGTACTTGTAGGCCTTCAATCGATCCGCCAGCACCATAGGCTGCTCGGCCTTCAGGTAACGAGGCTTTCGCTTAGGCGGCATAAAGTCGGAAAAGTCCAGACTGTACGTGCAGTAATCGCCGTCGTCATCTTCGTATTCTAGGTCGTCTTCTGCGAAAAATTCTTCACACATTTTCCGGTTCCTTGATAAAGGTAGGCGCAATCCAAAAATCGATATGCAGGCCGGGATCGAAAGGCACGTCCTGATAGCCAGTCATCACGAACTTTTGACCCAACAAACTCAGGTGCAAATGCTTTTCGACTTCGTAGCTGTTATGCATGTGGCCACGTGTGATTTCCAGAGCGAATTTCGCCAGTCTTTTCTGCATTTCAGCCGCCAGTGGGTAGGCCAAAACAGCGTGCGGGGTTTCGTGATCTTTGACGGTCAGCAGGCGCAGGTGAATTGGATGGAACGAAACGCGATTTGCATAACTCGCACCATTACGCACCAATGGCGGTGGATTGAGTCCTGCTCGCAGTTCGTCGCGGTTCTGCACCACGGCCAGCACCGGATGGCCATAGACGATCCAATGGAACTGGAAATATTCTTTTTGTGTGAGGTGACGATACACATTGGCAAACAGGTCAGCCATGGGGCAGGCTCCGTGATGGTCTACCCTGTATTTACAGTATTGACCAAAATGAAAAAGCCCCCGATCCGCCATGGAACCGAGGGCCTTTGGTCAAGCGTAGAGCAAGGTCTTTGCCACAAAGTTTTCGAATTGATGCAGCAGCACAAACTGGCTCCAATTCGTTGTGGTGTATACCGCGTTATGGGTCAGTACCGTGCCGTCATACAAAGCCACGGCAGGCGCATCGAGGTCAACAATGTTGAATGTCCAGCCGTTTTTGTACACACCAAAAATCGGTTGATCATCAAACACCGCGCTAACCACAGCGTACCCATTTCGAGCATCGTACCAGCAGCCCGTAACCACCAAACCGTCAAGGTCGGTCACGCCTTCAGAGGTCAATGCTGTGATTGGTCCCCGGAAAGTTTCCATGGTTTGTCCGCTGTGCAGAACTACCCGGAAATTGGTTGCTTGATCCGTGAGCCACACCCGGCCCGCACCTACCTCAATTTCTTGCCAATTAGGGCCAACCAAAATTGATCCCTGATCGGTGCCGAATGCAGGTCCGTTCACATTGCGAGCGCAGACAAAATTGCCATCAAACTCATGAACCAGCGTCCAGTCTGAATCCAGTGCATAGATCCCCACACCATCCACCGACGCGTAGAACGCACCGGCAGCAAAAACAATGTGAGAAAATACGAGATTTACATCGGTTGCGGTCCACTCGACTTTATCGGTCGAGGTGTGAACCTGCTGCCCTATCGCGATGTACTGGCCTGCACCGAATGCAATGCCGTTGATAGAATCAGCAACCGACGCAGGTACGAAACCATTAGACTGAACGAATAGACCGTTTCCATCTTGGGTCGTACCTGAACCACCGACAACAAGCGAACGTCGCGGAACAGGTTTTACGACTTTTTTACGACGTTTGCCAGAACCTCTACGCTCACTTCGTCACCGGCGCTAAGGCGCGGTTTGGCTACGAGTTTCAGGCCGTAAATGCCGAGCGGAACACCTTGCTTGGTGCGTTCGGTGGTGGCGGGCAGGGAATGCGAAATGAACGGGAATTCATAACGCTGAATCATCTGCGTGACGTTGTGCAGTTCGTTGGTGGCGCTATCGCTGATTACACGAATGCCGTTGTTGAACCACGCGTAGCTGTCACCTTTGCCGTCCAGCGATTTACCGAATACCAAATCCCATTTGATTTGATCGGTTTCACCCGAAGCGTCGGTGTCGAGATACAGCGAAATATCGTACATTTGCGTCACGTCGGTTACGCCGTCTTTCAGCGAGCCGACAGTTACCGCAAAATTCCACGATTCCGCTTGTGCTTCGTCCAGTTCGATATCGAACCCATTGGCGCCATCGCCGTAGTAGGTCGAATCGTTTACTTTGCGTACAGCCAAACCGAGTTCGATATTCGCGTTGGTGCCCAGCACGAAATCATCAGCCGGATTACCATGGCCGACCAGCATGTAATTTTTGCCGCCAGATTCGCGAACAAAACTGGTTTCGGCTTTCGGCTGTTCAGTCAGCGGACCATAGGTCACGGTGGCCAGTGCGCCGGTTGGTTCCCACGGGCCGAGACAGATCAACGTGTCATTCAAATAAAACGAAATGATCTTGTTGTCAGAACCGGCGATGATATTGGACATTACGATGGCGTCGGAGGTGCCATAGTGTGTGCAAACCGCAGTTCGGAACGCGCCCGACTTTACGATTTCGTCCATTTCGTCTTCGGTGACTTGAATGCGGCGAATTTGGTTAGGATCGCCACGTTCCTGCATGGCTTCCAAAATGTCAGCCACTACCCCGGTATATTTCTGGATGTTCATCAAGAACCCCTTTACTGGTCAAAAACTCCGTATTGTTCAATACGAAACCCTACCATTAAATTACCCTTTTAGTACGTGGCGAATGTCTTTGAACTCTTTGTAGAATTGGCGGTATTTCATAGTGCCACTACGAATCCAATCCTCCATAAAAACTAGCGCGAAGATGGTAAGCAGCGACATGATCAACACCTGAAATTCCATACCCTGTTTTTGTAACAGTGACATTGCGGTTGCCGCACTCCAAACAAACAGGCAGCAAAGGACCACCAGCCCTACAAGGCACGCGGGCCATAACACAACAGCCATCCAACAAAGGGCCAAACCAATCCGATCTTTCATCACATGTAATCCGAAATAATTGCGCATTTAAAGAGCCGTCGCGCCGACCAAATGCAGAGGGCAATAGCCGACGCAAATAATACACCAATCAAGGTTGCAGGCACGATGAACGCGACAGCATATGTGGCGAAAAGTTCCGGGCCACGATCCGCGTACATTTTCACCAGATGAAACAAGCTCACGCAGAACACAGCCAATATCGTACCAATGCAGGTTGAAGACACGGCCAACACCGCTAGATAGATCGCAGGCATCAGGATAATCCTTTATAGTTTTGATCATTTGATACGAAAAACGGGATTCACCGCTAGGCAAATCCCGTTCGTTTTAACCGATGCGCGAAACTCGGTTATAGTTTAGGCGGCGAATGGTCTTCCACCAGCGCGGGAAAGTCTCGATTACGAAGTGCGTGCATACCACGATCATTACGACGTGCGCCACCCGCTCGAAAGTCGTCCACTCAAAATGCGAAATCGACAGGCTGTATTGAACACCGTCGATGGTGCCGCTGTAAATCAATTCCGCCTGATCTTTGATAACGCGTTGCCACGTGTAATAAATCATCAGCGCGTACATCAGCGGCGGGTTCCACAGTTTGCTGATAACACGCACCCAACCAACGATCATTTCTTTCATCAGGTTAACTCGCAAAGAATTTGTACGAAACGTTTATGGGCCTGTTCCATAGTCGAACCATAGCCCACGTAATAGCCTTTAAAGCGATAGGCTTTGAAACCGCCGCCTACAACTGGGCGGATGCGGTATTTGTGCTGCTTAGCTTTCGAAGCGTGGTTATCTTGAGGCGCCATCGTGTTCTCCCGGCAATGGCCACTTAGCGCTATACCGTTTCGGCCTTGCGTTGCGTTCACGGAAATAAACACGAATTGAATTGCGCGTTTCCTCAACAGGCGGGCGCTTCGATTTGCCGGGCCACTTCGGGCGTGGTGGCCGGTACGTCTGCACCACACGCTCCACGGTCAAGTTTTTGAAAGTTGCCCGCACCCGCGCATCGAGTTCTTGCACCGCCTGTTCGCTGTACTCAACCGGGCCGAAATCCAACAGGTTGAAAATGTGGTTATCCAACATGTTTTCGTAATCGGAACAGAGGCCGTAATGCGGCAGAATGAACGTGGTTCCGTTCTGCAACGGCATGCAATCACGCAGGGGTGCCGGGTAGTTCTTTTCCAGTGGAAGAGCCATCAGAAACTTCCTCAAAATCGCTGATCATGCCAATGGGGACAATCAGATTGCCGCCATTCGGGTGACTGAAAAGAATGTCGAGTTTGGTGGATTCTTTCACAACCAAAATGTCTTCGGTCGTGACGTTTGCCCACCACTCGTTTTCCAGAACACGATACTTGGCGCCGATTGGATATTTCGGGTTTTCTTGTGGCTCTGTTGGCCGGACTGGGGCAGCCATTGCGCTGCTGGGACTGGCAGTGTCCGTTCCGAAGAGTTCACCGAAAAATTCCGCAACGCCCTCAAACAATTGGTCAAGGTCGATATCGTCGCTCATGGGGCCTCACAGCATTTTCGGTGCGGTCGGAACAGCCGATTGGTTTTGATATTTCCCTTTGCGATCCGCATAGGAAATGTCGCAATCGTCGTCACCGCTAAAGAACAGAATTTGTGCGCAACCTTCGCCAGCATAAATCATGGCGGGGAGCGGCGTGGTGTTGGAGAATTCGAGGGTCAAACTGCCCTCCCACTCGGGTTCCAACGGCGTGACGTTTACGATAATGCCGCAGCGGGCATACGTCGATTTGCCGAGGCACACCACCAGCGTATCGCGGTCGATTTTGAAGTTTTCCGGCGTGTTGGCCAGTGCAAAGCTGTTCGGCGGAATGATCACCGCTTGGCCGTCACGAACCTTTTTGGTAACGAAGTTGTCTTCGGTGAAATTCTTCGGATCGACAACCGTGGTATTCAGGTTGGTGAAAATCTTGAACTCGTTACCGACACGAATGTCATAGCCGTAGCTGCTCAGGCCATACGGAATGATCTTGTGAGTCGAACGCTCGCCGTCTTCGTCGCCCAGTGCTTTGTACTGCACTTCAGTAACTTGTTTGGGCGAGAACGGGAAAATCATCGGTACTTGATCGATCATTTTCTCATTGAGAATACGCGCGCCACACGGCGGCAATTCACGTGCTTTGCGGGCCTTGTGCGTGTTGGCCCATGCGTAGAATTCGCCGTTGATAAACAGCGCTTTCCGCGTCGGTTGGCACATGCTTTCAATCCAGCGATCCGACATAATACCCGGCATTAGTGTTCCCCCTTTTGAATTTCAGAAATCTTGCTCAAGAAATGCCCAACCACGTCGTCCAGCGTCAGACTTTTGCGCTGGTCCGGGTCGCGGTTATTTAATTCACGGCGAATAGACGACAGCAGATCATTCAGCACTTTTGCTGTGCTGTGCGCTTGGATCATATCTTGGCGCTCACTGGCCATTTCCAGCAGGTAGCGCACGCGCTCTTTGTGCACGTGTGGGCCGGGCGTAACCCCGGTCAATTGAATGGTTTCCACCATGTTTAGCTGGGCGATCACTTCGTCAATCACGTTCATTCCGGCTGCTCCGTTTTGGGCAGCAAGCATTTGATGTGCACGCGACCGCAGACGTAATGCCAGTCAATCAAAACGCCATGTTTCACCAGCACCTGATTCAGGCTTTGGCAAATGTGCTCGGCGGTGTGCTTCGGCACGTCCACCAAACAAACGCTTTCGCCCCGGTCGTAAACTTCCTGATTGCATGGTGGAATTTCTTGTTGATCAGTCATAAATCACCCGAACGAAAACGAAGTTGCGTAGTGGCCCACATAATGTGGAATCTTCGTGTAGCCGTCCGGCAACAGGTCGATATGGCGTTGCGACAAACGCACCACCGTATATTCGAAGTCTTCCCGGTCGATCAATTTCCGTTCCAGCTTTTCGCTGTAGTCGCCAAGGATATTGCGGTCCTTGTCAACGAACACGCTACGCACCACCACCTGATCCTGCATAGCCTGCTGGGCAGTTACGCGGTTGCGCAAAAGATCGTCGCGAATTCCACAAATGAGGTCTTCGACTTCGTGCACCGTGAAGGATTTGCGGCCTTCGGTAAATGCGATGTTCCACGCTTTGGTTAGCGCTGCATTCAGGTTGGTGTTCGGGATGTAATGACTCATTGAATTTCCCTTTGGTGTAACACGGTTAAACCGTGCAGTGAATTTACCTCTATAGCGCCAGCCAGTTGCAGGCATGTGACGCTATCGGCGTGTTCAATCGTTATGAAGGCTATCCCTAGTCTGTTTACAGTTTCTTCGACTTCGGCTGGCCGCTCATGATTGTCGATGTATATTTCAATCATTAGGTGAAGTTTCGGCTGCTTGTGTTGACGCCGGAACTAGATGCGTTCACGGTCTTTTTCGGGGCGGCAGTGCCGCTGGGGTTGCCCGCTTCGGTCAGGAACGGACGGTACAGATAAAACAATTCGGAATACTTTTTGCCGCCTTTGATCATGATGGTTTTGCCACCAACCACGTAACGGCCTGCAATGTCGTTGGGCGGCGGGCTGCTTGGGCCTTTGGCGCCGGAACCCTGCTGATAATCAATCGACTCGAAAGTTTTCACTTCGGTTGCCGAATCAGTCAGGGCAATTACACCCTCACTCAGCATCGCCAGAAAACGCACATTCTGGTAATACGCACGTTCGTAAAATTCGTGGATGTTGAAGCCTTCGTCGGGACCAGTGCCCGGATCGAATCCAGCATAGGAAATCCGGGCGCCACGATCTTTCAACATGGCCAACACTTCCTCGTTTACAGGAACCCCGGCAGCACTGGGGGCCTCAACGTCGATGGACTCGATAGAAAACGTCGCATCATCCGAACCAAAATCGTGACCAAACAGCTTGTGGCCGTAATTCACGAAGTGGGAAAACAAACCAGAATACGAACGGTCTTTTGCTTCGCGAACATCCACTGCATTACCAGTGGCACCCGCACCGTCCTTGTTGTGAATCAATGTGTTTTTTGGTTCCTCTTTTAGGACTGCCATCAGGTCTTTGTAGACCAGCGTGCCGTCCATGCGCACACAGCGGGCCATGCAGCTTTGATCGCTCATGTACCCGTGTGCCGCCACGTCTTCAGAAAACGACAAACGTGTGTGCCCGATATTCAGCCAAACCTGCGTGTCTTTGGTATCGCCTTTCGGCCCCTCATAACGCAGGCTGCTTCGTTCGGCAATTTGCTGCATGACATTGGCGCTAGAACCCTCAAACGATTCGGTGTTTGTACCGGCGCCGAATTTGGGCGCGTCGAGAATGCACACAACGTTCAAAACTTTACCGCTTGAGTTTCGGTGACGGCCCCAGCCGAACACCCGGAATTTGTATTCGGGTGCGGCGTCGGCGGTCTTGCCCAAACGAATCGAAATCGTGGTCCCTTCCTTGAGGTTTAAATCACGGCTCAAGGTTTCTTTTTCATCGTACAGCGACAAACGCATTGTCGGCAAACCCATGCCGAAACCTTCCATGATCAGGATATTTTCAATCAGGTTCATGGATGGCGGCATGGAACTACCTGCAATATCCAGCGTGCAAAACGCCATGCCGTCGATGTTGAGGGATGCTTGAGCCATGATGGTTCCTAGTGTTTACAGTGTTAGGGTGACACTGCTTGCAGTGCTGGTTTTCGCTCGTTGCAGGCGTGTGGTCATTTCATTGATATCGGGTACGCGAATTTTGGCACCTTCCGTGATTTCCCAAATATCAACATATCCGTTGTAGACCATGACAGCCCGCCACCATTTCGGCGTTCGGTACACGTTGTAGGAAATCAGGCCGGGGTTGAACTGCTCCATTGCGTTTACAGTATAATCCCGGTAGCTGGTGGTGCCCGTAATGGCATCATAGGAATCGTCCAGCAGCGGATCGATTCCAAATTCATCCACGCTAATAAATTCGCGCTGATCATAAAGCGACATAGGCGGCCCTTACAGGATGGTGAAGAATTTATCGAGGTCTTCTTTCGTGGTGGTCCAGAAGGCTTCGAATGTCACGTTAATGGTTGCAGCAATCGGGTTGCCCATGGCGTCAAACTGCGAATCAAACGTCGCGTTCACGTCGTTGATAATGCACGGTGTGAATTTGAAAAACCGTCCGATTCGTAGCGTGATTTCATCGCCACCCAACTGCGCGCCACCGGTAAAATCACCGGACTTAATTGCTTCCATGTTGCCGATATGCGGACCCGGCGCAATCAACGTACCTGCCGCCGATTCCGAAGGTGCTGCCAGCTGCATGAGTTTTTTCATTTTGTCCGTTACTTCTAGATAGGCGTTATCGTGCGCCACAATCACGAAAGGAACGGTCAATACCAAAGAACTACCCGAGGACCACACCGCACCCGACAAATATTTCATGACGGATGTTAAACCAGTGGTGGCCCGTGCAGCTGTCTCGGCCATGGCGGTTGCCTGCCCTGTGCCCGTGGCGTTCCCTGCAACTTCCGACAAAGGTTTTGCATATGGTCGGTCGTAACTGGATGCCAACTGGAACCCGAAGTTTTCAGGCAACGGGGTATCCAGATTGATCACCACGGCACCTTCGCGGCGCACCTCAAGATTCACAGTATAAATACTGGAAAGCTCAGGCGCAGACCGCGTAACCGTCGGCATTTTTGGACTGAATGGATCGAATTGAATACCGGACATTTAAACCATCCCGAAGTTTACGAAAAGAAGCCCGTATTCATCCATGATTGCAGGTGCGTCGTCGATTGAAGGCATGTCGTTTTTCGCAGCGCCCGAAGCACCCGGCGAACCACCGGCAGGCGCAGCATCACCGCCACCGGAACCCATAGGCACATCAGATGCAGCAATCGAAACTTTTTGCACACCATCAAACGTATTTCGTTCGACTTTTTCTGCAACTGGCATTGCGGTCGCTTGCGAAGGCGCTGCCATGGTCGCAACAGGGGCACCCGCTGATCTAGTCGTGACCGGCGCGTCGTTGTTGTAATAAGTTGGTGATGCAGGCGACATGGATGCAACCGGAGCATTTAGCGAAGTCGTACCGATTTGATCGGTCGAAGTCACGGCAGGCCCATCATACGTCACACGTTGCCCGTTCATAATGCGAGGGCGTTCGGATGCAGGAACCATGGCCGGGGCAGGTTCATCGCCGCCAAACATACCGGCGACTTTATCGGCACCTGTTGAGAAGATTTTTCCGAAGCTAGGCAGGCCCGAGGAAACCGTAGGAATTCGCGGCATTCCCGGCAGACGCATCAGTTCACAAAGGCCCGGAGTTTTGTTCAGAACTTCGTTTACTTTTCCGTCTACTTTACGCAACCCGCCGTAGGCACCCGGCGCCATCGTACCGAAAGAACCCATGCCATAAACGCCACCGATTTTTGTAGCTGCGCCAGTAATTGCACGCCCGGTTTGCGTTTGCGACCATGGCCGTGCACGCTGCCCGTACTGCCCACTTGTACCAGAACCGTTTGCAGAAACACCCGGATTTTGTCCGTTGCGTTGCGACCATGTACCAGTCTGCCCAGTTACAGGCGTTGTGGTTACGCCACCGTATGGATTATTTCGCAATTCATCACGGTCACGTTGGCGGTCGGCTTCAGTGCGCGGATTTGCTACAGAGTCAGGAACACCACGCGGATCGCCGCCAGCTTTTTTCAGGTATTGCTCATAAAGCGCCTGCTGTTCTGGCGTGCGCGTGTTTGCATCACCGTTCATTACGTCAACGGTTGGTGGCATCACTTCTTTGTTGATTATTTTGGTGTCATTTTCACCAATATCGTCAACCGGTTCGCCTACCTCTTCCTCTTCTTCCTCTTCCTCAACACCTTTGGCTGCTTTTGCGCCATTTGTCTCAGCCGTTTTCGAGGTGCCACCGGTTTCAGAATCGGTAGGAGGTTTACCTTTTTCATTCAGCTTTTGCGACCACGTTTTTTCAAGGCCTTTGGTGTTTTCTTCGGCCTTGTTCATCGTGGCTTCAGCAGCCTTATCCATTTCCTGCGAGGCAGCACTTTGCATCAGTTGCGGGCTTGCATTTGCAGCCGCGACCGCAGGCGTAGCAGAACCGCCTTTGCCTGCCCCGATCATTTCAACGTGCCAAGGCTCGTTGGAAAGTGGGCGATGGAAACCGTATTTTTTGAACAGGCCGCAACCTTCCATGGCGCTGGCGCTGTTACGGTCAATGTCGATTGCAAAACCAGATTCGTGGCGGCTGGTGCCCGGTCGTGCAACACGTTTGGTATTGCGACCGTATTTAATCCACAACGCTTCCTGTTCGGCACGGGTACGGAAAGCAGAAGCAACGTTACAAACTGTGCCCTGATTATTTTGCACCCAGTCGCCAACCATGGTGTAAAAAGCCTGTTTAAACTTGTCGTTCAAACCTGCCATATTCACCGAGTTATCATTGGGCCGCGTGTGCTTCACGCCCAACGAATAAAGCGCACCGCCCGCAGGCGCCAGCATTGCAGCCGCTGTACCGCCCCCGGCTTCGTCACCTGCACCTGTTGCACCACCGCCCCCACCTTGCGGCATGGCCATAACGCCAACAGTGCCGTTGGATGCTGCACCGGTCCCAACTTGACCTGCACCACCAGCCGGTTTTCCACCAAACTGGCCAATCATTTTTTGCGAATATTGCGAACCGATTCCAGAGCCTACCTGCGCAGCAGAACCGGGGCCTTGGCGCTCTTCGTTGAGCATTGCCAACAGTGCAACTTTTTCTTCGCCCGCACGTTTGTAAATGCTGTTCTTGGTATCGTCGCTGGAATTGCGGAAACGTTCCTCAACCGTAGACGCACGGGTTTCCTGAATGCGCGTAATAAATTCCGCATCATCCATTTTGGAAATATCACGGTTGCCGAATGCGTCACCCATCACACCCTTGGCTTTGCCGGGGCCGTATTGGGTAGCTACCGAGAAAAACGCTTCCTGCACAGCACGCGAACGCTTGTTGATATCGACGCCGTATTGTTTTTCGAACCACTTAACAACCGGGTCATAGTTTTCGCGTTTGATGAAAGCGGTTTGGGCCTGTTCCATGCCCTTGCCATCGCGACTAACAATGTCTTTATATTTCTTGGTGAACTCTTCCGAACCCGGCGTCAATCCACGGAGTTCTCCGTAGTATTTTGCACCTTCTGCCGAGCGCAGGAAGTTGGTCATGCCACCTTTGTTCGAATTCAGCTGGTGTGCACCGTAGGACACGCCGCCCGGATCACCTTTGCCACTGGATACGGTGCCAACCCCACGACCGCCCGATTCGAATTTTTTGGAAATTGCACCGAAATCTTTGTGAATTGCCTCCTGCCCAAGCGCCACGTTTGTGTTCTTGGACTTCGAAGTCATTTGATCGAGAACGGTGTTATTCGGATCGCCCGGCTTGTGATCGTCTAACCAATCTTTGGTGTTTTGCCAGCCACGGGAAAACATGTTCGAATCAGATTTCTCGAACACGTATTTTTCACGCACAGCGTCGATTGCCTGCTTACCGAACAGGCCAACACCCAGCGTTAACAGGGGCAGCAGTGCACCGCCCGCCATACGCCCCAAACCACCGCCGAGACGACCGCCCAAACCTTCCAGTGCACCGCCGCCAGTACCGGCACCAACGCGCTGAATGCGTGGCAATTTACGCGGGGTATTTCGTTTAAAACGTCCGCGTTTATCACGTTCCTGTTTGCGTGCACGTTCGCGCTGGGCTTCGCGGCGACGTTCGCGCATTTCATCCATAACCGAGCGTTGACGTTCCTGCGCCGCGACCTGTTTGTCGTTGACGCGGGTGAATTCGCCTTCGTAGGTGTTGCCTTTGGATTCCTGAATTTTTGGCTCAGGTTTGGTCATTTGTTTCTGGATGTAGGCGGCCAGACGATTCATCACGTCCGACATTTCCTGCGTAGCCTGCAATTGATCCTGCATCAGGCCAGATTGTTGTTGCAGCAAATTCGATTGTTTCTGTGCCGCAACTACCTGCGTGCGGATAATCTGCGTTTGGCCCTCAATGGCCTCGGCATTCGAATCGTCACCGCGCTGGCCTTTCGCCTGCTGGGTTTTGACCGACACATCTTTTTCGTGCTGATTTTTCGGGCCAGATTTTGCGTACTGATGCTTTTTCTGGCCAGTCAGTTTTACATCGTCGTCACGTTGCATGTGGGCGTGCTGCATGAGGCGTGGCGCAGTCTCATTACGGGACCGGCGTTGCGGTTCATGCTTGGCTTCTGCGCCATGCTTATCGACAATTTCGTTAAGTGCCTCAAGAGACGCCATATTTAATATTTCCTTCTGGTGCCCATCACCTTCTGCCCGTTAGCTTTCGCTTTTTGTTCCTGTTCGCGCCGGTCGGCAGCAAGCACCGAATGGCTGTACATGAACCACTGCACAGGCATATCAAGATCAACCATCACACCGAATTGCGACATGAGATTGTAGGCCATGTTGTAAATGTCTTTATCGGAATTATCCGCAAAGAAACTCAGCATGGACGGGCTGGATTCGTGGAACATCACGTGGTTGCACTGGCCACAACGCAGCCGCACTTTTTCACCCACGCCGTGGTAATACCGGTTCTTGATCTTTTCGATTTCTTGGAAAAGTTTCATATCAGGCTGGGCCATCAGATAGCGCAGTTTAGATTTGAAATCCTTACCCGGTTTTACCCAGCGTGCAATGTCACCGACGTATTTGAAACGCGGGAAGTCGTCCACGTACTCGTAATAGTCGGTCAGGGTGCCGACTCTCGGTAACGAAATTTGCGGATGGATCAGCCGGTTATCGTCGTCAGGCAGCGTGTGCATCATGGTTTGCGTATGCGGCACGATTTCCGATTGTTCGTGGCCACACGGTTGCAGCGTGTAGCCCAAGCGTTTTGCATCTTTTGCACTCAACCCGAAACCGATGTTGTTTTTGCTGTTCACGTAAACCATGTTGGAACACGTGTACTGCGCACGCACCGGAAATTCGGGGAAAGAACTTCTGCGCAGACGGGCCATCAAATACATGAAATCGCCGTCAGTCAGTTGATCAATATCTTCATTGCAGCACATCTGCACAGCGCGGATGATGTGCTGGTGCGGGCGGGTCTTCGCCGTCATACCGGTATGCAACAGCGGCAATTCACGCAGAGTAAATGGCCGCAGGTACAACCGGTTAAACGAATAGAAATCGTCCTTAGCGGGATTGCCCGTAAGCAAATCCCCGACCTCTACAAACGAAGCGTCAAGATCCGTTTTCATCAGACAAAGAACGAATGCGCGTCAATGGAAACATCGAACGGATACGAGGTGCCGCACTTCTCGCATTTCTTGTGGATGCGTTGCAGGATGCCGTGGTTGTATTTGTGGGAAGCGCGGGCCGCTTTATCGTACAATTCCATGTCGATTTTTTCGATGTTGGCCCAGCGTTCGTGCATGGTGCGACCTTCCTTGATGAAACGCAGTGGCCCCAGCACTTTTTGGGTACGCACATCGGTCCCCAAATCTTTGGACGCCACCATGTCACGGACACGCGGATAATCCAGACGATCATCGCCCAAAGGTTCCGGGTCCATTTGCATCATTTTGAAATCTCCCCACTGCGCGAATTGCTCGTTGTAGTGCTCGCAATCCTGTTCAATGAAAACGATTTCGAACGGGTTTTCCATGTGTTCCTGTGCTTCGGTATCCTTAGCCAGTTCCCACTGTTCGTGCATCAGGTCAATATCTGCAATCGTGTAGATTTTTCCCGATTCGTCACCTTCACGGGTGAAGACAACGCCGTCACATTCCCAGTTGGCAAAGATCGGCAGGTCACGCGAGTGGAAGCGCAGCCAAGTCAGAATGTGATAAAAATCACCTTCAGTCAGCTGGTTAACGTCGAAATCGATGACCATCCCCACCGCCTCGATCAGCGGCGCATCGTTCTTGGTCAAAATGGCCTCGGACAGATACGGCAGATGCATAGGCCGGAAAGGCTGTGCAGTGATAGATTTAACCGCGTATGGAATCAAGCGCGATGGCAGATTAGTTTCATCGAATTTCATAACGTCCCCTTAGCTGTAAGCAATATCGTCAATCGCAAAGTTTTGCTGGACCTTGATCGGTTGGCCACCTGCGTTTTGCAGTTCAATGGCGCTGGTCGTCGTGGGCCATACGTTGATCAGTTCAACAGTGACGATTGGCGTGTCAGTCGTGCGCCCATCGGTCAGTGCGAACTTCATATTTCGTTTGTAATTGCCGGGCAGGAAATAAGTGCCTGTCTCCGGGTCCATAATCTTGTTTTGCCAATCGATTAGCCAGTTGCGCGTTCGCATCGCCACGTCTTCATAAAACGTGATATCGAACGCAGACAATTCACGGAAGCCCGGAAACTGTCGAAATTTTGCACCCATGAAAACTGGTTTCATGTTGATGGATGGCATCGGCAAACTTACCGTCTCGACATACGACGGATCGAGGTCGAAAGGTAGTTCAAGGCAATACCAATAGAAATCGAGCATCGGGCTTCTGTCGCCCGAACGCTTTTCGTAAAATTCATCGAGCGTCAGAATAGGCATTATGCCTCCACACAAGCGAAAAAAGCCCAATGCAAAAACTTGCACCGGGCTTCTTTTTCATCAGAGGGTACGTTCGACGTAACCGTAAGCGAAAGTCGCGTCTTGACGCAGCGCTTGGCCACCGCCACCCTCGAACTGGTATTCGGAGATTTCGGTAGGGAACATCCGGTGAATGTTCCACTTCGCAGCATCCGCACCAGTTTGGTCGAATACGGTCAATTCCGCAGTGCGCATGTAATCCGCAGCGAAACCACCGGTTTGCGTTTGCGTTGCACGACCTACAGCCGCCCAATCTTTCAGCGCCTGATAGGTGCGTGCGTCGTAAACTTCGTGCAGCGCCACGTTCATGCTGTGGCTGAAAGTTTTACGAGCCGCGTAAATCAGTTTGTGGCCGAACAATTCGACCTCAACTGTTTGCAGACTGGCGCCGGGGAGCGAAGCACCCAAGCACTGAATCCGCAGTTGACGCCCATCGCCGCCGCCCGGAATGTCAGTGAACAAAAGTTCAAAGTTGTCATTCAGCATCGGGTCGAGCAGGCTATAGGTTTCTTCCAACGTTACTTTAGGCATAAATCACCTGATTTCCTTGTTGGGGTTAAGCCGCGAGAGATTCGACGGCGGTGCTCAATTGACCTGTAGCCGCAACAGTGGTCGTGAACTTGATCCGCTTGGCATAACGCGTCGGCTGGATAATGTAGACCAATGCAACGTCTCCGTTTGCAATCTGCGCCGGAGGGTTGGTATTTTTGTCGCAGTAGACTTTCGCGTAATACAAACCGCGTTTGCCTTTGATCGGGTTAACGATCCGCTCAACAATACCGCGCAGCTGCGCCCACAAGAATTCGTCGTTAGGATCGAACAGGCCGACCAGAACGTCATATTTTGCGGTGGTTTCGATCAAGTTGATCAGACGGCGCACGTTGATATCCTGCAACGCCGATTTGGTCGATTGCAAGGTCTGTGCACCCCACACGCAATAACCGTAACCGGCTTGCTTGTGGATCATGTTGATCTGGTTTTGATCCAGAATATTTCGTTCCGGCAACGAATATTTGTGACGCACACCGTTGATTTCGGTAATGACGCCACGGATCACACCAGCCGGTGCCCAAAACACATCGCGCATTTGGTCACTCTGTGCGAACACAGCGGCCACTGCGCCAGATGGCGGCACGTAGACTTCTTGGTTGTCGTCGGTAACTTCCAGAATATCCGAGCAATAAATCGCTGCGAAACTGGTGTTGGTGTTCAGCACGTTACGACGGTGATTTACCGCACGGGTAACGGTTTGCTGATCCGACGGAATGTCGAGGATTGCGAAGCAGTCACGGCGGGCCTCGGCCAGCGCGATCATGGCTTGCTGCACCCCAGCATCGGAATAACCCGCGTTGATCAGAATACGAATTTCGTAATCGTCTTCGTTCGCGAATTCGTCCCAACCGCTGATGATATCGCCGTTGGTTGCGGCGCGGCCATTGTCACCGTAAGACAAATCAACCTGCACAATGGCGTTGATCAGTCGTTTGGCACCTTTAGACGCCACGTATTCCGGGTGGTTTTCGTTGACCATGAAACGCACACGCGATTCCATGTTTTCCAACTGGTACGCGATGGACAGTTGGCGGTTTTGACCGTCTACTTTTTCGCGCAAAGTGCCACGGTAAGTTTCTACCGGAACGCTCATGTTGGTTTCGAAAACTTGGAGAACGAAAATCTCGTTTTCCACGTCGTTCGGATCGGGGTACATCAGCACGCGCAGCTGGTTGTTCCAGTCGCCGGGGTTCGATCCGTAGATAAACCCGATTTCGTCTGGCAGTTGGTTATGCTCGGTTGCCGGGTCCAAATAGCCTTGAGTTGCAGCTTTCGGAACCGAGAAACCGTTTTCAGTTTTGACCGCCGCGTTACCGTAATTCGCTCCGGTATCAACGCGAAGGGTCCACAAACGTTGTGCTTTTTTCAGGAAGCGTTCAGCCGCAAAGTGGCCGAAGGTAAGCGATGCATCCCGCAGGCCATAATTGGCCCGGAATTCCGCAACGCTGGTGCTCAGTACAGGAACACCAACGCGACCGCGATTCGATTCACTTACCATTGCCCCTGTGGTTGGGTAAGTCGAGGAAGCCGATTGCGAATTATCGACTTCGCCGCCATACACACCCGCCGACGTGTTACTGCCGTTTTGAAGGGTCATTGGACAATCTCCAGTAATCTCCCAAAAGGTTTCGGGATTACTATTAAATTACGCTTTTATCAAAGTAATGCGAGTCACTTTATCGGCCATCAGTTTAATGGTCCCGGCAAAGGAACCATTCAGCATGAATTGACCGTTAACCCGGAAGCGTACAGGTGCGCTCTGTAGCTCTTCGTCCGGTGTTGGAACAATTACCGGAATTTCTGGTGCAGGAGGTGCCACCAATTCCAGCTGTTTCGTTACGGTCTGCCCACCTGCCGTGTATTCAACGGTCACAGGCTGGCCGGGCAGTCCGTATTGATAGAACGATTCAAATTGCGCAGTGTATTTGCCCGAATATGCGAAGGTCGCAGTCAACGGGAAATACAGCACGGCGCCGCTCACCTGATTGCGCAGAGTAAGACGCGGATTATCCGACATGTTTGGATCAGTAACCGTGACCGTAAACGGTTCAACGATATTGACCTGCGTTTGCACATCGAGCGCAGGCACCACGTTGGAACGAACCGTGATTTCGTGCACGATACTTTGCGGGTCGCCGTGGATATCTTTGCCAACCGTTACCAGCTGGAAAACATCACCATCGTCAGCAGCAAACGACGTTGGCGAATCCACATAACCAACTTCGATTGGCACCATTTGCGCATGGGTAACTTGCAGCGTGGAACCCGAACGCAGGTTGGTGATTTGCGTGTGCGGCGTGGATGGATTTTTCACCCGGAAATTGATGAATTTCCCGAACGGTACAGAAGCGGGTGCTTCAAACGAAGTGGGAACGAAATCGAGGGTAACAACCTGTTCTGCCGTCACGACCTGCGAGTGTCCCGAAGCGCCATAAGCCTCTTCGTATTTGAAACTCAAAATGTCGTTTTCTTGGCAGTACATCACCTGATCGAAATCTTCACCTTGGGCCACGTTGTTTTGCGTCACAAGGAAACCCGAATAGAGTCCTTGCGTAACGCGCTGCAACACCACCTCTTCAGTTTCCCCGGTGCGCATGTTCATTGCTTGAATGGTCAGCGGTGCCGAAGTGAAAATATCAAGGTCTTTCACCGTCACGGAAACGAAGCGACCGGCGTCTGCTTTGCCAATCTCGATTTCCGCGTCGTGGAAGATTTGTTCGGTGCGCACTTCCGGTTCTGGAATCGAACCAAAACTCACCAATTCCATTTCGATTTCGTGCGGACACTGGATCGAAACGATGTTGTGCACGTCTTTGATTGTGTACGGATTATCCGGTCCAATCGTGATATCTTTTTGCTCCAGCGTACTCTCCGTTACCTTGGTGGCCACGCTGAAACTGTTGACGCCGGTTTTCCGGGTATTGTCCACCAGAAATTGCCGCACTTCGGTAACGATGGTGCGTTGTGGTGGCCGGTAAACATTGAAAGGTTTCATACATCATCCGCCGTTTTGAGTGTTGTGGTTTCTTCGTCCACGACTTCACCGTCTGGATTGACGACAACGGCATGGAATTCCACGGCCCCAGCGTTGTTAACTTTCGAGATTTTCTTCTCGACGCCGGTCCACGTACTGCTGGTGCAAGAAATCACAAGGTCGAACGCTTCAGGATCGGCCTCATTATCTTTATCTGCACGCGGTATTGGGATTTCTGTCATGTCGGCCTTGATTTCAAGGAACGAACTTGCGTTGCCGGTTGTGATGCGCACGTTTAGCACCTTGGAATCGAAGAGGATCAGGGCCTCTCCAATAAACCGGATCGCATCGAAATAATCGTTGGTCACGTAATGAAATTCGTATTTCAACGTGATCGGGAAATAGTGCAGCCGCGTTAGCGTACTGTTGGAACCATCGAGCACGTGACCAATGCCACGCCGTTTCAGCGTAGGGCCTAGCAGGTGCGCTTCAGCCTTTGCGATACTGGTCATGGAAACGTAAGCATAGGGATAGCTCGGCTCCATTTGGGCACGTAGCATTTGCTTTACGTCGTTGTTGTGCACGAATGGCAAATCTTTCAGCTTAAAAAAGCGTTTCAAGCTGGCGCGGATTGCAGCAAACGCAGTGAACAAATGCGTCTGCTTGAAACTGGTGTTGCCGATCAGGTCGCGCTTCAGCATCGCTTCACGGATCTTTTCCCGTTGCTGCGTATCAGTCATGTTTTTCGTCTCCAGAAAACAAAAAAGGCCGTCGTGATTTCTCACAGCGGCCTTTTCGTTACAGCTTGATCCTGATACGGCCCGGAATTAGCGGTTCACTCGCCCCGGCAGGTTCACGGGAAACCAAAGATTCTTCATCAAGGGGTTCCAGATCAACCGAAGCAAAAGCCGATAGTTGTGGATCGACGATAATTGTTTCACCGTCTTCCAGATACTGCTTTTGTGCGTATACAGCGGAAGCCAAACCAACAATTTGTTGGAGGGCCACGCTATCAGTTCCATGCAATGAAGGATTCATGGAATTTTCCGAATTTGGAGCAGTACCAAACTTGGTGGTCGTTGGGGAAGTTGTTTCAACGTAACTGGTAAAACTATCCAGTCCGTCTACTTGCCCCTCGGTGCTACCTTCGGCGGTTCCCGCCTGACAACCATCAGCGCTCAGGATACCCGGAGCGCATGACAGAGTTGGCATCAGCGAACTGTTCAGAACCGAAGAAAACTCAGGGCATGCGCAGGCCTGTTTAAGCACCTGCACCGCCAATTCGTCTCTTCCGTTTTTGCAACAAATTGCCGCAAGTGAAAGCAGAGCCTGAATGTCCATCATTAAATCTCCAAAAGTTTCTAACACTAACCGGATTAAAAGGGGCGCTCCTTTCAACCCGGAAAGTGCGGAGATTTATTAGCGAACCAGACGCTTACCTTTCACCACGGAGCGGTTGTTGGCCAGAACGAACGAGAACGCTTCGGACAGCATCCAGCCTTTGGCGGTCGAACCTTCGTGCGCGTAGTCAACCGGGCGGGATTGGATACCACCGCGAGTCGAGTAGGCAGCGTGGTGCTCAGGGCTGGCAACAACGTAAATTTCGCCGCGTTCCAGAACTTTCTGGTTCGGTGCACGGAAACCGTCGGTCAGCAGTTGCAGGCCGACCAGCGTACCGAGTTGACCATTCAGGGCCAGATCGTATTTGGTGATCGGGTCCAGCATGGTGGCGAAATCGTTGGAACCGATGATATCGGCCCAGTAATCGTTGCTGATGATCGCGGTGGTGGCTGGCAGGTTCCAGTCGGTAACAGCGGTGCGCAGACGACCGAGGTTTTTGGTGGTCAGTTCGCCAGCGATGTATTCCAGTGGGTTCATCATGCCCACGGTGGCATCGGCAGCTTTTTTCCACAGGCGGTCTTCTTGAACCATGATGGATTGCAGCGCGTCGTTATACGCGTGCTCCAGCAGGTCGCCGGAAACCTGTTCCATGTCGAGTGCGTTCACGCGAACGTTCGCGATGATTTCGAACTCAGCTGGCAGGAATTGGCGAGCGCGAATGTTCTGGTAGCCCACGCCAGCAGGACCGGTGGCAACTACTGCCATCGAATCGTGCGGAGGCATTGGAACGCGCTGCACTTCGCCTTGACGCAGGGTGTTACCTTGCGAAAGTTTGCGCAGGAAACCATCACGCTCGCTTTGCTCGTAAACCTGTTGGGCAATGTTGGCGCCCAGTGCTTTCCAGTTGTCATCGGAAGCCATGGCTTCGCGCATGATTTCGCGGCGATCATCGCTGGACGAAGCGATAGCCATCTGGCTTTGTTCTGGAACGATCAGGCCATTGCCCACTGCTTCCATCAGACGGCCAATTTGCATGGCGAGGTCTTTGGTGGACGAAGCGTTAAATTCGCCGGTCGAACGGGACAGGGCCAGTTCACCACCTTTCGAATAGCGCAGTTCTTCCAGCGGGCTACCGTCTTTCAGAACCATGCGTGCGCCGGTCAGTTTGTTCAACATGTGTATTTCTCCAGAAATTTAAACGAAAGCGCCGGATTAGGCGTTGGTGATTTTGACGACCAGCGGACCGTAAGACGCGGCGTCTTCGACCGGAGTTTGCAGCACGATAACGGTTTGCACGGTTTCACCGTTGCCGGTGGTGGTGAACTTGCCGTCAACGCCCAGTTTTGGCTTGATCACGTTGGACCAGTCAGCAGCGGCGTCGTAGAAAGTGGTGGCCACGGATTCGGCGCGGGTCAGAACGGCGATGCGCTCCAGTTCCGAGGAAGACAGGCCGCCGATTGGCGCGTCACCACGGATGGTTTTGGCTTCGGAAACCAGCGGTTCGTACATGAATTGCACGAACAATTCTTTGCCCTGATCACCAGCAACGGCAGGGGTGCCGCCGTTTTCCGGGGTGCCGGTGAAGAAGTACAGTTTCGAACCGACGCTCTGCACTTTGCCTTCGACTGGGGCGCTGGCGGAAACTTCGAGAACGTCGCCGTCAACTTTCACCAGAATTTGGCCGTTCAGTGGAACGCGGGCCAGATCAACCACGCCGCTTTCTGGAACAACCACGCCGGAAACGATTTTCGGCAGGAAGGAAGGCGGGGTGTTACGGTTGACCGAAATACCGGCGAAGATTTCGCCAGCAACGCCCTGCGATGGACGAACGTAGGTGCGACCGGCAACTTTCGAGTAGACCAGTGCTTGGCCGTCTTCGCGCAGATCCAGACCCGGTTCAACATCGCGGAATTCGGTGTTGAAAGTGCGAGTGTATTTATCAACGATCATTTGGAATTTCTCCGATTAGCGGAACAGTTTCAAGCCTTGCAGCTTGCTTTGGAAGTTGGAAGGTTGCGACTGCTGCGCCGAAGCGGTTGCGAGTTCGCTTTCCTGTTTTTGCACTTGTGCAGGAGTTTGCACCGGACGGCCCATCGACATTGCCGAAGACGCGGTAGCAACCACATTTTTCGGTTCGATTTGGGTTACAGCGACCGCCATCTGATTCTGAATTACTTCGTCGTATTTCAGGATCTCACCAGCTTTAGCCAGAATGGCAGCGTGGTATTCCGGCGAGTTTTCGATGAATGCGCGTTGCAGCATTTCTTCCGCGCCCTGAATGCCGATGGATTCCAGCGAACTGGCCAAAGCGGTCATGATCGGGTTTTGCGTATCGCGGAAATAACCGGTATTGATACCGTGCGCGGCGGTGGCCAGTGCGCGGTTCATACGGTCGCCCAGCGTTTGCTGGTCACGGGCGCTGGCTTCGGCCAGTTGGGTGCCTTGATCGGCTACTTGAGTAGCGATTTGTTCGGCCACAACTTGATCGATTTGCAGAACCGGTTTGATTTCTTCGAAACGCAGTTGAGTCAGCGCGGCTTGCACACCTTGTTCCGAGGCAACGGCAGTGAAAGCACGGCCAAACGACGGATCAGCGAAAGTGGCAGGGTTTTCCGAAGCCGATGCAACAGCTTTTGCGAAAGGAATGCCGTTGTGGAATGCCATCCAAGTAGGTTCGCCTTGAACGTTACCTACATAATTAACATCAACAGATTTTCCTTTCATGTCGTTGGCTGCGATGGAAACGAAAGAGGCTTGGATTTCCACCGGGGCCGCTTCGGTTTGCTGTGCAGTTTGTTCGACATTTGCAGTTTCCACGTTGGTGGTTTCTGCGGCGCCGGTTTGTTCAGCGTTGGCAACGGCAGTTTCCTGTACGTTGGCAGCTGTTTGTTCGGCGTTTTCGGTTTGTTCTTGAGTTTCTTGCTCGGTCGCGCTGGCGGTAGCCATTTCTGGTTTTACCTTTTTACGAACGCCACCTTTTTTCGCTGGTTTGTCAGCGGCGGCGAGGCCCAAAGACAGGTCATCGTCGTCCTCTTCTTCGAGGTCGTCGTCTTCCTCTTCTTCCTCTTCGTCGTCTTCCTCTTCGTCGTCTTCAGATTCTTCATCTTCGTCGTCGAATTCTTCGTCGTCTTCTTCCTCTTCTTCATCATCGGAGGCAGTAGCGGCGAAATCAGCAGAAGCAACAGCTTTTTGTTCATCGCTGAACTCTTCTTCAGGATCTACAAGACCCATCGAAGTTACAGGGCAGAAAATTGCCTTGTCGCTGTTGGAGACGATGTGCATTTCCGGGCCGTCATCGCTGGCAGTTACCAGATAATGCACTTTCAGTTTGCCGTTTTCGGCGCTGGAAGCTACGGCCAGTTGTGGCACATAGTTTTCAACGGCTTCAGCAGCGGTTGCACGGAAAATGTCGAAGTTCACAGGCTGGTTCGAAACCACCGTGTGATCAACGCATTGTGCGGCGAAAGTCTCGCAGTTACCGCTGGCCAGTGCGCGGAAAGCTTCGATAGCTTCAGCACGCGTGGCAGCAACAGCAACCAGCATTTCTTTCGGTTGTGGTTTGTTTTTCAAGTCGGCGTCTTCCATTTTGGGGAGGTCGGAAGCGCAAGCCGGGCATTTATCCAACAGTTCAATACTGTCTGCGATAACGTGAGCGCCGCAACCCGAGGAACAAGCCTGATAGAATGCGTCCATATCGCCATCGGCGGATGCGGTCGCTACCATTTCGTGCTTTTCGTCTTCCGGCACGGCCACCATTTCTTCCCCGTCAACGGGGTTCAATAGTTGCATATCGGTGTTGGCGGTAGCGATGGCAAATTCACCATCCTTGCTTTCCAAAACACGATATTCGCCGGAAGCAACGGCACTGAATTGCTCTACTGCTTGCTCTTGGTTGTCAGCCATAACGACGATGCCGCGCAGGCGCGAATTTCGTTTCGACATGGTTCACTCCATTAAGAGTTCGTGGGCTTTCACCTCACATTAAAAAATTACAAAGTTCAGAATTACAGCAATTTCAGCAGCAGCCCACGGACCTTCCGGCAAATGGCCTGCACCGAATGGTGTGCCGTATAACCTTCATAATTCGTGAGTTCGCCATTAATATTCGTTTCACCCTCATACCACCAATTCGTTTCTTCGCGGGTAAACCGAATAAATCCCGAACCCATATCAGAAACAAAATCGACGCGAGCGCTGTGATGCGGTTTGCCGTCCCCTTCTACGTCGTATTCAACCTTGCATTTGATCAGACCCTTTCGGATTTCTTGGATGCTGAACAAATGGTGCTTGAGCGACAATGGATCAAAGGTTTTAGGCAGATGCATTTCAGTTAATGGCGAGGCTGCTAAAGCAATCATCATTTCCATAGCAGTCTCCTTGGAGCTACAGGTTTAAATTAGGGCAAACAGAAATTTTGGGCAAAAAAAAGCCCACTCAGGCGGGGGAACCTGAATGGGCTTAAATGCTGTGACATAAAGAGATAAAGCTAGCCTACCCTCGTAGACTATGAATAAATTAGCGACCTTTTACAAACTGCATATCCAGCACGAATGCTTCGTTTGCCGCCTGTTCGGCCAAAGTCAATTGGCCTTGGGTACGGCGTGGATTGCAGCACATAAAGCAGCCCGAACGCCCGCAATTAAATGCATTGCGTTTTGCCCACTTATTGGAGGGCTTAATACGGTCAGATGCGTGCGGATAGTTATTCCAATCTTTCACGTGCTTTGCAATCACGCGATTACGATTAGAAATACGCTGCTGTTTCGCCAGTTTATCAAACGACATGATGTAGCCTCTACAGCGATGCCCGCCCCGGTATTGGAACGGGCTATCGTGTGTAGGCTTTAAATGTCTGGACGTTCGTCATTCATAAAACACCTTTTAGATATCGGGGCGAACGTCTTTTGGTGTGGCAATCACGCCAACGCCCGGACCCTGTTTGATACCGAGTTTCTCAGCACGTTCGCGGGCGGCTTTTGCTTTGCGATACATGATCAGAATTTCAGCCATTTTGTGTTCCCTGCTAGATGGATTTTGGATCAAGGATAATATCCCCGATTGCGCTAACATACGACGGATCACCGTAGCCCTGTTTGTAGCCGTCAACGCCCGAACGCCCACCCACATATTCCAGCAACGACAATTCGTAACCGGTAATGTTTTGGCAGCGACGATAAACCAGATTGCCATTAGGCATTTGATACGTTGGTTTGCGCGGGCGAGTGTGCGAACACGGATTGCCAACGCCTTTACCGGCCACATGGCCGCAAACCGAACAGGTATAACGGTTGTACAGCATGCCCATGGAATAGGTATTCAAAACCCGATCCAAAACCAATTGGCAACGCTTAGGATCAAGGGTGCGATCCAGTGCCCCGAGCATTACCAGTTTTTGAATGTTTTTAAACCGGGTTGGGCGCAGGTACGAACCGAGAATCAGACCACGAACCCATTCAGGTTGGTGCTGGTGCTCAACGTACATTGGGCGGCCTTCCCACGTTTTGTATGCGAGCCGTCCGCACGGTTCATTCCACGCAGTGAATTGCTTCAAATCTACCGAATCCCCGTTGGTATTGGGAATCATGGTGATCATTGCAGGAACCGCCACCAGAATATAATCGCTGATATTCTTGGACAAACCGTGGTATTCCGCTGCACGTGGCAACCACACATTCGCTTCCAAGTTTTCAGCTTGATCAGTACCAGAAATCGAAGCACTGATAGGCAATTGCCCGGCTTCGTTTAGGCGTGCACCGTGTAGCTCAGTGGTGATCGGCGTCCCCATATTGAACGCCGTGGCCACATAGTCATTGCCGTAAATGTCTTCGATCATTGCTTGCCCCCGGTGTAGTGATCACGTACCCACTGGCGAGCATCAGCAATTGCCATTTTGTTGGGATTATTCAGAGAAAGTAAACCTTCCTCAGATTGCGCAACGTGGACGTTTGGCTCTTCCTCATTGAATTCGTGGTCGTGATCAAACGGGTCGAATTGCTGATGGTGAAGTTTTGCGGTCCACATTGCAGTTTGTTGTGAACGATTTGCGCTTTCGTCAGGAACGGAGGCAAGGGTTGCAATGCGTTTATCGCCATCGCAAACCCATACCTTGGTGCGTTCAGTCATCGGCAAATGGCGTTCGTCAGGATCGCTCAGAAAAGTGAGCATTTTTCGCCTCCTTAAAGAACAGTGCGGTAATCGAAATCACCGTCAAAATGGATGTAATATCCATCGTCAATACTGCCGAGAGTGGCACGACCTTTCCCGTTGTCGTAGTGGTACGCGACTTGGCCATCGTTTTCGGTGGCACTCACGAAATACCCCATACGACGGAACATTTTTTCTAGGGATGGAACACCGCCCGCGCAGCTGAATGCCATGCCGTTTCCGCATTGACGGAAATCATCACAGTTGGCGAAACGCAGCAGGTATTTCAGGTCTTGGAAATTGTTCACGGTTTCCGAGGCACCTGCAAACATTTCGTCGCGGTGTTCTTGGAAATCGCGCACAGAGTGGTATTTCAGCAGGTCGGTTACATGATCCACGATCAGGCCAATGGTATCTTCGTCCGACATTTCCGGTTCTGCTTCGAAGTCGAAAACCGAATCGGATGCAACTGCCAAATCACCTTGTTGTTCACGTTTTTCACGCGCTTTACGCTGGGCATCTTTGTACATGCGCGTCATGTTGTCGCGAGCGCTAATTGTGTTAATGAAATCCAGTTCCTCTTTGGTCAGGGCTTCACCAGCTTCATGGCGCTTCAGCAAGGATTTATGGCGTTTACGATCAACGTCAGAAACGTTAAATTTGCCCGCTTTGTAATCCTTGTGCAAACGACCGGCTGCGCTTTGGCTCTTCGAATCGTCATCATCGAAGTTTTCGGTGCCCAGTGCTTTGCGTTCGTCGCGGCGTTTCTTCTCACGTGCGGCTTTCAGTTCGTTGATATCATCACGCAGGTTTTTGCCGTGTTTCGAACCGGCCCACATGTTGAACAACGTAACGCCCATCAGCACGCCCAGCGGGGCCGCAGCCATGCCACACGCCATTACACCAGCACCCAGCAGGGCCATGGTTGCAATACCGCCCAAAACGCGGTGCATTGCGTGTTTCTGCGTGGTGCTCAGGTCGTCGGGGTGTTCCTTGCCGCTTACCAGATCACGCGTAGCGGCCAGCCCACGCCCGTACATGTTGGGCAGGCGTTTTGCTTCTTTGCCAACAGTCTTGACGATATCCTGCTTGTTTTTGGTGATATTGTCCGCAGCTTCGCGCAGGTGGCTATCGGTCACATGATCGAGCGCCTGCAACGAAGCCGGGTTAATCACCGCAGTATTCGCCTTGTTGAATTCCGCGATTTCTTTGCGGGTGTTAATGTGTTCAGCACGCTTTTTGCGTTTTTCCTGAATCTGATCCTCGGACATAAAGCGATCACGGCCAACAGGCGCCACCGCTTTAGTTTTCTGCCCGTCTTCCACGTTATCGGGATCGCCTTTGTGCATCAGGAACCGATAGGAGGAATGCGGATAAAGTTTCAGATAACGCTCACGCTGCGATTTGGAGAGTTTGAGGAATTCCCCTTTACTCAGGCGCTTTTGCCATGTCGCCATTTCTTGCACATGGCTGTCATCTTTGAACGCCCACGCTAGAGCAATAATCATAGAAAAGATCCTGAATTGTGCGGTTCAGCACCACAATGTCGTTCGCCACATCGACCGGAATTTCTTGGCCAATGTACATACTTAACAAATTATCACGGTGCTTTGCCGCTTGTTTGAAGTAGCCCAATTGTTGGTAGCAGGCCATCAACATATGGTCTACCCACGGACCCGAATAATACTTGTCCTCGAAAATCATGTCGTATGCAGGACGTTCAAAATCGAGTGCGCTTTTGATTGTTGCAACCGCGTGTTCGTAGCGCTGGTGGCGGAAATAGAATTGCGCCAAATGGCAGTACGGTTCGCGGATGTTGTTGCAGTTTTGTATTGCGTGGCGGAACCACCATTCGACCGTGGAAAACTCTTCAGACATGGCGGCAATGCGCATGCAGCTTTCGGCCCGGAACGGTGCGTATTCTTCGATTTCGACGTGCTGTTGGTACAGCGAGGTCGCCATCTGGTAATTGCCCAGCGCATAATACTCACGCGCCAGATACTGAATATTGCGGGCGTCTTGCGGATTTTCAGATAGTGCGAGTTGCAGCAGATCGAGATAGTGCCCGGCTTCTTTCTCGGTTCCGTAGTGCACACAATGGATATCCAGCGTTGGCTTCAATCCGGTTTCGTGTGGCACCAGCAATTCGTGTACAGGGTATTGCCATGTAGCGCAATTACGGCGATGAATCGCGAGCCTTGGGTAAGATACGAGAATGTTACCCTGATCGTCATGATCATACACTAACGTATAGTTGGCCGAGGACATTTCTTCAGTGAATTGATTTTCGACTACTTCCCGCCAATCGGGGGACAAACGTTCATCGAAATCCAGAGAAATGCAAACGTCGTAATCCTTCGGAATATATGATTGCGCTTCGTTTCGCGCATGGTCAAACCGGAAGGTTTTTCCAGTATGCAACTGGTGGACTACGGCGCCGCCTGCTTCCAGCAAGCCTATTGTGGCGTCTTTGCTGCCAGTGTCCAGCACAAAGATACCGTCTGCATCCTTCACGTTTTCCAGCCATTCGGAAACGTTGTGTTGCTCATTCTTCGCAATCGCGTACACGGCAATTTTCATTACTTGACCCGCTCTTTATCGAAAGTCGAAATGCTGTCCATAATGGTCTTCACCAACTCGACGGCACCGGTTTCATTCGGCGCAGCTTTGAGGTCGCGAGGCCACTTCACATTGCGATAGTCGTTGTTGGTTTTTACGTCCGAAATGCCCCACGCTTCGGACTTTTCCAGTGTCACTACAGCCAGCCCATTGCGAGTGTCGTACACCATCAGGCTCAGGCGTGGCAACACTCCCTCTTTTTCGTGATGCTCCACAACTTTTACATCGTAGTTGTAATCACGGGCTAACATGGATTGGACTAGGGGTACGGTGTTCATTGGTTAAATTCCGTGTTTTTTGCGAAAAGTGTTGATCGTTTGTTTTGGGATTTTCAGGGATTCGGCTTCGGTGATTTTATTATTGGAAGACGATTCATCCTTCACGATCAGCAGAGTCGCCTGCTTAACCGTAGAGGCGATCTTACCACCGTTTGCAACGATCCATTTTTCCGCTTCTGCATCGCGGACGGAAGTGAACAGCACGGACTGTCCCGCCATCTTGGAACCAGAGACTTCTACCTTTTTGGCCGCCACCAATTTGATGCCGTTCCGTTTGCAGAATTTGATAAAGGTCTTCAGGTTTCCAGCAATTTGCGTAGCCAGTTTGTCGAAGCCTTTGATGTTCCGCACACGTTGCTCCAGCTGGCGGTCATCCCACTGCTTTTCCAGCAGATCGGGAATGTCGTCGTAAATCAGCTGTAGACGTTTGCCGCCGATGCCTTCGCCAAATGCGGCGCTGCCTTCTGCGACATTGAGGAACGTCATTTTCGACTTTGTAGATTTCAGATTTTTCTGTAGCTTAACTGCCGATTGATCAGCATAGCCGGGCAGTTGTTTAATGTCTGCCAAATCCATATCTAGGATTTTCTTCACCGTGTCGTAACCAGCGTCAACCAGCTTGGTGACAACACCTTGCTTAACGCCGTCAATTTCCAGCACAGTGAAGAAATGGGTTAGTTCTTTGATGGTGCGCAGATCGGATTTTTCGTCGTGCACCGCATACAGGAATTTGCCTTTGCGTTTGAAAGGCTGATCAGGTTTCGCTGGCTTTTTCGCACCCTGCACAACTTCCATAATGTACGGAATCACGTCACCAGAGCGCACGGCCCGGATGGTGGCACCAACGTTAATGGGGCGTGGGGAGTACGGAGGCTTACCGCCGTTTTTCTTCACCTGCGCTTCGCTGTAACCGTTCTCGATGAATTCGTAATTGTGCGCAGTAAAACTGGTCACAGAAACGCCACCGATAATGGTCGGATCGATCTTGATAACCTGCGTGAGTTTTCCGAGGCGGGATTCTTCGAACACCACGTCTACCACAGGGATCACTACCGAATTTGCAAGGCTGTTAAATTTGACTGCATACGAATGGCTTGGATAACCGGCAGTCACCTTGTAGGCAATGTTCTGCGTGGCCACCACACCATCGATATCGCGGCCAGATTCGGCCTTGCGTTGATCGTGATATTTTTCCAGCGATTCTTGCGTGATTTTCTTAACCACAATGTGCGGCACCACGTCGAACTTGTAGCGTTCCAAAATGGCCAGCTGTTCGTTGAGTGGGATACCCGCACCTTTGCCCATGAGGATTTCGTAACACACGACGCGGAATTTCTTCATGCTTTCGTGCGCCACGTTTCGATTCAACAGACCGGCCCCCATGTTGCGGCTGGTCTTGTATTCTGCGGCAAAGTGTTTTTGGAATACGGTTTTGTCAGCTGTGAATTCCGCACGCACCGAGAACCGGCCTTTGTACGGAATCTTTTTCGGAATCTTCAGCAATGGAATTGCTTTGGAAATGTCCTTGCCAACCACACCCGATTTACCGCGAGTGGTCAGCAACACAGGCACACCGCCGTCGTATGTGAGCGCCAGCGAAATACCGTCTTCTTTATCGGACAGGGTAAAGCTGGTGTGCTTCATGAATTGCAGCCGTTTGGCTTCGGACAGAGTGTTGAATTTCTCCAGCGAAGCCATCGGCACTTCCAATTGAATGTCGGCGTTTTTCACACCACCAACATCCTTGGAAGTCTTCTTTCTTTTCTTTTGCGACCAGCGATAATCATCCATGATATCGTACTGGTCATCACCAACAATTTCTTTCCCTTTGCGATACCGATCATCCAACTCTTCCAGCACGGCATCTAGTTGAGGAAGCGGCAACGATTGCGCAAATTTCAAAGGTGCGTTTCTCATTGCGCGCTTCTGTTCAAGCGTGAATTTCATAGACGTTTTCCGGGGGTCATTTCGAGGTCGGCTGCCTTTTCCATGATCTTGTCGAGTGCGTCACCTTCCAGTTTCTTCCCGACTTTCACGGATTTGACGTTGCGCAGGTCTTCACCCGCGTGAACCTTGTAATGGCGCAGGGATTTGGTATCTTCGTTGTAGAGCACCAGCGAATCGGACATGCCCTGTTCTTCAATACCAACAATTACCCATTCGGAATTGTCACGGCTGATCAGCACCAAACCTTCCTCGGCCAGCACTGCTTCATCGTCCACAATTTCCTCACCATCCTCGTCAACTTCCTGATCTTTGTGGAAGTCCATTTCAGGGTCTTCCTCTTCCTCGAAGTCTTCGTCTTCGAGGTCAGTAATTGACGGTTCCTCTCCATTATTTACAGTATCTTCTTCGAGTGGGAAATCTTCATCCGTTACAGGATTCAATACTTCCTCTTCATCCTCCGGCTCGAAGTCGAAGTCTTGGTCCATATCTTCGTAATCGAAGGTAGTCACCAATTGCTTGATACGTTCTGCGTGTTTCTCACTTTCTGCATCGCCCGTTTTGGTCGGACGCGGGTCAGTGGATTTCGGTTTGATCGGGATTTTAATACGCCGGGCAGCAGCACGTTTAGGCAGCGAGTCTTTCAGTTCGCTGAATTCCACAATGCCGGTCTGCTGGCGCGCCCGTGGCAAAATGTCGGTGTTGTTGGTGATTTGTTCGTACAGGTCGTGGGCAATCAATACCCGTTCGCCGTTCGGCATGATGATGTAACCACCATGCGATTTACGCAAATAGCGCAAACCAATTTCATCACCCGGTTTCAGCACCGCCCGCGACGTACCGTAATGCTTGGTGGTGACTGGGGTCGAGTGCATGACCTTGCGCCACTGATAATCGTCGCGGTTGTAGCTTTCGGTTTCCCGTGGCTTGCTTGGACTGGTCCAGAATTGCGATTCGAGACGGTCATTTTGCAGACGACCTTTGCTCATGTAGGAATGCCGGGCACCTTCCTTTTTCGGTGCGTCGGGAATGCCCGTGTATTCCTTGAATCGTTTAATGAACTTGTCGATTTGTTCTTGCTTGATAGAGCGGTAAATCTTTTGTGGATATTTGGCCAGCACAACTTGATAGGCACCAGCGGTTGGGCCGCGTGTAGCCTTTCGGAAACCCATCAGGTCATCAGGTTCAACCTTGATCGGCGTGCCGTCCAGATTGAGTTCGAATTGTTTGCCCGCGTTATACATCCATTCGAACTGCTTGAAATCAGCTGGTGACGCGGCGAGGGCAATAATCATGTCACAATAATCTCTTTCTGCGCGGTGACGGTTTCATGTTGGAGCGTGTAGGAAACTTGCAGCAAATAAGTGCCCGGAACTTTCGCAGTCACTTGGCCAAGGTAATTCGAAACGTTGTCGTCCGAACAGAACCAAAGCGCAGATGCCACACGTTCCGAACCATCGCTGAAGGTTACAAACGCTTCAAAGTTTGTCGGTGTATTTGCACGCAGGGTTTCCGGCCCGGAAATTCGCATTTCGGTCGGGTACGTGCGATTGTCGATAATGGTTACAGGCAGCTGCGCCTCAAGATCCACACCACTGATCGACAGCGTTGCATAAATCGTGAGTTCTGCGGTTTCCATCACCTGCACCGCATGCAACACACCGGCAGCGGAAATGCTGGCAATGTGATGATTGGACAATTCCCATTTGGCAGGCAGCACAATGTCTGTGCCATCCGCGTAAACAACGTGGAATTTCAACGATTGATATTCACCAACATACATCGGACTACGCAGTTCAATCCAGCAACGAACAGGCAGCGTACCACTGGGCACAACTTCAACCGTTTTGTATGCCGTGAGGTTTTCATAGGCAGCCATCAAGCTAACTGGCGTATCCTGAATCACCTGCGGCACCGCGTGGAATTGGTTGCCGTCATCGAGGTGGCCAACGGCGGTTACTGTGTGAATTTTCGATTGGACAGCTTTACGCGTTCCATCACTGAAAATCAACGTGGTGTAATACTGCACCACAAGGCCTTCGCGCACTTTGGCCGGGCCTTCAATTACCAACGTTTCCGGCCTTACGGTCAGGTCCACCACGCTCAATTCGATTGAAGCGCTGGTGACAATTCCTTCGTATTCGTAGGTGCCAATAATCGTGGTGGTTTCAACACCTTCGACAGCGTTCGCAACGAATGCACCATTGACCTCAACGTGTCCCGCTTTCGGGTTGGTGTTAATCCAATTGGCGACAACTTCGTTATTTTTTCCATTGTCGAACAGAACATCGAGGCCAAAGGTTGCACGGCCCTTTTCCATGACAATCGAAGGCCCGATAACGTGGGCTTTGACTGGATGAATCGAATGATCTTCTACCAAAATATCAAGGGATACTTGGCGGGTCACGTTGTTGGCCGTGTAGGTGGCGGTAAAGCGCACCATGGCCGAGCCGCGAATCTTTTGGAAATGCGCAACGCCCGTCGTGTCGATTGTGGCAACGCTGGGGCGGCTGGAAACAAACGTGGTGGGTACAACAGGAACAACAGAACCGTTATCGAAATGCGCTTGCACAACGTAAGGTTCAACCGTGTTTTTCTCCACCTCGGTTTTACCGTCGATGGAAATGGAAACTAGGGCGGGCGGTGTATCGGTATCACGCACGGAAACCGTGGTGATGGCAGTCAACGTAGTTTCAGACGCGGCATGGTAATACCGGCAATGCAACTGCACCGGGCGGGTGCCTGTCGTAACTGATCCTGCGGTGAATAATCCAGTCAGAGAAATTGTGCCGTACTGACCACCAGAAGAAACAGACCATTCGGCCTCGACTTCATGTTGCGAATTGTCGTCAAAAGTAACGACGGCACGCATCTGAAACGTCGTGCGCTCCGCAAGTGGAGCACTAGGGCCGATCAAATCCAGTTGTACCGGCCATAGTTCCTCAAAGCTAGTGTCGGCCATGAGAAAACATTCTCCATATTCAACGGAAAAAGCGGGGAAACCAAAATGGAATCCCCGCCTGTTCTGTTAATCGTATTTAATGGAGTATTGGTTAGTACGTGGGCTGAACTCCGGCAGAGTTGTGGCCTCGTTACGAACAATAATCCACGGACGTACACCTGTGCCGTCGTCGTACTGCACGGTCAGCTGCTTCGGCAAGTTCGGATCATAGCCCGGCAACCCGTCTTCGTTACCCAGTACATCGTTACGGTAGTTAATACCGTCAAAAGTAACGTTGAAAGAGTTTTGCAGGTCGATGATGAACGTATCGCCAGCGCGAGCATCCCACATCAGGTAAACGTAATCGTCAACGGTGATGGTGGTTTCGATGTTTTTCGCAGTTTCACCCGGTTGCAGCGACAGCGTATTGGTCATGACTTTCGACACGAAATCATCGAGGCCAGTCCAGTGCGTGTACTGTTTGCCGGAAGGCGAAGTTTCTTCGGTTACGCCGTAATCGCGCTCTTCCTGCGTAATTTCGCTGGCGATTGGACCACCAGTGAAATTCACGTTGGAGAACATCGCAACACCATAGCGCAGCGGCGGAATTACTACGCTGCCAGTCACCACGGTAATTGCTTTGGTTGCGTTGAGGTTTACACCGTCTTCGCTGTAGGTCGCACGAATGTTGGTCGCACCATCCGCAACACCGGTCACTTTACCATCTTGGGCCACAGTGGCTTTCGAGGTATCCGACGACGACCAAACCGGGGTTTTATTCACGGTCGAACCATCGGCGTAAGTAACGGCGTATGTGAACGTTTGAGTTTCCAACGGAGCCAGCGAATTAGGGCCGGTAATGGCGCCCGAAACAGGCCAGTTTTTCGTGTCGGCAATTGCAACGGTTTTCTTCGCAGTAACAGTCTGGCCGTTCTGCGTGAACGAAACGTTGATTTCTACCGATTTCGAACCCGGAACAGTCAGCGGTTTCGCGGTCAGCACACCAGTTGCAGCACCAATGGTGGCGTAAGTGGTGGCGGTCACGGTCCACGCGGCAGTTACATCGGAGGTGGTGCCATCCGAGAACGTTACGCGGCCAACGTAAGTGCTGGTCGAATCTTGATCCACCGAATTCGCACCGTTAATCACGATGGAATTTGGATAAATTGCAGGATCTTTGATGGTGACGTTCAGTTCTGCGGTACGCGTCACGCCGCCCGAAACATAGGTCGCGGTCAGCTTGGTGGTAACGTCGCGCACTTGGCTTTGACGCGGGGTCAATACGCCGTTGCTGAAGGTGCCCGCCGTGGTGTTACTGGAAACAAATGCATTTGGCGTAACGATTTGTTTCGAGTTGTCACTGTAGGTCGCTTCGACGGTGTAGGTGCCGGTTTCCGATTTCAGGAATTGGGTTGGACCAACAATTCGAATCGATTGCAGCAGCACAATGGACGGATCGCCGTTAATGGTGATCACGTAATCATGGAAAACAACAACGCCGCTTTCTTCGTGTTTCCAGCTGGCACGCGCAGTTACCGGGGTATCAATTGCAACCGGGTTGGCGTGGAAAACACCAGTGTTCTGGTTGATGGTGCCGAATTCCGCGTTTACGGTCAGGGTCCAAGTGGCCTGCACGCTGAAGAATTTCGAACCATCGTCCATCAGCACGTCGGCGCGCAGAACGTGATTGGTATTTCCGTTCACTTTCTCGGTTGGACCAACTACCGAAACCGAAATGGGGCGCGGACCAACATACGCAAATTCGGTGGTAGGCGGCAGCCATTCCGCAACAAAGTTTCCGTCGCCGGAATCTTCGGTAATGAACAGCATGTAACCGGCAACCGGTTCGCCTTTTACAACCACGTAGTTTTCGGTTCCGTCACCGGTCGAAAGCTTGGTGCGCGGGAAATCCGGGTGGCTGTGTGGCAGCGGTTCGCGGGCGTCACTCATGCGCGAATCATTGGTGTAAACAACCACCGGATCTTCGCCGTCTTCAGGCTCGGAACCTTCCGACAGAGTGAAACCACCGAGGCGCTGTTGCGAAGCGAGCGGCGGGCGGAAATCAGGCACTGCACCGAGGATCGGGTCAGCGTCTTTTTTGAAATACTGATCTTCGGTGAAAATTTCATCCACAGAAGACAGCACAGACCACGAACCACGATAGTTTTTATCGTCGTATTTTTCAGCGTCAACACGACGCATCAAAACCTTGTAGTCTTCGTGTTCTGGATCAGCGTTGATCCACGTCACGTTGTAGGGAACGGTCAGGGTATCCGGTTCGAGAAGAGAAACGAGGACAACGAATTGTTTTCCGTTGCCCTCGACAATAATCTCGACCGGGTTAAATTTCGACAAACCGCGATAGTTGAGTGCAATCGCGATTTTTTCGTCGATAAACTCGGTCAAAGTCATGACGATTCCTTATCGCTGAATATCGTTGGAAGTCACTTGGCGCCATACGGCTTTGCCGTTACCAGCAGCGAACAAAGCGGCGCCCACAACCGGAGTTGCAGAATCGCCAATCTTGATCGAACCGGTGTTGGTTTTCAGCATGGTTGCCGGTTTTTCTTCGTGGGTGTGCTCGGTCGGTTTCCGTGCGTTGGTCAGGCGCGGATCGCCCTCACCTACCGCGATTGGAGCCGCGCCGTTGGTTGGTTCAACCGACAGGCGAGCGATACCCAGCGTCGAAGCGGTAGCGGCTGGAATCGGATCGTTTTGATTCAGAATTTCCGAATCTTCTGCGTCGTAATACTGATCAGCGTTGTACTGATCCATGGTGTCGATCACTTCCCACGTGTGCACGGTGCCCACGCTGGTATCGGGGTTTTTCGACACGCGACGACGCGCCTGATTGTAGAAAACCGACGCCGGGTCGAAATCGAACCAAATCACGTTGAGTGGCAGGATTTCGTTGTACGGTTCGCGCAGTGCAGCAACCACGGTGGTAACACGACGCACCGTGGAGTTTTGCATGCGGATCGGAACCGGGTTGGTTTCGTCCAGATTTTCGATATCGGAAATCACGCGAATGGAATCGCGGATTTCTTGCAATTGTTTTTCCATTTTGATCAGTTCTCGGTGAATGTGATGGAAGAGCCGAAATTGCGAATGTCTGCGGTCAGAGAAGCGCGACGTGCAGGAATGCTCGGATCAATCACGAAATCGAGGTTGATATCGTTGTTCGCGATATCTGCCGGGGAGTTGTTGCGGCTGTCACAAATGGTTTCCCAATCGTACAAACCACGGCCCTGTTTAACAGTGCGCGCTTCCGCGTCAACGATGTTTTTCAGCTGCTTGCGTTCGAAATCGTCAGCAGGGTTGAAAACGGACGGCAGGAACGCTTTGCGAATCATGGCCTTGATCCCGTTCACCAAACGACGAACGTTCACGTTTTGGAAACCGCTGGCAAAGGTTTGCAGGGTCAGCTGTTCCATGATCACGTAACCACGGCCCGGAATGCGGCGCACGTAGTTGATTTGCGCTTGTTCCAGCGCATTGCGTTCTGGCAGCGAATATTTCTTCGAAAGATCCGTGACTTTCACTTGGCCGCGATTCAAACCGGCAGGCGCCCAGTAGTAGGCACGCACACGGTCGGTGTACGCATATTGCGCAGCGACCATACCGGAAATCGGGCACCAGAATTTCTTACCCGAAACGTCATCGGTGACTTGCCCGCGTGGGCCGTACAGTGCCGAATAGCTGCTCGACAGGTTGAGGATATTTCGACGCCAGTTAACGGCGCGTGCAACTTCCTGCATATCGAACGGCAAATCCTGAATGGTGATTGCGTCACCACGGGATTCTGCAACGGCGTTCATGCGGCGCACGATTTGTTCGTTTTCGTAACCGCACGCAACCAGCATTTGCACCGCGAATTGGTCGGTATCTTCGATGCCTTCCCAAGCTGCGTTGATTTCTGCAATGGTTGCACGCTCGCCATCTTCGCCGCCGTCGAGGCGTTCGATGGTGGTGGTGCGAATTTCCACAGCCGGGCACAGGCTGTTGTTTTTGACCTTGATGTAGTTGGATTGCGAGTTCACCCGCGCCTCAACAAACATTTGGTTTCCTTCGCCGTCCAGTTCGTAAATCCGCGAACAGAAATACGATTCTACCGGAATGCTAGACGAACCTTTGTAGTTCAGGAAAACATCGAGGTAGAAATGGGTCGGGTCGTTGAATTCACCAACTTCGGTGCCTTCCGGGTTAGCGGGGCGAATGCGAACGCTGATGATGCCAGACCATTCGCCGGGCGAGTTGGCGCAAACATAAAGCAGCGCGTTTTTCACACCAGCATCAGCGGCGGTGAAGCCCAGTACATCGAGGGGATTACCCAAAACGCCTTGCGGTTTATTGGTGCCATTATCCCAATTGACCAGCTTAACGACCGGCACCAAAGCGCTGGTATCGTCAACCGACAGGTATGCCCCGGCGGTGCGTGCGGTCGCGGCGTTGACTGCACGTTTGATCCACATGGCGGTTTGCGCCAAAGTGTGTTCGGCACAGTGCATGCCAAAGCCGTATTTGGAATAGTTTTTAATGCCGAACTTTTCGCGCAGCACTTGTTTATCCGTTACATAAATCCAGTCGCTGGTAGAACCGCGAGGGGCTTCGATAACGGCGGATGCGATGGAGCTAACCACCGGGGAACCACGTTGACTTACGTCATTGTCCCGGTCGTAAACACCAGCGCTGGTGTTGGTGAAATCCATGGGTGAATCCCCTTATATGGTTGGAATGCGGGAAATAGGAGCGCATTTGTGCATTTCCTTCCATTAAATTACGCAAAGGGGATTTTGAACAACAAAAAAGGGGCCAATTGGCCCCTTTTCGGATATTACGGTTTAGCTAAAGAATTCGTCATCGTCATTACGTGCGGCGGCCTCGGCTGCATCGTGTTTAGCCTTTTCGCGCAGGTAATGTTTGAACATAATAATGGCGAAATTGTGATTGCCATCGCGCCATTCGAGGATTGCTGGGGTGAATGGCTTATTCATCAATACGCCCATATGGCGCAGGATTTGGCGGTGGCGTTCGCGCACATACGATTCAATATACATCGGGATTTTGTGTGGTTCGTTTCGGATCATTCGGATCTTAACGTAACAGAATACCAATGCTTCGAGATTGTCGTCTTCCATGAACTCGGTTGATTCGTGGAAAATGTCAATCAGTTTCTTCTTATCTATGGCACTGAATCGCAGCAGCTTATCCGGGTGGGTCAGTTGCTTGACCATCCGGTACAATTCACCAATTGCAACCTTTTGGTGCTCTTCACGCTTTTTCGGTTCGTTCGGGTTATTCGGATCAACCACTTCGTCTTCGAAATACTCTTCATCGTCTTCGTCGAAACGTTCACGATCAAACGACTTCAGGTCTTCGCCTTTGATTTTCATCAGGGCTGTGCAACCTTCTGGCGGCAGGTCGAAAGTGGCTTCGGTTTCTTCCTCTTCGGCCTCTTCCTCTTCGCCGTCACCTACGCCGCCTAACGCGTGATTACAACGTGCGCTAAGCCAGCTGTAACCATGCTCCAGCATTTCAATGAATCGGTTTAGGTTTTCTTCGTCTACCCGGATTTCTTCGAGTTTTGCGTTTGTGATCATAGCATATCCATTAGATCGGCTTTATCGCTTCGTTTGCTGTTGAGCATCAGAGCAAACTGCATGGGCATTCGCATTTTCTCCGCAAAGAACGTAACCGGGTCACAACCGTTTACCACCACAATTCGCGGAATGTTGTCGTATTTTTCGAGTAGGTCACGGACCTTTTCGATTTTGATTTGCGTGGAATCAAGGCCAACGTTGGCGATGATCAGCATTGAGATATTGCGGCGGGTTTTCTCGGCCAGCAATTCATCATAGAACCCGCTCATTACGCGATGATAAACCGGCAGCATCTTGCCCTTTTGTTTACCAGAACGCTGGTCGTCAATGGCTGCATCCATAATGCTCATGGCCATGAATTTTGCGCGTTCATCCGTCACCATCGAACCAATGCCAATGATCGGGGAACCGTGCAGCGGGTTGGACAAAAGACGATAGCACGTGTCGATTTGACGGCGTACCGAGGTCTTTGGAATCACGTAGTCTTCAGGCAGCCATTTAGGCACCATCGGGGTAATCGAAGTCAACGCATCATCTAGCAAGAACGGGTGCCGCATCACCTGCAATGCGGTCCCGTCCACGCCTTGTGATTTCAGCAATTTTACGCGGGCTGTATCGTATTTGAAATTGAGGGTAGGCGCAGGCATACGCGAAGGGGCGCTAACCTGCCCTTTCGGTTTTTTAATCCCGGCTACTTTCTCCACGACAGCCCGTTTCTTCGGCTGCATCAAGCTTTTGGCCGACTTCGCGACCTTCACATCCTTCGCCATAGTCGGTCCCGAGTGAGTTAGGTTTATGTTGAGTGTTTACAGTTTTGGGCGCTGCGTCATACAACATTTTGTAAACGGCTTGCTGTAGTTCTTTACGATCTTTGCCGGAGAATTCAGCGGCAGCCAGCACAGGATCAGCAGGGAAATCTACCAGCATTTTGCTTGCCATGTAGATTTCCATTTCTTCCAGCTGGGTTTGCGGCCAGCCGCTGGGCGGCACGCTCATACCGCGACATACCCGTTTATCAATCATTGGTTGCACCTCCGTTTGCTTAGATTTTCCATTCACGTTCGGATGCCTTCCATGCGTAGAACGTTTCTTGATTCCACGTCTCGGTAGAACCATCGGAATATTCAGCGGTGTACGTTTGGCGTTCGCCACCGTTCCAATCGGCAACCACACTCGACAGGAAACGTTCCGATTTTGGCACTTTGAAAATGTGCACAATGCCATCGACGGTTGAGCGCATTTCTTCATCGTCGCGCAGCACCGGAGTTTGCACCCATCGGCCATCGTGTCCTTTTACAACACTGTGCACGTGTCGCAGTTGTTGCTCACCGTCCACAATGACAGTCATTTGCAGTGGCTGTTGCATTATTTGTTCCTTCAAAATCCAGAGGGTGTGGAATATTCTGCATGATCAGAACTTGGCGCATGCCTGCGTCGAAGCCGCTGGCGTCAATTCCGCTACTATCGCACTCGGCCCATAGCCGGTGATAATCCATCAGGCTACCACGGTATTTGCGCAATTGTTCCTGCGCGTATTGAACACCGGCCTGAAAATCCTCTTCGTAGTTGCGGAACCCGAAAAGTTTGCGAAAGAGTTCACTGATCATATGCGAGATTCCCTTTCACATCACGCACCCGCTGATCAGGAAATGCCGGGTCATCCAGTTTAATGGCCATGCCGAGGTCAAGCCACGTAGTCCACTGCCCACACTGGCCGCATTTGTAGCGGTCGTGATGCATGGTAGGCACATTCCTTTCCTCGGCGGCCCAGCAATTATTTGGCATATTGCTGCCCCACGTGTTGCAGTGGGGACATTTCAAATCGCCCCACATCCGCATGCCCGCGTGATAGGCATCACGTTCCTGTTTTGCTGCCCAATGTTTCAACCACGTAAAGAAACGCAGTCGCCGCGATTTCATGGTCCATTTTCCTTTTTGTTGTGATTGGCGGGCGGGCCAGATGCCTCATGGTTATAAACTCGATTCATACGCATCGCGTCTTCCATATCCCGCAGAAGTCGTTTGTTTTCTTTATGGGTTCGGAAAATCGAGGCGCCAGCCGCAATAAAGGCTAGCACCGCAATTCCGTAACCAATTAGGTTAAGGGCCTCTTTCACAGAACGCCCTGTTTTTTCAGCAGGCGGCGCTGGTTGCGCGTGAGGTTTTTCCGTTGCAACGGCACTTCGTCAAAGTGCACAATGTCAGGGTTCATTTGCGCCAGCAATTTCTTGTATTGCTTGGGATCGCGCTTGGCCATTTCTTTCATGGCCTCGGTAAGCTGGCGCTGGGCCTCTTCCTGATTCAACTGTTCCTGCGATTTGAGGTCTACCGTTCTTTCTTCCATTTCGATTTTCTCTCGGCACGTTGTTCTGATGCACGGTTTTTGATGCGGGAACCAATCTGGCTAAACATGCCGCCAAACATCCCGTTATCTTTCTTCGTGATGGTCGATACTTCGACTTCCTGTTCGGGGTCGAAATCTTCGGAAATATCACGCTTCACATTGCGCAGCCATTGACGCATGCGCTCTTCGGCAACCTCGGTTGGCTTGTGGTTGAATTCCAAAGCCTGTTGCCACGTGCGTGCGCAATACTTCAGCGATGCTTGGTGGCCAGTGTCAGCAAAGAAGCGGATGATAGGCGTGCGCTTATCGGGATCGGGCGTCAGAATACGCGACGATTCCTGTTTCCAGTTTTCCGGGTTGTTCATCGGCATGATGTAATACAGGCACGACCACGGCTTAACGTTGATACCGCGTTGCAGCAGCTTGCGGATACCAACCACCACACGGATTTTCCGTTCGCCAGCCAGCTTTTTGATGCGGTCGCGATCATCTTTGTTTTTCTTGCCACCGCCACCAACAAAGGCAGCAGCCACTTCGTATCCGACAGCCGAGTTAACCCGTTTGACGATTTCGAAAATGTGGTCCTTGAAATGGCAAGGAACAACGATGGAATGCCCGGCCTCAAGGTCTTTCAAAATCCACGAAATGATCAGGGTGTTTCGTGGCTTGTTGTTGGCTAGGTTTTTACCCAGTTTCACAAAGCCCGGTTTGCCCTTGAACACGCCTTTGGATTTCATGCCGGTATCAACTGCCAGCATCTTGGCCACCAGCTGCGCCCGTTTGATTTCGGACTTCGGCGGCCCCATAACCAACGCCGTGATTTTGTGCTTGCCGTCTTTGCGGGTCCATGTACCGGTGCAGCCGAAGCGATAGCGCATCTTCAGGCTGTTCATGACCGTTGCAAATTCCGGGGCGCCAGTCGATTGCACTTCGTCCACAATGACGGTGCCGAAAACCTTGTTACAGGCCTTCATCAACTTACGGCCTTTCTCGCTCAAGAAACTCTGATAGGTGATGATACCAATCTGAATATCCTTGAGGTCTTCTTTGGTTTTGATGAACCCATAAAGTTTCTTGCCGGTGCGTTCTTGCAGCTGGGGCAAATTCGTGGATTCTTCAATGTCGCCAATGAACTGGTTTAGGAAGTCGTACTGGTCGGCCATAAGCAGCACCTTGTAACCCAGTTCGATTGCCAATTTCAGCGCGGTTAACGACTTACCCGAACGCGGCGGAAGCACGAAAAGGCCAAACTTGGCCTCTTTCATTCGCTTAACTGTTTTCAGCTGGTAACTGAACCAGTCGCGATCCTCACCGAGGTCGATTTTAACTTTGTAATCAAACGGAACTTTAGTGCGCTTGTCGATGATTTTGTAATCACCTAGATCAATGCGCATCTTTTCTTCGAAATTGTCTCGGTCGCCCAAAGGCAGGCCGATGTACTCCGTATTCCCAATGACGCGTGCTTTGGCCAGCCGATACGAACCGTTGAAGTTCTCGCAGCCTTTGCAGGCCTGCACCGGGCGTTCTGGTCTTAGTTCACACGACCGGCAACCTTGATCGGAAAAGAAGTCGTGAAAATACTCTTTCTTGACTCGCTTTTCCGACAGGTCGATCCGGGGAATGTACATCTTGTCCGATACGATGATTTTGCCCATGGTTTAACCGGAGCTTCCTTGTTCGTGCATTTACTACCTCGGATAAAGATGGCGATATTCTTCGGTCAAACAGAATTCACTGCTCAGTTGCAGGGAGGCTGGGATCTTGCTTTGGTCAACGAACTTCACAAATTCGATAACGTCTTTCGAGGTCCAACCACGCGGGTACACATTCACTGCGCCCCATGGTTTGTTTACAGATTCGTAGGTGCGCACGATGTGCATGCCCAGCTGTTCTGCGTTCTCGAATTCGCACACGACAATCGGGCGGTGGCCCATCTTCCACAGAATATCGAATGCGTAATCATTTTCTGCGAAAAGGTGGATATGATCACCCCAAGCAAACAGGCCTTTGGAATCGTATGAATACCACGACGCCTTGTCGCTTTTGATAGCGATCAGTTGCGGTGTGTAGCCACGCGGGTCCAGTGTTTGGTTGCCATCAGGAATTGCGTCGGGATCAAGTTTCACAAGTTTCATTCGCAGCCCACCAATTTACGTTGATATTCGTCCAGTTCGAAAACCACCGGCAGCCCATGTTCCAGCAAATCGAAAACCACACGACGCAACAGCGAAATGTCTTGAGTCAAAACGGCAACCACCACCGGTTCGTCATGTTCATTCGTGTACGCCGCAATCTCTTCGCGAAATTCCCGAACCATATCCTGTTCGGTAGCGGCCCCAACAGCTTCAGGCGAAACGAAAATCACCTTGGCACATTGAGGCACGCGGGTATCCCCGAACTGTGCCAGAGCGTCGTCTGGAAACACGGTTTCGGGTGCGTACACGAATGCAGTTTTCATAACAATACCTGTTCTGGTCGGGAGAGGACTTTGATAACCTCGACAAGGTTTTTAAACATAAAGCCTGCCTTGTCAATGTCTTCGATTACGATTTGTGCAGCCTTTTCCAGCCCTTTAACTTCATCGAAATAATCGTAGAAGGGGCGCATGATCGACTCCACAAATGCTTTACGTTCGCCCTGTGCACCAACCGACTTTAGGTAGCTGGCATATTCGGCACACAGGTAATCGCGCAGCTTGGACAGCGTGCGCTCCATAGCGTGGGAAATTTTCGTGCACTCGCCAAGGATTTCAGCGCAGCGGCTGCGCGTTGCTTGGTCTTGCAAAAGTGCTTCACAAACTTTTTCTGGAAATGCGCGCGAGCGTTTGCGCTTCAATTCGCGGGTTATGCGTGTCGTGTGAAGGCGTTGCAATTCCGAATGGTACGACTCAAAGTCGATGTTGTACGCCGGGTTGCCCCGGAAGTTTTCAAGGAATTGCTGGAAACGTTTGTTCTTTTTGATCGTAGAACGAATCGCCTTCTGTTGCTCACGACTACTCATAGGCCGTTCCGCTCACTTGGGTGCCGAAGTGCCCGGCCATGATCAACGTGAATTCCGCAACTTGCACCACGAAATCCTGTTGCAGGTCGGTGGTGTTTTCGTAGTCAGGTTCTGCCCACGGGAAAATCCGCCAGTTGTCCCTGTACCAGCCGCTAACATCGAACGCTTCTTTTTCAGTGGCGTTTTGCTGCCGGTTGTTGTGCAGTTCGATCTTGTCGGATAGGTCGGTAATCGACTCGACAAAACGTACCTGATCCACGTGGTGCTGCTGATCCCATACCGGGTACGGCAGGCCGCACACCTTGGCAAACGTGGCGATCATTGCACAGAGCAATTCCGCCATTTCAGCCTCTTCAAAATATCGCATTTTATCCTCGGACAATTGTCATTTGTTGGCACAGCTTGTGGACGTACTCAACGAAGCGCTGCGCGTCGTGGTCCAGATCGTTCCAACGGTTGGTGAATGGGAACAGCGCCCAATGCGTTTCGAACCACATTTCGTGAGGCATGTAATAACCATCAGCAGTGCGCTTCAGGTCTTTAACTGCCGCCAGATACAAACGCATTTTCTCTTTGGGGAAATTCCGCAGATCAATAGGCTGATATCCGCTAGGGTCGTTGTGTTCCATCATGACGCGGGCGGCCACCACGTTGTGGCGCAGCAGAATTGCAATTCTTTCGTCGTTGAGATTGAGCATCACACGGCCTCGGTTACAAGGTAGGGAGATTCGGCGTTGCCGCTGATGGCCAACACAGAACCGGTGCTACTCTTGAATATTAACAGTTTTTGTTTGTATGACGTGATCGGGTGCTGCACGTAATCATACAATTCCTTTTTATTGCAGGCGACGATCATTTTGTGCGGCTCTAGCTCAACCTTGGATTCATCCGAGATAACGAACAGGTGGCCATAGATCGAACGCCGGGCATTGACGAAGTTGTACATTTTGCAGAAGCGGTTGAGCGGATACGGATTTTCATAATCAATCAGCATCGGTGTATCAACCAGCTTACGGAAAAACAGCCCGACATGGTGGCCGTCGTGGGCCTTGCCGAAATCCTCGAAGGTATCAACCTGCCGCACGGTATGAGTGAACGTGTCGGCCAGACTGAAAATCGGGCTGATATTACTTAGCTTCATCATAGGTGCCGACCAGCGTCAGGGTGCCGCCATCGATTTTGGTTACGAGGCGATAGGCGCTCATGGCACCCGGCACCTTGTAGAAATTCATGTCGATTTCCACACCAGAGATTTTGTTGAAAAGGTCCATAAAGATTCGCGGGTCAACCCGGATATCCAACGGTTTACCTTCCACCTTGGCTTTGAATTCGTCGGAGACTTTACCGCCACCGCCCTGCACACTCATGCGCGCCTTACCCTTTTCGAGGGCCAGCGCCATTTTGGTATCGCCATCGGACAGAACCGACATATTCGAAACGACGCCCACGGCCTTCGTATCGAACAGCATGGAACTCAGCGGCTTTTGATCGTCCAGCATTTTGTTGTACTGCACAGCCTGCCCAACTTCACCGTAGATCAGCTGGCCAACCGGGATCGACACAACGAATTGTGCACCAGTCGCACGGAAACGGCCACCATCCACCGAGAAACTGATTTTGTCAGATTCGATGAATTTTTCGATTACGCTGAAGGCCTTGGCGGGCAGCGAAGTTTTCAGCGGCACCGCGCCTTTCACCTTGGTTTTGAACAGGGCGACGTGGTGTTCATCGTGGCAATAAACACGCATCAGTTTGTCGCCAATTTCAAAGATGATTGGCAATTCGGTTGAGCCGTAGAAGTCGGTAAGGCGTACACGCTTCACCGCTTCGCGCAGGGCGTGCACCACGTCTTTTGGCATAGGCTCGGTTTTGGTTCCGACCAGCTGGTGCTCCAGCATCTGGATATCATCGCCGTCGAATTCACCGACCGGCAATTGCGCTTTGAACTGGCCTTTTTGTTCCTTGAATGCGATGTTGCCGCCACCGGTTTTGAACTGGCAAGGGCCACGCGCTTTCAGCAGGCCAATCATCTTGACAGCATCGATTTTCACGGTGCCGCTTTTGTCGCAATTGTCGCTCACCTTGGCACAGGCCAGCGCATCGGTAGAACTGCCGATCAAGTAAACACCTTTGCCCTTTTGGCAGGCAATGATGAATTTGGCGTCGTCGGCTTTGATGTAGGTTGTAACGTTAATGATTTTGGAAAGCGTGGCCGCAACATCGCGACCAATCGCCGTGAATTCCAGTTCGTTACCTTCGATAAGTTTCATTGCAGCTTGTACCCAAAAATGTCAGCGAATTCGTATGGAACCAACGTGATGGTCATGAACGTTTCTTCGTTGTCTTCGTCGGCGGGTTGCACACTGGCCATCCACGCCCACACCAGACCATAGCGAGGTAAAACCTGCGACTCTAGCGAATCCAGAAACGGCTCAATTGATTCCTTTGTCGGGTAGATTTCAAACGTGGAATCTGGCGAGTTTAATTCCAGCATCAGTTGCCCGGCAAATTGCTTGAAGAGCGCCAAGCGCGGATCATCCACGCTGGCACCCTCAACCTCAAGGCAGAACGATTTGATGCGGGTAGTCTCTAGGCAGCTTCCTTCTGATTTTTCCAGAATTTCTTCTGCTTCAATACCCATTCCGGGGCATCCTCTTTCATGCGGCCCATGATCCGCCTGTACACCTCTTTAGGCTTGATATCGTGACCGAGAACGTCACGCTGCCCCTCAAGGGTTGTCATTAGCAGTTCATCGAGTGCGCATTTGTCTTTTGTTTTGAAGTCGCCGGTCAACGCGTAGTTCCAGCCTTCACACTTATCCAGCGAGTAACCGAATTCGAAGTCGATTTCCAGCTGAATGTCGAAGTTGAAACCGTGACGTGCAATCATTTCTTTTTCCACGTCGTGCGTTAGGCCCTGTTCGATCATCCCAACCGCCAACCAGAAATCCTCATAAGCGCAGGAGAATTCGAGGGAGTCGTGCACCGAGTTAGCCTGAATGAAATCAGGATAATGACCGGTCTTTTGGTAGTGTTCGAAACGGCGGCGCTCAATGCACCGGGCGCCCGTCATCATGAAGTCAGAACCCATGCCCTGTACTGGACTGTTTACAGATTGCCGCTCAGAGCGCGACGTGATGTTGCCAGCGTCTTCGTGGCTGCTAGGGGTCAGCAGGCCCCACAGGTTACGGCGACGGCCCACAGGCGATTCGACAAACAGGTGCTTGCGTGCGTGGTCCTTGGCCTTGTCGAACCACTTGGCGCCCACAGGGAAGCGTTTAAAGAACTGTTCTGTCAGTTCCTCAACCATTTCAACCGTAGCGTTAATCGACTTGGCTGTACCCTTCGCACCCTGCTGGTAAATCAGACCGAAAATAACCTGCTTAACCGATTGACGCATCACCTTGTCAACGGCTTCGATTGGCTTACGGAAGAAGTACGCGGCGTTAATCTTGTGAACGTCACCCTTGAAGTCAATTTCCTTCGCGAGTTCCAGCGTTGGTTTACGCTTGAATTTCTCACGAAGTTTCAGACCTACACGGAACGCATCAGCCACGCCCTTGTCGCCGGAAATGAGGGACCAGCATCGCACTTCGTGCGCCGAGTAGTCCACCTTAATGATTATTCGACCTTCAGGGCTAACGAAGAGTCGTTTAATCAGTTTACCCATTTCAGATCGTGACGGAATTGTCTGCAACGTTGGGTCACGTGCCGAGGTACGACCAGTAACCACATCCAGATAACCGAAGCGTGGCCGCATGCAGCGGTCGTATCGGAAATCTTCGTCTTCGCCCCATTTTTTAATGAAGCTTTTGACATAGGCGTTGTAGAGTTTTTCGATCTTCGTTAGCTCGGTGAAGAGCTTGATTTCCGGCACGTCTTCGTAACGCTTCTGGAAATCTTTGTCGATCTTGCCCAAGCCCTTTTTGTTCTGCGACAAGGGCTTGAGTTTGAGGACTTCAAAGAACAGCAGTTGCTTATGCTCTTCCTTGTTGATTTTGAACAGCTTGGTTTGCGTTCGTCCGAATAGGCCCATGGACGGCACACCCGAGCGTTTGGCCAGAAGCTTGTTAGCTTTCTGCACCCCCTCGGATTCGTACAACGCTTTGAGGACTCGGTTTTTCTCACGAACAATATGTGAGTCTTTCGATTTGAGTTTGAACAGCCAGTCGATATCGACATACGAGCCGTTGAACTCAAGGTTAGACAGCGTGTGAATCTGATCCGACAGCTGTTCCGAAACAACGGATTCGTATTTCTTGTATCCGATTGTCTTGGCTTGTTTCAGCTGAAGTTTCTGAATGTGCAGCAGCAGGATTACGTCAAGGGCCATGTACGTGAGCACTGGGCCGTCGAGGTCCATGTCCGCAATGAATGCCCGCTGTTCCTTACCGAAGTCGGATTCGTAATAGGCGCGACAGCCATACTGCATGGTGATATTGAGCAACGAATAATAGTTTCGGCCACTCACACCTTGGATCGATTTGTGGTTTTCATCCTTGGCGAATTCCGCCGAAATGATGCACCACAATTTGCATTTGAAGAAGCGCACCCCAAGGTCACGCCGGGCAGCGATCAGGTCGAACGCGGCGTTGGCGTAGAGGTTATATTTATTCTTCGATTTGTGTTCGAAGTATTCGCGCAGCTTCGTCTTGATGTACGCAATTTCCTTGGGGAGAAACGGCGTGTCTTTGTGCAGGAATGGCAGGATGTACGCTTTGCCTGTGTCGGTCGCGAACTGCCATGTTACCGTGTAGTTCTTTCGTCGCTTCAGATTTCGCGACTCGGTATCGATTGCCACCACCTCGGCGTTGGTAATGGCCTTGAGCATCTTGTCGAATTTCTTGATTGTATCGACCATTTCGATCTTGTAATCAAGCTTCGGAACTTTGTACATCAACTTGCCATCGTTGAGCGCGGTGGTCAGGTTGCGCGCAACGTACCCTGCTGCCGCCATCGTATCATCCGAGGTTTGCAGCTTGCGCAAACTCAAGGTCGAGACGTGGTTGAATTTGTGCGTGTTGCCCTTGTAAGTTGATTTGGCTTTGATCGGCACACCGTAAAAGTGTTGCCACAAAACACCGCGTTCGTTTTTGTGCTGCGAAATGAAATCGCCGCTCAGGGCCATGGTCGGATCGGGACCAAAGGTCACTACCGTGTCAGGCTTGTACGTGGTGATCACGTATTCAAGGCGTTTCTTAAATTCCTGTTTCGCCAGTTCGATAAACGCAGGTGCGCCACCTTGCGTTTTGAAACTGTGATAACTCATGCACAGCCAGTTGTAATCGTCCAGCTTATTCGGGGCTTTGTAATACTCTTCTGCGGCCCACATGAGGTTTTGCAAAAGGTCGCCGGTCGCCCCGTCGAGGATACGGTTTTTCCGCATCGCCTCGCCCGGCATGTAGTCAAAGACAAACAGAATTTTCCCGCGAGCCTTTTTGGTCACGTGCTTAGCCAGTTCAACCTGATCGAAACCAGTAATGTCGTACTGCTTCAGCCCCTTGCCATACTTGTAGTCGCTGGGAAATTCTACATACTCATACTTCATAAGTTGTAGCCCGCCATAGGTGTGATAACCTACCTGTTATTTACAGTTTTTCTAGGCATGAAAAAGCCCCCAAATCCTAATGGAAATGGGGGCCAGTTCAAAACAACTTCACCATGCGGAGGATATCGGACAGCCTTGCGTCGTACTGTTCGGGCGTTGGGTAGCAGCACCAGCGACGGCTCATGGTGCGTAGCGTGTCGGTGGCCAGCAGCTTGTCGCCAAGCTGGGTGTATACTTCCCAATTGATCGGCAGTTCGTAAATCGACGTGTCACCACCACGGAGCACCACAACCGGTTTATGGTGTGGCGCCGCGTCGATGAATCCGATAAAACGAGGACTGTCTTTCCACAACAGCAAGCCGCCTTCAGTGTCGGGAATTTCCACGGTTGTTACACCGTCTTCCAGACCGTTAATGCGCGGCCCCCAATACTCCCCGGAACCGAGGCCAAAGAAACCGAAAAGATCAGACGTTTCGTGCCCGGCGATCAGCTGCGGAAAGTTGGTGGTCAGAATCCGATAGTGCGTGTCGTTGCCTTTGAGATAAGCGTAATGAAACGCCACATCATCCTTGTGCATCGTCATCGGAATAATCCTCTTCGTCTTCCAGTTCCTCTTCCAGTTCTGGCTCTTCAACCACTGGCGGCGGAGTGACCGGAGTTTGACGCGTGCGTTTCTGAATCAAGGCAGCTGCTTGTTCGGCAGACATGTCGCGATGATTCAGCAATTTTTTCTCCCAATACAAACCTTTTGGCAGACGGTCAGTCACCGCGAATGGCAGGCCGTTGGAAGGGATGCCCGGCACATAGTTGTCTGCGCATTCGAAAGCCACTTTAGCCTTCATACTGGCAGCACTCCAAATGCCATCAATCGCGCCGTTGTAGTAGCCGAGGAAGGCCAGCACAACTTGCTGCGACATGAGTTCCATTTTTCCAGTTTGCATAAATCCTCCAAAGCTAATTGGGGCCTTCCATGGCCCCGTGGACATTAGCGGGTTTTATATTTGAAGTTGATATCGGCCAGTTCTTTCAGCGCCATATCTTTGTTGTTGACGGTCACGCTGCGAGCGACTTCCGCGATTTTCTGTTTCAAATCGGTTTTGTTCTTACCGAAGTAGAGCCATTCGCCGTCAACCTTCTGCCATTTCACGCCAGCATTAGGAATCGGCTTACCGATTTGTTTGAGGATACCGGGGTTGGTGCGGATATCCACGCAGAGACGCACGTGCTCTTCAGTGAAGATTGGGAACACGCGCAGCGCACGGCGGTTGCTGTTCATGCGCTTGTTGACCATGAAGAAAGCAGGCAGTTCGGAAACCGGCGCCAACTCCAAGTTGTACCACAGTTTGTGGGTATTTTTCATGCCCACTTCGAACGCATCGTTGATTTGTTCGAAGATACGGTTGGTGGCCGCCGACAACTCGAAGTTGTCATAGATCCAATCGTAAATAACGTGGAACTTTTTCTTGTTGTTAACGTCGATGTACGCGTAGGCCGGAACGTGTTGGAACCCAACGCCTTTCAGGTCCAATTCACCCTCGTCGAATTGCGCTTCGAGGGTTGCGAAACCGTGATAGTACATCGGGTACAGAGAAACGGAGGATTCTTCGATTTCTTCAGGGAAATCTTCGTCTTCCTCGACCGGCGCAGGCACCGCTGCTGGTTTTGGTTGGACCTTCGGTTTGACTTTGCCACCGACGACCTTGACCGTACCACCAGTGTTGTAAATGCCTTCGTTGATCGGCTTCCCTTTTTTCTCGTTCTCTTCGCGCTTGTCGCCGTCTTCCTTTTCTTTCTTGATAACGCGGAGACGTTCGGTTTCCTGTTTCTTGCGAATGCGCTCTTCACGCTCTTCGATTTCGCGTTGCTTCTGTTCCTGTTTTTCCAACCGTTTGGCCCGTGCAGCATCGCGGGTTTCTTCGGTGGCAGTCGAAGCGGTGTTAACGTCGAAGAAACGCTCTTCCTGATCCGGCGTGATATTGCGCTGGGCAATGTAGGCCATGTTCAGTTGAACGGTTACGCGGCTAGGCATGCCAGCAGGCGGATTTTTGAGGTTAACGGTCAGGCTCGACAGCTTGCCGCCACGCGTGTTGAAACCAACGATTTTGCCGGTGCCCCATTCGGTAACAACCGGTTTCAGTCGCAGTTTATCGCGGAAGTTGTTGAAGACTTCCGGGTCGCGCACCATTACCTCGACGTTTTGCAGGCCCCAATTGTTTGGATCGGGAATTGGTTGGTTAGCAACGAATGGCACAACATCCATACGCGCCGCGCCTTCCATCGGGGCAGCCTTTTCGATAGGCAACATTTCGATTTTGTTTTTCGCTCGCATTTCTGCGAACTCTTTGGATTCAACGCGGTTCAAACGACGATACGCGTCTTCCATTTGGCTGAATGGTTTGTCGTCCAGACCAGCGGCGTTCGCCAGCATGTCAATGGACAGGGCGAGGCGCGCATCTTCTTTCTCGGTCGGAACGCGAACCGATGCCAGCAATTCCGCATAGAGCGGGTTCGAGGCTTCGGTGATTCGAGCAATGCCGAAAGTCTTGGAAATAACGCGAGCAAGTTTTGCAACTTCCATCGTGTTATCGGCCAGTACCCAATCCAGATAAACCACATCACGGGTCAGGGTGCCGGTGCCTGCGGCTGCTGCCATTGCGCCTTTTGCATCAGGGCGCCATACACGCGCAGAGGTTTGCGCCAGCGCACCCGGACCCCATGGGGCCTCGGCACGGATCATGCGGCTAGCCAATTGCAGGTTGTGGCCTTCGGACATGCCTTGTTCGTTCGCGATCAAAATCTGAATTCGATCATCAGTTTTGAAATCGTTGAACGCTTTTACGCGATCCGGTTCGTCACCGGTGAATTTAACGGCCATTGCGCGATAGTTCGGCGGCAAGGCGTCGTAAACGGCGCGAGCACTGGCGTTGTATCGGGTGATGATAATCAGCTTACCTTTCGGCTCAGGCTTCCAATAATCCGGGGCCTCCAGCGGGGTTTTGCTCATTACATCATCCGGCAGAGAAACGCGAGTTTCGCCCGGATTGTATTTCTTCGCTACGAACAATTGACCGTCGAAATCTACGAGGTCCAGTTCGATGTAGCGATTGCCACGTTTCCACTTCGGCGGGTTGAAATGCTTGGCAGCCAAGTTTGCAATGTATTTCGCTTTACGCGAAACAAAACCTTCGGCCATGTCGCCAAATACTTCTTCAAACGCGTCGTCTTCCTGCGGGCAGATAATCAGACGTTCGAAACGGGCGAGGTGACGTTCCCACATTTTCTGCGAGATTGCTTCACCGGCAAAGTCCGAGTCGTTGTCTACGACGTTGTTGCCGCCGCCGCTGCCGTTATCGTCGTCTTCGTCATCGTCGTTGCTGTTGTTATCCTTCGCCGCTGCTTTTTCAGCTTTTGCCTTTTGGGCCAGCAGTGGTTTCAGTTCCTGCAACGTTTTGTCGAGGACCAGACGATACAGCTGTTCGTGCAGTTTTTGCTGCTCGATTTCAGCCGCGCTGGTGCCATCCGCGCCGTTGAAGTCTACCATTGGAACCGGGTGGAAACTTTCGATTGCAGACGGGAGCATATACGCCCAGTCTTTTTTCTCTTTGACGATGAACGAAATGTAGTGACCCAGTTTATCTACCGCACGCTTGCCGTTGAGCGGTTGATAAGTCTGTACAAAACGATCACCAATTTTTACCGCTGCTGCCTCTTCGTTCGGCTTGATGTTGGCAATGTCACCAGCGCGGAAAACGTGCGGTGCTTTGAGGGCGATTTGCGCCTCAATGTCTTTTGCCCGGTCAGGCATCACAGTACCGGTCAGCAGACGCAGCCATTTCACGGTGGTGGAAGAGGTCAGGATTTTGGTTGCACGGTGACGCGCCGATTTGAACGACTTCAGGTTGTGCGATTCGTCAATTGCCACGTAGTTGGAACCGAGGCGACGGAGGAATTCGAGGTTTTGCGAGAAGTTAACCTGTGCCGAGCCAATGCAGACGCGGGTGTTACGACCTTGGATGAAGGTCATCGAACTGATGAAAATGGTGTTTGGCGGCGCATTTTTTGCCAGATCGGCCAGCGCTTTTTCACCCATGCCCGGAGTTTTCGACCAACGCGCCATCACGTCGGAACTGATCGGAAACGCGTTCCAGTTCGAACCGAGGAAATAACGAATTTCCTCACACCACGTATTGATCAGACCGTTAGGGCAGATCACCAACGGACGCACAATGGTGCCCGTTTCTTTCATGTCTTTCATCAGACATGCAATGTCGATCGTACCTTGCGAAGTTTTACCACCGCCCGGCGCCAGCGCCAGAATTGCGAAGGTTGGCGGGTTTTTCTTACGCAGCGAACTTTGCACGTTTTCTTGGTGCGGGAAAATTGCACGTGCTTCATCTACCAGACCGGGAACCTTGATATCGTCCGAGTTGAACGACGGGTCCGGCTGGATCGATTCGATTTGTTCCTGCGCCTCGGCAAAGATTGTTTCCGAATTTGGCGCGTATTTCCCAAGCATCACAGCGAACGGCAGAACGTCTTTGTACAGCACGGCGTTTGGCTGCGCCGTGACGGTCATGGTTACGCGCTTATCCGGGTACTGATCGTTTGCGCCCATATCGACCGTGCTGCTGCCCTTGCGAGCGTTGGCGAAGTGGCCAATATCTACCGCGTTGATTGCATCCAGAATTTGCTTGAAAACTTGGCCGCCGAAATACTTGTAGCAGCGGACGAATTCAGCAGTGGTCGAAACCGAACTGTTGAAATAGTTTTCGTTGTTTTCCAGTTCCAGACTCACGTCGGCGGCACGTGGGTTTTTGTCACCAGATTTCAGACTATCGAAAACTTCATTCCACAGGTGCGTGCCCTGTGCGCCCGAAGCCATGTCCAGCGTGACTTCCAGCAGGTTGAGAATGATGCCTTTGATGTTGCCTTTGAACCGTGGGTAAATTTCACCCTTCGTGTTCATGTGCTTCTGGTAATCCATCGAGAAATCGAAACCTTGTTCGGTCGGCAATTCCTCATAGTTCAGGGCGCGCAGTGCGCTCTTCAGCAGATCATCCAGTTTCGGCGCTTTGTTATCGGCGTAAGCAAGGCGCATGTACAGGTTGATAATGTTGTCAACCACTGCGGTTTTTGCAAACTTTGCCGAATCAGCAGCCGCACCGTAAACCTCTTCCGCTTCCTTGTAGGCGTAGGCGGTGTGTTCGTGGTGGTTCAGCGTGTACATGGCCTGCGCAAAGGTGCGCTTGACCGGCTGTTCACCGTCTTTTGCCATGTTGAAACCGAGCCAATCGGCAATCGCCAAAGAATCAGGCGTAACCGAGCCAATCGAAACGCTGGTGTTGGTCAGGCCGGGCGTGGAAGTGGCCTGAATGTTTACACCAAAGTCCCAATCAAAGCCGAGAGAACAGCCGTCAAATTCGGCAAGTTTTGCCATCATTTGATTGAGGCGTTCGATATCCGATTCATCGATCCACGGCCATTGTTCCGGGCTGGAATCCATCTGGAATGCAGCGAGCGGAATTTCGAGACGACCGAGCATTTCCAGCAGGTCTTCAGATGCTTTCTCGAAATCTTCGGCCAGCGTGGTATCTTTCAGCACATCCACCGATGGACGAACGCCCATGGTGCCGTTAGGCAGGATGTACATGTTTTCCGCGTTGCCTTTGGTTTTTTCTACAACAAAACCGTTTTGTTCACGCAGCGCAGGGATCTTTTTCAGCGTCGATGCCGAGGTGGCATAACGCGGGATGTGATCCATGTTGATCGCTTTGGTGTTGGTGATCGTGTACGCCTTGCCGGTGCCGGTTACTTTCGCACGCAGAACCTGTGCAATGTACAGCGAGAACCAGCTGTTTGCGCGGGTCATGCTTGGGCGTTCGGCTTCCGGGGTTTGCGTCACGAAGTGGGCAACGTCGGATTCCAGAGTGAAACGCAGCGAGGTACGCAGCGTGAGGTTCAGCAATTCCGCTTCTGGCGTGGTGCGCGGATTTTCACCGTTGAGCATTTCGTTGACGCGCTGATTCATTGCGTCACGGCTGTGCACTTCGCGCAGGTTGGTGGTATTGCCCCAACGTTGCGAACTCGCATTGTAGCGCTCGGCTTCAATGTTGTTTTGACGTGCAGTTTTTACAATGTCCTTAACGCGCTTCGAAGGTTGTTTGATAACCTCGACTTGCAGGAATTGTTCTGCGAACGGGTTTGTTACCACGATATCGGTAACGATTTCGCCAGCGGTCGGCAGTTTGATGCCGGTGTGTTTCACCCAAATGGCTTCGATATCGCTGAACTTGGTGGTCAGCGGAATGCCACGGTGAATCATGCGGTCGGAAACGGCGAGGGTGCCAAACAGCATCATGTGAATTTCACGTGCTGCTGCCAGAATTTTCTCACCGATTGGCGATTGCCACTGACCACGGCGGCGCTCGGCAGTAATCGGGTTTTGGTTGTCGTGTGGCAATTTCGACGCAGTGTCGATTTTGCTATCTTCCACACCGAAATAAGGGGCTGGCAAGCCTTCCTCTTCCGGGTCCGCACCGGCACCCATCAGAACGAAATCGAGGCCCTCATTGTAGCGTTTGGAACGATACACGTTGTGGAACGCGGAAGAGGTACGACGGCTGGCGCGCAGGAACGAAACCACGTCGGCTTCGGTCGAACCGCTGGAACGCTTGGACTGGAACAGATCCACATGGATTTTGGAAATCTCATGGGCCACTTGTTCCTGATCGAAATACGACAGGTAGTTGGCTTTCGCCATAACCAGACGCATGAAACGGAAAAACATGTTGATGTTTGCCGTTACGTCCGACAGCGATTCCAGAATAGGAACGAGGAAGTTACGTTCTTTTTTCGGGAAGAAAAACGACTCGAATTCTGCGGTGCGCGCAGGTTCGAGCGTGACGGTGCGAATAGATTTTACGAAGTCGGAACTATCGTCACCCTCTTCGTCGTCTGCATCCCCATCATCGTCGTCGCCATTGTCGCGGGCAAATGCGCTCATGGATTCCATGGCAGCAGTTACGTCGCGGTGTTGGCGGTGCAGGCGCATTTGGCGCGCCAATTCGGATTCGTTAAAGTCTGCGCGATTCATTCGACGGCCTCGGAAATTACGCCTTCAGTTTGAACGAGGTAGGTCCACACATTCGACGGCTGTTGTTTGAGTTCGTTCGCCAGTTTGACCAGTGCGCGAGCGATGCAGAATCGCACGTGCGGATCTTTTTCGTCGGACATGAGGTCCAACGTGTAATAGGCGTAAAGGTTGTTGTATTCCTGCTTGCGGAAAACTTCGAGGAAATCGGCGGTGGCCTGTTCCATGTCGAAGGTTGGCGGCGGCAGATCATCCAGATAATTGGCGTAGGAATTATCGGCCAAATCTTGAATGTCGTTGCGCAGAACTTCTGCCAGATCCAAAATCACTTGCAGTTTCTTTTCGGGGGCTGCGTCACCCTTTTTGATGATTGCCAGAATGGATTCAACACCATCCAGCGCGGTTACGATGCTCATCGCAAATCCTCAAGTGTAGCCCGGCGCCAGATGGCAGCGAGTTCTTTTTCTGTGTTCAGGTAGTAAGGCATTTCAATCGTGACGTAAACCTCATAGGCCAGCGCCAGATAGTCGCCTTTCAACCGACCGATACTAACCCGGAATTGTGGGTTAAAAATCATCGGCACCCAATCCCATCGTTTCAGCTGGGAAAAGTTGGCGGGCCTTCGATCTTTCTTGACCTGCACAACTTTGCCGTCTTTGACGGTGCGCACCGTGGAAAGCTTCAATGCATCAGGAAATTCCTTGAGCACTTTTACGCTAACCATTCGATTGATCAGGTAATCCAGATCAAAGCGTTGCGGTTTCATTTTCACTTGACCTGTAATGGTGAAACCACTAACGATATTGGTCAAATGATCTACATTCAGTTCGATATCGAAGCTATGCCGTTGCGGCACCAAATGGGTCAGCAAAAACTTTTGCGTGAGGGCTTTGTTTAGGTCGGCATACAGTTTATTTACAGTAAACCAATCACCCACTTTCTTCAGCGTTTTGAGTTTGGTCCCGGCCTGCTGTAGGAGAACCCGGAAACACTCAGCGAGCATTTTGGGATCTTTTCCTTTCGTGTCAGGCAGTTCCAAAAACGCTTCCCACGAACCCGCATAAGCCGGATCAACGTCGGATGGCATTTTTAGATTCGGCATCTTTTTTCTTCTTCGAAAGGATCAATTGTTTCGAGTGACGGCTGCTATGCTGCGCCGCGTGGCAATCTGCACACAACGTTCGCAAATTCTGCATTACCGTTTGCCCGCCCATTGCTACAGAACGAATGTGATCTACCTGTAGGTATTCGGTGCTTGGACATTTCGTGCATTTGTACCCGTCGCGTTGCAGCACCTTTGCACGAACAGCCATCCATTCGGTGCGATTGCCATAAGCTTGCTCTTTCGTGCGTCGGACCTTGGCCACCACTTTCGCCTTACCCGGCCCGCAAATAACGCTTTTGACTTTCTTGGGCGCAACGCGTGTGGGCCTCATAGCAATACCTTCCTCATTCGTTCCAACGCCTTGGGATATTCTTCAGTCACGGTTTCCGCAACTTCGCTCAAGGTGTTTTTCATTTTCTTCTGAAGTTCGGCGCTGATATCTTCGTCTTTCACGAACTTGGAAATGGCGCCCATCATATGGAAATAGGTATCGGTGAAACCTTGCGCCACAATCTGTTGATACGGTCGCAGCACCACCATTTCCAACTCGGTAATCTGTGCAGAAATATCGCGGGTTGCACGCAGGTCTGCGATTACCTCACGAATCTGCGAATAGATGGTGTTGAGCGCATAAACGTCTTTGTTGTAAATGCGGTCTTCCATCTGCTCTTCGAGACGGCCAGCGGTACGCACCAGCTGCTCGAAAATACGCCGGGTTTCCGCGTCGAATTCGTCAACGGGTTGCGGCAGGTGCACATACTCTTCGATGGCACCCATTAATTCCTGTTTGCCCTTCGCCTTTTTCTTCAGTGCGACAGGCCCAGCGACCACCATTTCCTTACCGGCAGGAATGTACTCACCTTCGACACTCTTTTTCTTCTTTTTCTTGGCTGTATCTTGACCAGCCTTGAATTTGTTGTCTACGGGTGTGAGGTCTTCTTTTTCTTTCGGTTTGAGCTTTTTCTTTTTCTTGACTGCTGGACCACGCGATTCATCGAGGTCTTTATTCCGTGGCTTGCCCCGGCTATCAATCGAGATTCCATCATCTTCGTCGCCACCGCGAACGGTGCGAACTTTTACCTTTGCCATAAATCCCCCTAAACCGACAAAAGGGGGCGCATGGCCCCCTTCTGAATTTACTGCTATTTCTTAGAAGAAGACGTGGCTGCGAACGCGAGTCATGAATTCATCGAAGTATGCCGGGCGGCGTGCGTAAACGCGGCTGTAGAACGACGCGAAACGGTCGGTATCAGCAGCCGAGGCAACGGCTACGGAATCCTTGGCTTCCTCTTCGTCCAGATCGACGGCGCCAGCGGTGACAACGATCATTTCGCGGTGAATGGTTTCGGTTTGGCCATTCGGGCGAACAACGAAAATTTCCGGGGTTGGCGAACCGTCTTCGTGATCGATGGATGCGCAGGCGAATGCCATTTGCAGATCAGCCGATTGCTGGGAGACGTAAACGATCAGGTCGCCACCTTCCACCATTGCGCGATCTTGCGAGGATTGCAGGTGCAGGTTTTTGTTGTTGAAATCGTTGTGGTCGTGGGTAGCGCAGGCCAGCAGCTGTTTCATCACCAGCGAGTCGTCGGCGCAAACCGATTTGACCATTACTTCACCGGTTGCAGTTTTGCGCAGGGTCCAGAGATTTTCGCTCTGATCCATGTACATGTTGGCCGCAACGGCTTGGTAGTTTTCACGGTTTTGATCGGTCACGACAACGCGTTCGGAAACGACGCCCACGATACCTTCGAAGTGGTGCAGGGTCGGTTCAGCGGCCAGCGAAACAAAGGAACCGTGAATCGGGGTGATCCCTTTGAATTGTTGGCGAATGCCGTTGAAAACCTGTTCTTTGGTGGCGCCAGCGGAAGCAACGGCAACGATCCGCATGAAACGGTCGTCAATTTCGAATGCATCGCGGATTTGAACGTTGGTTGCTTCGGTTTTGGTGGAAGTAACCAGAGCGCTACGGGCTTTGGAAGTGTCAAATGCCATGTTGGAAAATCTCCAGTGGATGTACGATTAAATTATGAATTGTTTGAATTCATCATCAGAAGAAGTTGCGGAAGAAACCAGCAGTAGATCCACGACCCGGATAACCGGGCAAGCGGGTCATTGCGGTATTCGAAATGCCGAGAATACCAAATGCACGGCTGGTATCGATGAAACCTCCACCGATGCTGCCATCGCCACCCAAAGCATTTGCGCGACCCAGCAGTTTTTTCAGCGGTTTAACTTGCGATTCAATCTGTGCATCGATTCGACCTAATGCCGCTTCGAGTGCAGGTGTGCGGTCAACGTTCAGGCTTACGGTTTGGCCGCCGAAATCGAATGCCAAACTACCTTCTGCCAAGTTCTGCGCACCCAGCGCGTAAATGCACGAACAGGTCAACCATGCGTCGAGCAAAGGCCCTTGCATGTTGGTGCCTGTGAAGTTGGAAATGTTCGGTTGCAGCGAGTTAAAGAAACTCAGGCCACGACTCAAATATTCCATGATATCGGATTGTGTGTATTCCAATTCAGGAATGATATTCGCAACCCGCGCCCGGTTAATGTAATCCTCAAGCTGGCGGCTGGCTGTGAGGATTTGCGGGGTGATGGCCCAAACCTTGTAAGTCAGCGTGGTTTTTGCCAGCTGGCGTACAGGCGTATGATCAACCAGCATGGTAAGCGGTGCCATTTTCGGATCGCCCATAATTGCAGGCATATCGATCACGGTTCGCTTATTCATTGCCTCGATTTTGATTTGTGGATCTTCCACATTCCAATTGTCGAAAACAGTCTGGTTATTGAAATACAGGGAAACGGTCAGTTCATCACCGGCCTTGGCTTTGCGCGCCGGTTTCCCTTTGGTCAAATCCGCTTTCCGTGCAGGCACCGGGGCTTTGTAGGTAATCGGAACCGTTAGCTGCATGCGGGTATCACGCCCACAAATAATCACGATATCCGATTCACGCCCAAGCGTTGCAGGTTCTACCGTGATTTTGGTACGCGCTTGGAAATGCCCGCTGTCCGATTCGAACGACCACCGCGCCAGCAATTCCACAGAATCGCGAAGATCCATATTGGGAATTGGCAGGTCGGCAATCCACTGCCCCGGAATCGATGAATGCGGTTTCGCGTAGACTTCAGCGATCACCGATTTATCAACATCGAACAAACGCACGAACGGGGCCGGGGTGTTTTCAGAGGGGATTACCGGCTCTTCGAAATCATCGAAAAACTCTTCGGTAATTGTGCACGTTGTGCCTTCGTATGCGTTCAATCTACAACTCCTTGAGACAGCCGTAGGGCCAACGTCTCAATGTCGTGCAATCCGTTTTCTTCCAGAGGCAACAGGGCGGCTAAACCAGCTTCCTCGGGTTCGATTTGGTTTTGGACATAGCGCAGTAGGAATTGGCGGATTTCGTCTAGTGCTTCGTCCGCAAACTGCGCGTAATACTTGCTGCGTCGGCGCATAGGCAGGTTCGGTGCAATGAATCGAACGTAATATTCAATGAATTTTGGCGTCCATTCCACGTGCAACAGATCCGGCATTCGCTGCCAGAAATCCAGCGTGTATTTCCAATCCGCCATGGACGAATAGAACATTGCACGTGGGATATTCTGGTAAAGAAGTTTCGCAGCAGTCGTGTCCACTCCACCGCTGAAGTCACCGATTTTACGGATAACCGCTTTCGTCACGCCCCCGGCAATGTCGTACAGATAACGCTGATCACGTTCCATCATTTGTTGCATGCGGGCACGTGTCAAAATATTCAGCGGAATCGAGATACTGATGAAGTCGGAAGCTTGGTTATCCGCTTGTCCCCAAATGCAGGTGTAACCGCGCAGCCATGCAGGGTGCATAGGTTTCGCGGTATCGGCATTTGTCCTGATAGTTCTGGCGAACGTGAACACCAGCCCAGTTCGCCGCACTTCTTTTGGTGGATAATCGACTAGGCCCACACTGGTATCGGTGTATTGTGAGTACACGTTAACCAGCGTGAACGTGGTTTTGAAAACGAACACCAATGGCGTTTGTTTCAGCTGGTCAACCACGTAATCAAGGACCATCGGAATGTCGATTAGGTATCGATCACTGTTGTAGGTGGTGATATAGGAATCGCCGCCTTGGGGCCAAGCCGATAAACGAAAATTTAACGGCTTTGGGATATGGTTGTGCATTACTTCAGCGTGAGGCTGTAGGAATGCTGGTCCCCATCGATGGAGCGCAGCGAACTGGTGTAACCTTTCTTGGTCAGTGCTTTGACTTCGCGCAGGCCATTCAAGGTGTTGAGAACTGCCATCTGAATATCGCGATTTCCTTCAGGGAATTCGACAACGATTTCGTTCGGTTCAACCATGACGCCAGAAACGCCATCGATTTTCGACAGCAGGGTTTGCACTTCGGTTTGATCGACTTTGAGGTCGGCTTTAACGGCGAACAGAACCACGTTGTGACGGGCAATTTCGCGGTCGATCATGCTGGTGAATTTGCCGCCGATTGCAGCAGTATCATCACCCGGAATTTCGGTGCCGAGGTTGTACAGATACGGCAGGGCCACGCGATCCAAAATGTTCACGTAGGTTTTGAAGTTGAACGCGGTTTCGGTAGGCTCGGCACGAACGGTGATAACCACTACCAGCGCCTTGTGCACGCCTTCGACGTAATTGCGCCAGTGGGTAATGTCACAGTTCAGGATGAAATCCATACCGCCGTCTTTTACACCAACGTTGATGTAGTAGGCGAGTTCGTCGTCTTCGTCGGATTCAGCACTTTGTGCCGCGTGCTGTTTTTCCATCTTGTCGAAGTATTTCTGCACACGTTTGAAAATGTCACCCACTTCATCCGGCACGAAGTTGTCGGCCAGTTCGGACATTGCGTGCAGAGTTTCGGTGTAGACTTCAAGCATGGCGTTGTACATGGCCACCTGATCTTTGACCAGTGCGTTCATGCCTTTGTGCTCGGAAGCCTTACACAGTTCGATCATTTTATCGAGTTCATCGATTTTGTCGCGCAGTTGCAGGGCGTCGAGGTTCTTTTGCAGTTCCCGTTTGCCCGGCATTTTCAGCTTTTGCACAGTCAGGCCGAGGCCCGCATTTTTGTTGCTGCCACCACCTTCGCCACCGCGCACGGTGCGCACTTTGACTTCGGATGCGGTAGCTACGTTGGAACGGTGGTTTTTACCAAAGAAAAACCGCAACAGGCTGGTGAACTTCGACAGCAGACGGCGATAACCGCTCTTTTGGCCCTTGTAGTATTTGATCAGCTGCTCAGGCGACATGCGTTCGAGGTAGCTAAAGTCTTTTTTGCTCATTACGATTGTTCCATGATTGTGTTGAGTTTGTCTTTTTCTGGCTTGCCGACGTTAAGCAGCTTCGTCAGTTTATTCAATGAACGCACATCGTAGATTTTCCGCTTGCCCACGACGAACGAAATCATGAAATTGTTCCCGTACTGCGACACACGGTGAATGATATCAGTGTTCGGCAGATTCACCGCACGTTTCAGATACGGCAGAACGCGCATCAAAAACTTGTTGATATCTTCAGGCTTCACAAACGGTTTGAGAATCACATTCAGGCGATCATCTGTCACCTCAACGTTTTTCACCAGCTTGGACGCCAGCAGCTTGTCGTCATTGGGAACGGGGCCAGCCACGTATTCGAAATCGGACAGGTTGCCCATGATGTACGTTTGCACATCCTTGGCAGTATCGACCGCTGTTTCCTCGGACGATACGAACGGAGAGTCTGGAATGGAAATGTAGTAGTTGCCACCCAGTAACGCCAGCTTAACCGTGATAGGCCCGCTAACAAATCCGTTCTTATCCTGCACACCACTATCGGTCCTGAAGCAAATCATTTGATACTCAGGCAGACGGATATGCAGTTGAGTTGTGTGGCTAATGCGCGAAAGGATTTTGTAAACGCCTTCCGACAAATAATTCAGGTGCTTATCCATTCGACTGGAACAAACGCCGTCGATTAGATCCATCAGCGTCTTTTGGAATGCGCGGATATTGGATTGCAGTGCGCTAATCATTTGGAAACAACGATCACGTTTCGAATCGCTGAATTCCTGTGCAACAGATCGGGCGCAGCGTAACTCAACCAGCGAGTCTACGCAGAATGTAAGCGCTTCAACGCCATCCGAAACCTTCAGGAATGGCAGCTTCTTTTGGTTGAACTTCGAAACCAAAACGCTCGTAGCCGTGTTAATTCGGGTTAATACCGTTACGACTTCATTGGCGTTTCGGGCATTCTTTAGATCGATGATGTTTGGGTTATCATCGATGTATTTTGATTGTATTTGCAATGCACGTACACCCGAATAGGAGGATATACGATTAAATTATGGTCCAGAACGCAAAAAACCCGCCTCCCTATTAAGAGAAGCGGGTTTCCTGTATTGCGTTAAGCCTTATTGCCTATTAGGCGAATTTGGCTTTTGGTACTGCGCCACCAACTTTGGCTTTAGCCTTGGCGCCACCTTTGGCCGGGGCTTTCGCTTCGGCTGCGGGCTTTTTGGCGGCAGGTTTCTTAGCTGCTGGTTTTTTCTCGGCGGCTGGCTTTTTGGCCCCCGACGGTTTTTTGCTAGCTGGCTTTTCAGCTGCTGGCTTTTTCTCGGCGGCTGGCTTTTTGGCAGCAGGCTTTTTGGCAGCAGGCTTTTCAGCTGCTGGTTTTTTGCTGGCCGCTGGTTTCTTCGAAGCCGGTTTTTCAGCGGCTGGGGCAGCTACTTCCTTCGGCTTGTTCTTGCTACCAGCTGGGCGGCCCGGACCTTTTTTCACCGGAGCTTCAGCAGCTGGGGCTGCTGGAGTTTTCGGTTTGTTTTTCGAACCGACTGGGCGGCCCGGACCTTTTTTCACCGGAGCTTCAGCAGCTGGGGCTGCTGGAGTTTTCGGCTTGTTCTTGCTACCAGCTGGGCGGCCCGGACCTTTTTTCACCGGAGCTTCAGCGGCAGGTGCGGCAGCCGGGGCAGCGGCAGCAGCTGGTTTCTTAGCTGCTGGTTTTTTCGCGCCTGCTGGCTTTTTCTTGGCACCGCCACCGAAGTGTTTGTTGGCGATTGCGGCAACGCCATCGGCTTGCGCTTTCTTACCAACTTTGTCCACATCGACAACGCGTTTGTGTTTGGTGCTGATCGGCTTCGCTTGGAAGTTGCTGATCATGTTTTTCAGGGAGAATTTCCCTTTCGACTTGATCTTCTTCAGCGCGGCTTTGTGAGTCGAAGTCGCCTTCACGCGCTCGGCTGCGAGAGCTTTACGTGCGTCGGCGTAACGGGCTTTTTCCTTCTGGCGCAGTTGTGCACGCGCTTGAGGGGTTTTGCCCTTGGTTTTGATCGCTAGCAGAGCTTTCTTGTGCTGGCTGGCCAGCGAGTCGGCTTTGCGGCTGATTTGAGCGCGGATTTGACGCTGCGCGTTGTGAGCATCGCGGCGCTTACCAGCAGCATGCTGACCGGAGTCACGCAGTTTGCGGCGTTTGATCCACGCGGCTTTGATCTTTTTCGCTTCAGCTTCGGTTGCACCGTGGCGCATGGCCTTGGTGAAAACGTTCTGCGCATGCATTTTCAGCTTTTCAGCCGGGGTCATGGCCTTGTAACGGGCGCGGGCCTCACGGTTGATTTTGTGCTTGGTTTTCTTGCGGCGAGCTTTCGCCTTTTTGCGCTCGGTTTTAGCCGCTGCGCTGTTGTCCACTTGGACGGCTTTGTAGACCATCGCTAGATCCTCGAATAAGGTTGTGTTTAGTTGGCCTTAATCGCAGCGCCGCGATGACCAGTCAACTAAGAATAAATTAGTATTATTGGAAAATACTAAAATATCTTGGTCGGCCCGTCAGAACCCAAGGACGTTTTTGGCTTTATGCACTTCTTTTAATGCCAGTTTGATTTGCTTTTGCGTCAAACCTTCGGCACCGAGGAATGATTCCAAACCGAATTCAGGGTCAATATCCGCCCGGTCGATTTTAATGGTATCCGCGTCCTCAATTGCTTTATCCTTATGGCCGGTATAAACAATGCCGCCCGTAATATTCGGATATTGCAGCATAATATCTGCTGGCACCGGCACTTCTGGATCAACGTGCAGTTTATAGCGGATATTCGAATCGTGCTTGAGTTTCTTGAAATCGTTGAGGTCTGTAATGTGAATATTCAGCAGGGAAAAACTGGGTTTATTCTCAACGAATTTATGCTCTACTTCGATCTTGTCACCGATCAGTTTCACCCGCGCATGCACAAACCCTTTGGGCAGCGCTTCACCGAAGTTTTTCTGGAACGGGTTGCCACAATAAATGGCCCGTTTGGCTTTCATGTACTGGTATTGGTGGATGTGGCCGCTGATGGTGAAATCGTTTTTATGCGATTGCAATTCCTGTTTGGTTTTCAGGGTACGCCCGTTGTCACCAATGGCCCCTGTATATTCGACGTGTGCCACGTTGAGTGCACCGGTCTTTTTCGACAGGGTTTTGAGCGCAGGGAAAGGCAACAGGTTGACCGGCACACCGTTGATTTCGATGCGCTCGGGTTTCAGGATGATTTGCAGGTTTTTGAATGCTTTGGTCTTGGTCAAACGTCGCATGAAATTCATGGACATTTTATCAATGTGTTCGAAGTCGTGGTTGCCCGCCACGTAAATGAACGTAAGCAGCGAGTCATATTTGTGGAACAGGTTGAACAGGTTTTGGTAGGTATCAAATGGCAGGTTGGGCGTATCGGAAATGTCGCCCGGAATGATCATGTATTTGATGCCGTTACTCAACGCGTACTGAATGATCTTTTCGGCCTCGGCCAGAATGCGTTCATCGCCATCTTGGAAATGTTTGTTCAGGCCGGTGAGGTGCCAGTCCGAGGTGAAAACGGCTTCAAATTCTTTTGCCACAATAGGTTCCTAGCGAGTCCAATTGAGTTCGAGTTTATAACCCAGTTTTTCCGCAATGATGATCAGCACTTCGAGGTCGGCATTGACCAGCGATTCGTGTTCATCATCAGCGAAATCCGGGTGGAAATACGGCATGAGTTCCCGGCACAGAATGCCACCGATATTCAGGTAGGTTTTCTGCACGTAACGGCGTAGGCATTTGGCGCTGGTTTCTTTCTGGCCTTTGCACTGCGGGCGCGCCTGCCGGGACAATTCGTTGATTATGATGGCGTATAGTTCTGCCTTCATAGTGTTTACAGTTGTTGTCATGCTCGACATAACCCCTTTTCCAGTTTGCGCTCAACCTTCACTTGGAACGTGATGCTACGCTCTGCACGCGCAGGCAGCATGGAGAAAGCGAGGAAAACGTTACCGAGGTGTGCACGCCCAACCTTGTGGGCCTTACGGCGACCGCGCAGCCAGATGAATTTGATATCGCCGTCGTCTTTGTCCATCAGGCGCACCAGACAACGGTTTTTATCATCGTGAATTTCGTATTTGGTGCAGGCCTGAACGTTGACGTTTTTCAGTTCTTCCACCAGCCCTTGGTGCTGCATGTTGGCCACGAATGCTTGGCACTCGGCAACCATTTGTTGCGGCGACACTTTGAACAGGCTTTCGGTCAAAGATTCTTTGAGTTGCGCGCTGATTCTTTCTTGCAGCATGCGCACCGTTTGACGTACAACGATCCGATCAATTGGATGCATTTTGTGCGGCCTCCCGTGACATGCGGCGTTCTTTTGAGCGGCCCAGTTTCCACGCGGCTTCTACGATTGCTTGGTTGATATTGCCGGGAATTGGATCACGTGCAGTTCCCGCACCATAGCCCACGACGCCCCACATATCGTCATTGTTTTTGTGCTCTTTGCGGTAGGCCACAATCTGCTTGAACCCTTCCGCGAAATACACGTCAATTCGCAGGTACGTTTGCAGGGCCAAACAGTGGTCATTGTTGGTCAACGGTGCCCAGTCGATAGCCTCCATTTCTTCCTGCGTGCGATCAGCTGCAACACCGGCCAAACGTTCCATTTCTTTGTTGCCCATCATTTAATGTCCTTGAGGGTAAGCAACAGGCCAACCGGGGGATTGGCCGGGTCTTGAATATTGTTGATGAATGCAAAACGTTCCAGCGTCACAGCAGGCTGGAAACGGTCGAAGATTTCTTGCAGATTGTCACCGGGTGCCACGGTGTAAACCGCGAAGTCACGGGCGTTTACGCGTTCGAACCACATTTCCGTATAGATCCGCACGTGGTCGCTACAGGTTGCACAACGCGTAAAGAAAACGTCACGATCCAGTGGGTCCAATTGTGAGGAAATGCGCTCGATATCAGCTGCTGTTTTATGAATTTCTTCGATCAATGCATTCATGCAGATTCCTTAACGGAGACGGATCAACTGACCGGGGAAAATCAGGTCAGGGTTTTCCAGTTTGTTGATGCGTGCGAGTTCGCGCCAGCAAATGCCGAAAGTGGCGCCGATTTGGGACAACGTGTCGCCTGCAACCACACGGCAGTAACCGAGTATCAGACACTGGATCATACCGGAATAGTTGCGCACGTTGGTCAGCACTTCCTGCGGCAACGACAGGTCTTCCTTGTCGATCAGTTTCTGAATAGTTTCAGGCAGATTGTCTGCAATAAAATCGTCAGACAGTGCCTTGGGTTCGGCTGGTTTCCACAGCTTGCAGTATTTCAACACGTTCGGCACGTCGGCGGAATCAACAGGCAACACCACAAGGCAAGTTGGCTCGGCGTTGCAGATGGTGTTTTCGTGGCCCGCGTGATGAATCAGCGTTTCCTGAATTTTCAGGAATTCGCGTTGAGTTGCACGCACCACAACCTTGCGGAAAGATTCGTCAAACCATTTGAAATAATGGGCACGTTGGGCGCCGTCGAGGCAGGTGAACTTGTCGTGTGCAGTCAGCACCGAATGCGCGACCAGTGTAGGCACCATGTAATCGGGCGCGTCTTCACGTACAGCGATGTACATTTTCAACATTTTGGGAGTCCATGACAGAAAGAAACTTCGTGTTTTTTCGCGTAGACGTGGGCCAGCCGACGACTACGGAACCACAGTTGAATCATCGGGGCCTTGGTGAACGTGACGTATGCCCCTTTGCGCCCACTCTCGACCGTGTAACGCGGTGCCGTGTTGTGTTCCGTGATCAGCTGCGCCCAATCCTGCAAAAACTTCAGCATTTTCGAATCAGGATTTTCAATGGCTTCGCACGTCGATTCCATGGGCGCTGGGGAGTTTGCCCAATCCATGCGCTGGATCTTGAACGGTTGAAAACTCATACCGTGCGGCGCGTTTTCGAAATTGACCGTGAACTCTTCGGGCCGTTTGCCGTAATCGGAAAATCCATCTGCCACGAAAATCACGTGCGGATTCCTTCTTTCAACACCTGTTCGATGTTGAGGTCGGCGCACTTGAGCAATTCGATCAGATCGTCATAGTTGAAGCGGTCGATATGCCCGCTCAACAAATCCTGCAACCGGCCATTAGAAATCCAGAGCTTCTGACAGATTACTTCTGGATTCTGGCCCCAGCTTTTGATTTCACGAACAAGGCGGCGCATCAGGAAAGAGCGCAGACGCATTGCAGGAACTTCATCGGCAGGCAGCAAATGTTCCCAAACGCAATGGTTATTCATTTTTCAGGCTTCCTGTATACGTCGGTAATCAGGTCGGTGCGCGTAATGTGCGGAATGGCACCCGGCTTGATGGTTTCGCTCAAAATGAGATGCGTGTGTTCCGGCGTTTCTTCAACGACTATCGGATACGGACCTTCACCGAACACGCGCTGTTCCCCGGCAATCAACTCAGATGAAATTCCCAAACTTTCGTACATGCGCGCCTGAAGCTGTTGTGCCTCAGCTTCACCCCACGTAACCCAGCCACGTGTCGGACCCTTTTCGGCAGGGACCACAATGGCCCCAGTTTCGTCAGGTTCTGCCTGCGAAATATCCTGTTCAATGATCATCTGATTTTTCCTCGATTATTTCGCCGGTTTTTGCATCGCGTGGCACGTACCACTGGCGATCATTCGGCAATTCCCATCCGGCAGGCAGTGTGATATCGATTTTCAACATGTTGTTTTCGATATCTTCCGGGCTGTTGTTGGTTTCGTCGCAAATCACTTCCCAATCATGCGGCATGTTTGTTTCCTCGGCGTCGTGCGAGCATTTCGCGTGCGGTTTCCGGGTGCAGTTCGAAAATGTTCAGCGGCCTGCACCGTGTCAAATGGTGGGGTTTATATTTGGTTGGGAACCACTCACCTCGGTACATGGAAAATTCGAACACTACACGCCCACGGCGGCTGTAGAACATTTCGCTAATGCCTTTGGAAATAACGTGGGTTGCAGTGCGTGGGGATCGAGAAATGCCATTCATTGTTCGGCGGCCCCTCGGTTGATAGCGCGGATGTACCGCATTTCGTAGGCGCTGATTTTGAATTTGTGTGCCACTTCGTCTTCCTCTCCGTCCATTTGCAGGGCTTCGCGGTAGATGCCCACGGTTTCCGTGCTCAGCAATTCCACCAAACGTTCGGCCTGTTTGTCTGTGAGGTAAACGGTGCGGCGCAGCTTTTCAATTCGGTTATTCAGCTGCCGGTAAGTTTCTTTAGACGCCAGCCATTTGCAGGCCAATTGCCGGACCGGAAGCTGGTGTGTTTCCGATGGCATGGTGTAACACCACGTCATGAAGTTGGTGAAGAAAGTTTGTTGCGATGCAGCGTGTTTCTTCGCGTGCAACACCACATCGAATTTGCGGCGCTGGCCCGTCACTTCCTTGGCCGGTGGAATCCCCTTGAAGTCGATCAAGGTAAAGCCGTCAACGTGGAAGTCTTCAGCCTCTTTGAAATCAACCGGAATCAAATCGTGAGGTGCCAGTGAAATGGGATCGTCGCAGACGTAGCAAATGCAGCCCGCTTTGGCTGCGCGTTCCCGGTAGGTTTCGAAACTCACAACACTAACAAAGATCAGGTGTTTGCGTGCTTCGAAATCTGGACCGAGGATTGCGATTTGTGAGCGCTGCACCCCGGATTGGCGCAGGTGTACCAGAACTTTATCGGGTGATGTGTGTGCGAAACCGTAGGCGATCATTTGCCGGACTTTTCCTTCAGTTGTTTCTTGAGGCGGCCAGTCATACCGAGCGCGTCGGAATGGAATTTGATGGCTGCACGGTGGAACGTGTACAGGTTGGAAAATTTCAACAGGCGCAAATCATCTTTCATTTGATTCTCCCGGCCAGTGGCCCAGTAAAGGTGTGACCGGCGCAGGCGTCGATCATTTGTTGGAAATGGTCGTTGTTTTGCTCAATGTATTTTTCGAGCCGGGCCACGCCTTCCTGTACGCGTTGCTCACGTTTCGATTTCAGCTTTGGCTTTTTCATTCCATTCCTTGATCACGTCGAACTCGGCCTGTGCCCGCTTGTTTTTGGAGGCATTGGTGCGCACCAGCTGGCAATACTTGCAGGCCAGTGAAAATTGGGCGTCGAGAATAACTTCGGTCAGGAAGCGGCGCATGTCCTGCTGATACTCGGCATACACGAACGGAATGCGATACTCACCTGTAACGTTTAGCGTAGGCTCGCCGGGGATTTCCGCATAGGTTTTCACTACCCAAAACTGGTAGACGTTCGGGCTGCACGACCATTTGATGCGAGGGGTATAAATCGACGGAAATTGCACACGCTTTTTCATTGAACGTCACTCAGCTTTGCACCCGCTTTGCACAGGTGATAAGTGATGTTGGTGGTGTCTGCCAAATCCATCGCAAATATCACCGAGGCCTCCACCTTGTCTTCGTGCCAGAAGATGCCCAGCAAGCAAGGGAAAATGCTAGGCATTTCATCCGGGTTGTTGACGTAGGGTAGTGCCATGTAATCCACGTCGTCTTCGTTGTCGGTGTAGATGGCGTTCAGAAACTTTTCGATATCGTGAACGCCATTAACGATTTGTGCGTAGACGTTTTCAGACAGCATCGTATCGAACATTGGAAACACCCTTGAATTTTTCTACCGTGACGTAAGAGCATTCCGGGTGCAGGTGCTTGCCCTTCTGCGTGATGATGAACACGTGAGGGACCAGCTTGCGCAGGAACGGCACATAACGTTCTACGAAAAGGTTGGTAGTCGCTTGGTCCATGTGCGCATCTGGTTCGTCCAGAATTGCCAGATTAACCCGGCGATCATCTTTGGCCATGATTACGCAGGCGAGGAAGTGCAGTAGGCGGAAACTATCGGATTCAGCACCCGACAATTCGCGAACATCCGACACATTACCTTGGCCCCGGTCAACCATGATGTGCACGCCGTCGTCTTTGGCATTGACCGTAAACTTGAACGGCTCGGCAAAGATCAGCTGTGCGTATTTGTTGTAATTCTGCTGAAGGCCGTAGACAATTTCGTGCATGGCGTTCAGCTTCAGGCCCTTGTTGCTGTAGGCCTTGGACAGAATCTTAAACCGCTTCATTTTCTTGATCAGCGGCGCGAACTCTTCCACCTTCTGGCTCGCCTCTTCGCGCTGCTTTGACAGCAGTTTGAATTCAGCTTTCAGCGAGCTATAGCGCACGGTGATTTTCTGCGCTTTGGTGTATTTCTTTTCGACCTTTTCCAACTTGGCTTCGACTTCAGCCAGACGCTTGAGAATGTTGTCGTCTTCCGGTACTTCGTCGTACTCTTCCAGTCGCCCTTTGAGACGGGCCACTTCATCCAAAATTTCTTTTTGCTCTTCGATCTTTTCCATCGAAATCGTGCAGCGACGTGCTGGCGGTTTCGGTTTCTTCAGATCGTTAAGCTGGGCCATGATTTCTTCCCAGCGCCCGGCGTTCTTGATGTTTTCTTCCAGCTTATCAATTTCGCCGTTGATCACCTTGATCCGCTTGCGAGCCGCGTAGAAAGCGCGTTCGTCAAACTTCAGGGCTTTGATTGTTTCGGTGTTTTCTTGCTTGGTGATTCGAATTTCCAGCGCGTGGATCATCGAGTGCGCTTTGCCCTTGCGTTTCTTGGCTTGGGCAATGGTTTTTTCCAGATCCTTGACATTGATTGCCTGCATGCAGGTTGGGCAGTTGCCGCCGTCATGGTCATGCAGCAAGTCGGCAAGTTTCATCGTGGTTTTTGCCGTGGTGTACTCTTCTTTCAGAGCCTCCATCGGGTCCACGCCTTGCTTGTTGCACTTGCTCAGGAATTTACGCAGATCCGGGTCCACGTGATCATCAAGGTTTTCCAGTTCGCGCACAGCCGCGTCGTGCTTGTCGCGGACCTTTTCCAGCTTGCGGTCTTGCTCTTCGAGGTGCTTGAGTTCGGTGCGCAGTTTCTTCAGTTGGAATTCTGCTTTCTTGCCACCGCCCTCAACGCCGCCCAGTTCCGCCAGCTTGGCTTCCCATTTCTTGACCTTGCGTTGGTATTCCTCAAGGTCATCGTCGTATTTTTCTTGTTCCTGATGCAGCTTGTACTGGTCGCGCAGTTCGGCCTTGTCGTACTTGAGTTTCTTTTGCAGCTTTTTCAGCTTTTGCTTGGTGGTGCTGTAGAACTCGACCTGCTTGGCCAGACTCTTCAGTTCCTGCCGTTGCGACTGGAGTTTGGTAACTTTTTTGGACTGGGTTTTGACTACTTCTTTCGCCTCAGCCAGTTCCTTATCCAGCTTTTTGTTCCAGCCGTTTTTATTCAGCTGGTCATTGATGTTCATCAGCTGGTGCGTGAACGCGTCCGACTTGTTCTGCGCTACCTTGACCTCTTCGATACGCTTGTCGAAATAACGACGCAGCACGTCGAATTGATCAAGGCGCCAGACTTGGCTGATGTAGGACATGCGGGCGCGGGGCGTGCCGTACAAAAATTCGAGTTTCTTCTGCGATTGCAGGTGCACATACGAATACCATTCGTCTTGTGTCAGCGGCAGAATTTTCTCGATTTGAATACGGGCGTCACCTTGCCGCCCGAACTTCATGTCCTCTCCGTCACGCAGCACTTTGTAACCACCGGCCTGCTGGCGAATGGTCCACTTGTGCCCGAGGTTTTCCACGTCGATTTCGATGAACGAACCTTTCGAGTGGATGCGGTTTTTCTTTTTCGTATCTGCCATTGGCGTCTGCTCGAAAGCGACGTTAGGCAGCATGGAAAACATGAGGGATTTACCTGCGCCGTTGTTCTGCTCTTTCGAGATTCGCGAATCGCGGTTATGGCCGGTAACAGTGGTCAGGCCGCAATTGTTGGTGAAATCAAATTCGCCCATCTTGTACGAAACGATTCCGCCGAAACGGCTACAGGTAATGTTGATCATGGTTTTTCCAGATACTCTCGGATTTCTTTGAGTTGATTAGCTTGCGTGTACTGGTGTTCGAAGCGCAGGCGCTCTTCCATCATTTGCAGGGTCATTACCCATTGTGGATTTGGCGGGTCCATGCGGATGAAACCGGGTCCACGCGGACCGATATGACCGCGTGAACCTGTTGGACCATCAGGCAGGCGGCCCGAGCGGTATTCTTCAATCACTTCTGGTTTCTCCGGGTCTTCGGTGGTCGTGTCGTACAGGTCAGGATCGCAGATTTTGCAACCGCCGCCAAAATCGCAACCGCATTCGACGGTGCTCGAATCGATCAGATCATCCGGGGTGATTTTTGCGTTGGCTGTGATCAAAATGTCTTCACCGTAACCACTAACAATTTCTTCGCTACCGTAGTCGAGGCTTTTGCTCACGATTTCTTTGATCAAACGATCTTCGCTTTCCATGATTTGATCAAGCACTTCAGCCGCAACCTTTTCCAAATCGACGGGTTCGTCATTGGAGTGGTCACGACCACAACGGCACAATTTCGGTTCTGGTTCGTTGGTTTCTTCCGAAGCTTTATCGTCGGCACCAACCCACACATGCACCATGTCGGAATCAGGGATTTCCTGATACAGCGTCACGTCGGCGCCGAGTGCCTGTGCTTTCTCGAAGTTTTCGCGAGTCATTGCAACAATGCCGGTGCTCAGAACGCCGATTTCAGGTTGCGATTTGGCGGCCTGAATTTCTTCATCGTTCAGGCTGTGTGCATCGGCTGCTTCGTGTTCCAGTTCGTCTACAGGAATCCCCAACTCTTCAGCCACATCGGGACTCATGATAACCTCAGTCAGTGGAATGGCCGAAGTTTGTTTGATTGCGTCAGCCAAAACAAAACCGTCTTTGTCCGTGGCCGCGCCGCCCAAACTTTGCACGAAACGCTCGGCTGCTTTGCGCAGACGATCATGCGCCGTCTCTTCGGTGTTTACGGTTTCTTCAGGCTCGCCGGGGTCGCCCATTTTCAGGTTAACGGTGGCGTCCGGGTGCAGGATCAACCAGTCGTTTTCCTTGTCGTGTTTCGCGATGTTGGTAATCAGCAACGCTTCGATCACGGTATTGCGCTTGGATGGATCGAGTTTGAAGCGGTTGATAAATACGTCGGTCTTGACGCCGCCCATGAGGAAACGTTTGATGTTTTCCGGGTCGAGTTCTTCAATCTTTTTGAAGCCGGTGACTTGTGTGCCCATGGCAATCTGCCGTTTTTCTTTCCGGTTTGGATAGTACGGAATGTTGGCTTTGATCATGCTCGACGGGTTTTTGGTATCGTAACCCATGTCGTACAGGTAGCTAAGCACCTCAGCTGGCGGCAGGCGTACCATACGCACGATTTCGAACAGGTTGTACGGTGCGGGAATCAGACGGCAGTAATCGTCCAGAATTTTGAACGATTCTTTGGCCTCCACGATTCGCAGCACGATGAATTTGTGGGTTGGTGCGTAGTCATTGCGCGGGTCTACGAATTCTTCGCCGTCCCATGCAGTCATGGCGCCGGATGCAGCTACGTCTTCGAAAACGATATCGAACAATTCACGCAGCATCGCATGGTTATCGCTCAGCTTTGTGAAGCATTCTTCCGTGGTGAAGGCACCGTCGCATTTGAGGATTTCCGCACGCAATTCCTGTTCGGTCAGCGTGTGGAATTCTTCAGCAACTTTGGGTTCTGGTTCAGCTGGCGTATCACGGGCCACAATTTCTTTGGCAATTTTGGTCGCCACTTCAACCTTCAACGCCTCGGCCAGTGCATCAGAAGCTTTACGCTGGTACAACGTGCCGATTTTTACCACGGAACCTTCACCGGTCAGCAGGCGCAGCAGCTGGCCAACAGAGTGACCAGATTTCATGCCGAAATGCTTGGCGATTTCTGCCGCTGTGCGTTGTGCACCATCCGACAAAAAGGCCAGCACGTCACCGCGTGTAGCCCGTGATTCATCGACTTTGATTTGAGGTTTCTTTTCCGCACTTTCGACCGCTGCTTTAACCGGCGCAGGTTTGGTTCGCAACTGGTCTTCTGCACGATCTACCGCAGCAGCCTCACGGCGGCGCTCAGCTGCCTTTTCCACACGGTCGAGTTCTGCATCCGTATCGTCTTTTTTGAACGATTCGGAAATGGTCAACCGGTTGTCTTCACGATGCAAATACCCGAAACGCATCAGGCGCTCAAGGGCGCGAGTCATTTGGGTATGCTGGGTGCGCAGCTGGTCGCCGTAGTAGGTCAGCGTGCGCCCCGGTTCCTGCTGTACCGCGTAAACCAGATTTGCCTCAAGTGCGGAAAGATCCTTCATTTCTTTATTCGCTCTCTGCGATGAATTTCCC